CTAACTTTTCAGCATGGACAAATGCAACGGCTAGACGTATTGAAGGTCAAATGATAATAAACATAGCATAATAAAAAAAAAAAAATAAATATGATACAGATTCAATTAAAAGCAAAACATTATTACTACATCATTTATAATTTAAAAGATGCAACAATAAGACAATATTTTAGTCTTATACAAACAATCAAGACTCAATTATCTGGTAATACAGATTTTGAAGCTTTGTATACTGTTAGTGTTCCACATTACTTTGTAACACAAATATTTAAAGTTTTAACATATTTACCTGAAGGACAAGCCGCAACAATTAATGCTGAGATGATGGATATGTTAATGCCACAAGTTCAAGCGGGTGTAATCGCTGAGATGACAAATGGATTGGTAGCTGACGGTGAAGGGAATTTACCTGAAACCGCCTATTGGCAAAGATTAGCAGCTGATATAACCTACAACATAACCCAAAACGTTATTTTAAGAAATTCAGCGATTCAACAGGGTTATGAATTAATGAATCAGATTTAATAAATTTTTAGTATGGTTATTACAGAAAAAAATGTAATTAATAAGTTGTTGAAAGATGATGTCATTCAGCAATCATACATATATAGTTACAAATCTAAGAAATATTGGAAGATAACCAAACCAATTCATGTTATGTTATCAAATAAATCTATCATAACAATTCCAGAAGGTTTTTGTTATGATATGGCAACCGTACCAAAATGGTTATGGTCAATTGTCAGACCATTTAATGATGCATTATTTGGGACATTAATACATGATTATCTTTATATTCACCAAGAAACACACAATATGACAAGATATCAAGTTGACAGGGAGCTTTTATTTTGGTCTAATTTAACCAATAAAAGAAATAAGACTGACAATTACTTAAGGTATTTATTTGTTAGAATGTTTGGGTGGTTATGGTGGAAAAAAATAATATAGTTATGTGGATGGTCTTAATTTTTACAATTTTACTTGGGTTATACAACTCTTTTCTTATTTTAGATAAGAGGGTCAATAATCCAAAGTATAATAAGTATTGGCACACAACGGGTGCTGTAATATTTGTTTATGTTTCAATTTTGGTTTTTATTTATTTTGGTTTCTGGGCAGCAATATCTTCTTTAATGTTATTTTGGGTTGTTTTTGGTGGTGTTGTTCATGTTGTTGCCCTAAAAAAGCCATTTTTTTATGTTGGTATAACAGCTAAAACCGATATCTTATTTAGGAAGGTTTTTAAGAAAAATACTGAGTTTTGGTCTGGTGTAATTAAGTCAATTTTGCTCGCTTCTTCTTTGATTATGAGCCATAAGAGTCTTTTGGGGTAAATTTCAAATATTTATAAATCAAACATTTTTTTCGGTTTTTCTTGAATATTTATTATAAACAAGAATAATCCTAAAAAAACAAAAGAAAAAATATGGCAGACAAAGTATTCGTTAGTCCAGGTGTTTACACTTCAGAAAAAGACTTAACCTTCGTAACACGTCAAGTAGGTGTTACTACGTTGGGTTTGGTGGGTGAGACAACCAAAGGGCCAGCATTCCAACCAATTTTTATTAGCAACTATGGTGAGTTCCAGTCATTTTTTGGTGGATTAGACAACACCTTAGTAAATGGCTCTGATGGTAATGGTGCGCCATTATATGAATTACCATACATTGCTAAATCATATCTCTCACAGTCAAACCAATTGTTCGTTACAAGAATTTTAGGTTTCTCTGGATATTACGCAGGTCCAAGCTGGGGTATCAGTTTAGACGCAGCATTAGACCCAACCACAATTAGTGCAACTACAACATATGTTGACCCACTTGTAACATTTACCGCTACAACTGGTGGTACATTGGTTGCTGTTAGTTCTACTGACGCATTATTTAATTATCTATACACAACAAGTGCTATTACATTTGACTTCTTAGCGACAATGACTAGTGGTGAAACCTCAGTTGTTTCAAGCGAATATGTCAAGGTAGGTGATGCATTTACAGCCGCAACTGTCGGTCTTACATTATCAACAATTCTTTCTAGTACTGGTAGTACCTATACTGGTATAACATCTGGTTATACAATTCAGGATGTTGGTACTGGATATTCAGATATCGAAAATAAATTGGTGGCGCTTTTACGCTCAAGAGGTTCTATTGACGCTACAACTCAAGTACCGACATTCCAAGTTACTGGTAGTGTTATCTTTGACCCAAGTGTTACGGCGGCTGAAACAAATCCGTTAGGTACATTCTCATTAAGTGGTAATTCAACTACCTTGGGTGATTTCAATTATTCTTGTTCATTTGATAAAACACAAAAGAATTATTTACCAAGAGTTTTAGGTAGAACACCTCAAGACGGTAAAACTGCGATATATGTTGAGGAATTATTCGACAACATGTTTAACAGTGATTACCAAACTGAAAAGATAAGAGGTATTAACCTAACTCCAGTTGTATATCAAGATAGCTTTGAAGATTACCTTCAAGAGTATCAACCAGCTGTTACCCCTTACTTCGTATCTGAATTAAGAGGTAATAAGGTGTTAAGATTGTTCAGATTCTGGACTATTTCTGATGGTAATGCTGCAAACGAACAGTTTAAAGTTTCTATTGCTAATATTAAGCCAGATACTAAAGAATTTGACGTATATATTAGAGGATTCTACGATACTGATTCACAACCAAGCATACTTGAAGCATTCACTCGTTGTACAATGGACCCAACTTCTAACAACTTTATCGCTAGAAGAATTGGTACTCTTGATGGAACATACGCATCTAAATCAGCTTATATTTTAGTTGAATTGGATGATACTGTTGACACAAGCGACGCTTTCCCTGCTGGTTTCGTTGGTTTCCCTGTTAGGGATTACCAAATCAACAGTAATACAACTGTACAGACACCAAATATAATGTACAAACAAACATATGGTACATTTGAAAATAAACGTAAGTATTATCTAGGTCTTTCAAATACCATAGGTATTGATGCTGACTTCTTTGACTATAAGGGTGTTCCAATTGGACAAACTTATGACCATTGGACTGGATTAACAAAAGGTTTCCACATGGATATTAATGCTGCAACGGCAACTATTGACGGTGTAACATATTATATCAATGGTAACTCTGGTGCAACTTACAACCCTATTTTTGAATTTGAAACAGGTAACTGGACATTTACAACTGAAAGTGGTTTAGCTAACGGTCCATATGAAAAAGTATATGCTCGTAAGTTTACAAGTGCATTTTACGGTGGTTTTGATGGATGGGACGCATATAGAACTAGAAGAAGTAATTTAGATAGTTTTATTATCAATGGTACCAAAGGACAAGCTGGTTTATCTAGCGGTGTGTTTACCTCTAAAACACTTTCTAATGGTGACATGGGTATTACATCTGATTACTACGCATACCTTGAAGCTATTTGGACGTTTAAAAACCCTGAGGCTGTTAACATCAACGTGTTTGCAACACCAGGTATTGATACCTTTGATAACACGAATTTAGTTGAACAAACTATTGAAATGATTGAAGAGGATAGGGCTGACTCATTGTATATCGTTACAACTCCTGATACAGATTCTTCTGGTGGTGTGTTGACTGTTGGTGACGTTACCGATAGTTTATACGATATGTATGACTCTAACTACACCGCAACTTACTGGCCATGGATTCAAATCTTGGATGCTGAGAACAATGTTTATATCTATGTTCCACCTACAAGAGACGTAGTAAGAAACATTGCATTAACCGATAACATTGCATTCCCATGGTTTGCTGTTGCTGGTATCCAAAGAGGTGATGTTGACGCTATCAAAGCTCGTAAGAAGCTTACATTAGCTGAAAGAGACGTTCTTTATGAGAATAGGATTAACCCAATCGCAACCTTCACATCTGATGGTATTAAGATTTGGGGTAACAAGACTCTTCAAGTTAAAGATTCAGCTCTTAACAGAATCAACGTTAGAAGATTGCTTCTTCAAGCTAGAAAGCTTATCTCTGCTGTTGCTATCAGATTGTTGTTTGAACAAAACGATACAATCGTAAGAAACCAATTCTTAGCTCTTGTCAATCCAATTTTGGATAACATCAGAACAGAAAGAGGTCTTACAGACTTTAGAGTTGTGTTGAGCAATGACCCTGAAGATATCGATAGAAACCAATTAACTGGTAAGATATTCCTTAAGCCAACCAGAAGTCTTGAATTCATCGAAATTGAATTTAACATTATGAATACTGGTGCTTCATTCGACAATATCTAATCGACTAAAAAAATATAAGAAAACCTCTGAATTTCAGGGGTTTTCCTTTTTAATAAGATATTTATAAGAAAATCACAATATGCCTAAAATTATTTTAACAGAGGAACAACATGTTAAGGTTGTCAATCTCATTTTAAGTGAAATGGTACAGGAAGCCGAAGTACTTGATGAAGGTGCTTGGGAGAAGATAAAGTACGGTCTTTCAAAATTAGGACGCTATAAGGCTGGTGGTAAGATATTTGGTAAAGGAAAAATTGACCAAGAAGCGGCTCAAAGAATACAAGACATTATAAATAAAAAAGGTAATGAAGTTATTGCTAAACTTGATGCACAAATAAAAGAAACCAATCCTAAATTTCCAAACAACGAAAAAGAAGTCGAGTTCTTAAATACTGTTTTAGGTATTTCAGCTGTTTATGATTCAATTGTAGCATCAACACAAAAGAACCCTGATGAAGAAGGGTATTTACCAATTGATGCGGCTAATGGCGTTATTAACGACCTTAGAGAATACGTAAAGAAGTTCTTGGATGTTGATTTAACAGCGGTGTATTCTGTTGTTGATGAAATTGAAGGAAATGGACTTAATTTAAGTGAAGAAGATATTAATGAACTAAATGAATCTTGGACAATTGATGAATATGGTGAAGATAGTGGCGGTCAAGATATGACATGGGGAATGTATGGTAGAGATAATTCAAATTCAACATTAGGAACTGGTGCATCAATTGACCAAAGAATGATGTCAAGTTGGAACGTAGCTACTAATATTGTAGACGGTTTACCAGAAGAATATAATGAGAATGATGTTGAAATGGCCGTAACACTTTATATTAGTGATTCTGGTATAAGCCAAGAAGTGGCTAATAGTTACACAAAAAATGATGATTGGTGGGAAGATTTGTATTATAACATCAATGATATAAGAAGAAAAAAGGGTGCCGTAAATGAAGCTGGTTATGACTTTCAAACACAAGCTGACGGGAATCCAGAACACACCAATGTTCCACAATCCAAACTTGCTGGTTTGGCTAGAAAACATCTACAAAACAAAAGAGGGCAAGGAGACGATTTTGATAGTGAAAGGATGAAGACGCTTAAGTCTAATAAACTTCCGCTAACGCTAATGGGTATTGGTGCCTCTCTTGGTGCGTTTAGTTGGTTGGTGAATACGGATTGGTTTAAGCATTTATTTGATACACCGTTTAACTATACCGATACCGAGAATACAACCCAAATGATTCAACAACACACTCAAGTGTTTAATGATATTAAACCAGGTGAAGGTGTTTATAAATTGTTAGGTCGTGTCACAAATCATCAGTTAAATGCTAATTCATCTACTGGTGAATTTATCGATGCTCTTAAGCAAATTGGTGGTGGTGATGCTCACAAAGGTGTTGATTTATTATGCCAAGACGGTGGTGTTATGATGCACCCACATGAAGCTGCTAAAGGCTTGCATGAATTGGTTAATAATCCAACATCACATCAAAATATCAACTTTATGTTCCAAGGTGGAACACCATCATCTGGTACTGGTAAGCTTGTTCCAACAAATACAACCCTTTATGGTACGATTGCTGGTAAAAGTCTAGTTTCTATTTTGACTAAAACAATACCACAGGCAATCGCCAAAACCGTTGTAAAAACTGGCGTAAAAACTGGCGCTGGATACGCTACCGCAAAAGGATTTGGTGCTGTATTGGGACCAATTGGTGTTGGGCTTTTGGCCGCTGGTGCTTTGGTTAAGCTTATGAGAATAAAGGGCCAGAAACAATCTAGGGCTAAGACACTAAATGACTTGTATCAATCAATTAGAAACCTTGATGGGGGTGCTGGAATTATTGAACCACAAGGTGAAACGGTTAACCCATCATCAGCTGCAAGTGGGAATGTTCCACGTGGAAACACGGGCACAAGTGGTTCAGTATCAGGCAATGACTTATACAATTCACTTAGAAATCTCTTCCAATTTATCGTCAATAATAGAAATATGTTAGGTACTCGTTCAGCTGATAATGTTGGAACTGGTGCTGCAATGGATAATCAAAGAATGAAAGCTGGGGATACATACAACTATAATGGACAACCAGTTACAATTGTTAATCCAGATTTAGGCGACGGTAGAACCCAAGTTAGAGCACAAAATAAAGCTAAAAACGTATTTACCGTTCCAACTGATTCATTACAAAAGATGAATGAGACACAACTATTTGAAGGACAATACATTAAAGATAAAAGAATGATTCAATTCTTGAATAAGAATTTATCATATGATAAATTAAAATCATTTGAGGAATTAATGCGTCGTATTGAGGCTTTAAGAAACAGGATTAAAAATATGAAGTCTTCCGATAAAGTAATGGCGGGTCATTTAAAGAGTTTTAATTCTAATCCTATTATGGTGACAGATTTTAGTCAAATGTTTAATTTATCGGCAGATAACCCTAAAGCTGCGAATTCATTAAAAGCGTTTATTGATGACATTTTTGTTACGTTGTATTCTGGGAAGTATAAGTTTGCTAGCATGATTGATAAGATGGCAGGTCTTGGTGGTGGTAACATCAATAAGGTTGACGAGGGTGATGCATATGACATGTTAAACCCAAACAAAGCTTTCTTAAAAGATGCACAAGATAGGGGTAGATTTAAGGCTAACCTTTTAAAATTCTTATCTAATGCAATGAATCTTTTCCAATATTTAACCAAATTAAAAAAAGAGGGTAAGCTTACCACAGCAATGGGTTCACAAGGTGGACAGCAAGGGCCACAAACACAGAGTGGGCAACAACCATATGAACCTCAACCACAGGGTGGACAACCAAAAAAATATAAGGGTACCCAAATTAAGGGTAAGAATAAAACGGCTAGATATGATTATTTAGATACTTATATGAATAATAATGGTACAACTAGATTTGAATCAATTGAAAATGTTGAACAACAAATAGATGAGAGTGTGGAAAGAATCAAAAAAATTATGTTTGGTTAAGAATAAAACTTAAAAACCACATATTTATAATAAAATAAAAGACTAACTTAAAAACACAAAGATATGTCAGATTTACTAATGAAAATGCCGTTGCCTTACGAACCTAAAAGGAAAAATCGTTGGCTTATTACGTTCCCAGCTGATTTGGGTATTCAGCAATGGTGGTTAGAAAGTGCATCAAGACCTTCAATTACACAAAACGAAACTGAAATTCAGTTCTTAAATACGTCTACTTGGGTAATTGGTCGATTTACGTGGGAAAGTATTGATGTAACATTCCGTGACCCTATTGGTCCTTCAGCTACACAAGCTATTATGGAATGGGTACGTCTTCACTCAGAATCTATCACTGGCCGTCAAGGCTATGCCGTGGGTTATAAAAGACCTGTTGAGCTTGAAATGCTTGACCCGACTGGTGTTGTTGTTGAAAAATGGTTACTTGATGGTACCATGTTAACCAACGTTGGTTTTGGTGACTTAGCTATGGATGACGATGGTATTGCTCAAATCACAGCTACTCTTAGATTTGATAGAGCAATACTTTTGTTTTAGTATTTTGATTATCAATCATTTATGCAATTTATTAAAAATTGCTTTATCAAATACTTGACTTATTTAAATTCTTTTAGTATATTTGTACAAAATAACGAATATATTAAAAGAATTTTTATTTATGGTATGTAAAGAATGTAATCAGGAATTCCAATCATTGGATTCATTAAGAAGGCACAGGGTGCAAAAACATAAGATAAGTGCTGAACGAACATATATTGATTATGTTTTATATGGGTTCGAACCTAAGTGCAAATGTGGTTGTGGATTAAAGACCAATTTTTTGAGTATTGAAAAAGGATTCACAGAATATATTAGAGGTCACGCCGCTAGAATTAATAATAACTGGGGTCATAATAAAAAAGCATTGGATAAGTCACATGAGACACAAAAACGTATGCATGAAAACGGTGAATTGGTTATTTGGAATAAAGGGTTAACAATTGAAGATGAAAGGGTTAAAAATAATATAGTGAAAGTTATGTCTAATCCTAATAGAAGTAATAATATTTCAAAAAAATTACTAGGTGTATCTAAAAATGAAGAACATAAGAAAAAAATAAAAGAAAAGGCTAAAAAAAGATGGAAAAGTATTGAAGAAAGAGAAAAACAATCACATAGAAGAATGTTATATATTATTAAAAATGGGTTTCAAATTAAATCTAAATTAGAAAAACAATTTAAAAATATACTAATTAATGATTTGCAATTGGTTGAAGATAAAGATTTTTATCCACAATATTATGTGAGAGAAATTAAGGCTTTGTATGATTTTAAAATAAGTGGTAAAAATATAATGATTGAGGTGGATGGTGACTATTGGCATTGTAATCCGACCTCTAATTATAATATACCAATTTATGAGGCACAAATAAGTAATTTAAAAAAAGATAAAATAAAAGATGATTGGTGTCTAAAAAATAATATTAAACTTCTTCGTTTTTGGGAATCTGATATTAAAAATAATAAAGACGGTGTTATAAAACAATTAAAAGAAGAATTAGGCTTTGATTAGTTCACAAAAAAAATGTAGTTGCTTATATTTATATTCAGATAACGTTTTAAATAAATTAAAAAAAAATGGAAATTCACAAAAAAACAAGGGTCGTTTTGGATAAAAACGATATAGAAACAATCATAAAGGAATATTGTTTAAAAGAAGGGATTAATGTAAAAACAATCAAATTTTATGGTAGAAAGCATGATTGGGTAAATAGAGATGATTATAATGATGGTGACGGTTTTAGCATAAAAAATATCATATGTGAATAAAATATTATTACTAGATTCTTTACTTATACCTTAAAAGCCTTGCAATTTGCAGGGCTTTTTATTTACAAAAAAAATCTGTTTTGTATATTTATTACTATAAAGTTTTAAAATATGATGGTAACAGGTTATACGACAACAATCGATGCTTCCAAAGAAATGTATAAAAGAACCCAACGGCAAGCTAAATCTATTGGTAAAAAACTACCTAAAAAAATCAAAGACGTTTACGGAAAGGAATCAATTGTTAAAAATTCTAAAGACCCGTTTATGTATGAACCAAAAATGGCCAATCGTTGGTATTTAAAATTCCCTAAAAGGTTTAATATACCAGAATGGTTCGTAAAAGGATTAACTAGACCAACCTATCCATTCAATGTAGGTGGTAAAATAACCGTAATATTACGTGACGGAGTTGAACCATCTACAACAGAAAATTTAATGAAATTGATTGAAACACAAAAACCCTTCAAATTAAAAATTGAAGTGTTGGACCCATTGGCTGAAGTTATCGAAAAATGGACGTTAAAGGGGTGTGTGATTACAAATGTTGATTGGAGTCCGTTGGATTACGAAAGTAAAGATGTGTCTACGATTTATGTTCAAATATCATATAATGAAGTAAAATTTAAAAAGAAATAATATGCCTGAAAAAAGACCTAATGTGTTTCCAGCTAGTCAACCACAAGTTGAAGAAAGGGGACAAATAAGAACAGATAGATTGGCCGATTCGCCAGTACATAATGTATCTGTTGATAATGAATATGAAGCAAGAAAAATGCAAGCTGCTAGTGAAGTGTATAATGGAACTAAGGAAGCATTGTTGACACAAACACCTAATTCACCAATGGCTGATGCTGTTCAAGCAATGATGAAAAGAACTGAAGAACAATTAAAACTAAGAGATGCACGTATTGCTGAAATGCAACAAAAAACACAAGAATACGAAAAGCAATTTGAAGAAGCAAAACAAAGACCACAACAGTCATATAGATATGAACCTGAGCCAAGGGTATTGGCTGCTGAACCAAAACCTATTGTTAAAAGCATCAATGAAATAAATATGAACGATACAAATAATTACATTCAACAATTAAGTCAACCACAATTTAATGCTGCGTTTGATTTATTACCGCTACCTTCTGAAGGTAAGCTTTATGCATCTAAAAAACCTAATGTTAGAGTTGCATATATGACAACTGCTGATGAAAATATTCTTACATCACCAAATCTATTACAAAGTGGTCAATTCTTAGAGATTCTAATTAATAGAAAACTTTTGGAGACAAATTTGAGATATAGGGATTTGCATGTTGGTGATAGAAATGCTATTATGTTGTGGCTTAGGGCGACAGCATTTGGCGAAATGTATCCAGTTACCGTTTTTGATGAAGATGGAAATCCATTTGAAACGGAAATTGATTTATCTGCATTAAAAGTTAAAAACTTGGGTGTTGACCCAGATGCAGAAGGATTATTCACATTTACTCTTCCAGTATCAAAAGCCGAATTAAAGTTTAAATTGTTGACTGTTGGTGATGTTGAAGATATTGAACAGATGATTGATAATGATGTGAAGCAAGAGTTACCTGTTAATAGTGCTAATACATATAAATTACAAAGACAAATTGTTGAAGTAAATGGAGATAGAAATCCAGCATCAATAAATCAGTTTATTGATAATATGAGGATACGTGATGCAAAAGAGTTCAGAGAGTATATTGATAAAATTGAATCGGGTGTCGATTTAGAAGTAGAAATCAGGACTCCTAGAGGTGGGTCTATTAAAACCTTTCTTCCGCTTAGCCTCAAGTTTTTTTGGCCTGACATTACAATATAAGGCTAATTTATGGGAAGAGATTCATGTTTGTATGGTTCATTTAAAAATGGGTTATAGCGATGTTATGAACATGCCAACAAACGAAAGAAGATTTCATATTGGTTTATTGGTTAAAAATAAATCTGAAGAACGTGAAAGAATGCAACAAATACAAAAAACATCTGGTGGCTCAAATGGTAACAGAAAAAAAGTAATCAGTGGAGAAGCGTTAAAATCCCAAATAAAAAGTGGAAATCTACCCCTAATATAAAGCCCTTAAAAATGGGCTTTTTTCATTTTCGTATATTTATAAAAATAAAGAAAAGAAATGCCAATAGACCTTTCAAATTTAAGTCCTGAAGAAAGACGACAGTTTTTAGAGTTTTTAAATAGAGTCGGTGTCCAACTTGATGACATCAGGGATACCTATTCCCAATTTAGCAAGGAAGCACAAAAGCACCTAGAAGCTGTTAAAAAATCATACCAAGTCCAATCAGAAATGAAAAAGGGAATGGATGGTTTAATTAAAGGATTGAAGAAAATTAAGGATATCCAAAATGAGATTACGGCATTAAAAAAAGCTGCACTTAAAGCTGAGGGTGAGAATAAAGAAATTATCGAAGAAGAAATTAGGCAGCTATCTATACTTTTAAAATTTTATTCTGAACAATATAAGGCAGTTAATAAAACTGGTGTTGTTTTTAAAGAAATGGGGAAGGTTATTGCATCGTTCCCTAAATTAATGAAAGCTGGTTTTGGTCAACTAAAAGGTACTGGTATCTTTGAAATGGATAAAGCCATTAGGACTTCAGCTCTTAGTATGGGTCTTTTGGGTTCCAGAAGTGGTGAGTTCCGTGACAATATTACAAATGCTCAAGATGCTGCTATTGCATTAGGTACAACAATTCAAGATTTGGCTGAAATACAAGCAACGTATTCAGATGAATTAGGTAGGGCAGTTCTTTTAAGTGAAAAAGGATTAAACAATATTAGCGATATCGCTAAAGGTACTGGATTAGGTGCTGAAGCAGCGGCTAAGATGACTGCTGAATTTAATGCACAAGGTTTATCAACACAAAAAACAGCTGACTTAATTGAACAGACAATGAATGATGCTAGTTCAATGGGTCTAAATGCGTCAAAAGTAATCAAAAACATACAAAACAACATTAAGCTTCTTAATAGGTATAACTTTAAGGGTGGTGTTAAGGGGTTGGCTAAAATGGCTGAAACAGTAACCAAATTAGGTATTGATATGGAAACTGTTGCACCAATGGCTGATAAATTATTTAACATTGAAGGTGCTGTTGAAATGTCTGCTCAGCTTCAAGTTTTGGGTGGTAAATGGTCACAATTGGCTGACCCATTCAAATTGATGTATCAAGCTCGTAATGATATGGTGGGGTTGGTAAAATCGATTGGTGAAGCTGCGGCGCAATCTGCGTCCTTAGATGAGGACGGTAATATTAAGCTAGCAAGCGTAGAAATGGCCCGTTTAAGGCAAGTTGCTGAAGCGACTGGCATATCCTACGAACAATTAGCAGAGGCCGCTAAAAGGGCTGGAAAGGCTGCTAAAATAAAAGAAAAAATATCTATGACTGGCTTGAGTCCTGAGGAACAGGAATTTTTAGCCAACGTTTCAGAATTTGAAAATGGTAGAGCTTTTATTAAAATAGGTGCTGATACAAAATTCTTAGATGAAATTCATGGTAGTGCTAAAGCTTTGGTTGATGCTAAAATGCAAGAGCAAAAGACGCTAAAGGAAAGAGCTAAAGCTGCAATGACATTTGACGACCAAATTAAATCATTAACTGACCAATTTAAACAATTTCTTTTACCAATTGCAACAGAATTAGCAACAAATTTTGGTAATAGTCTTAAAGATTTTAGAGTTTGGATGCAAAAAGAAAAAATTGGTGAAAAGGTACGAGAGGCCGCTAAGGTGATTGGTAGTGTTATTGGTACATTTTTAGGTTTTGTTACAAAACATCCATTACTTACACTTGGTGTAGTTGGCGCTGCTAAACTTTTTGGTTTCCTTTGGGATAATGCTAGCTGGGTATTAAATGGCATAAACTTAGCTAAAGGTTTTCAAATTGGGATGGGTACAGGTGGCGCAGGTGCTGCTGGTGGTGCTGTTGGTGGTGCTGGAAGAGTATTTAGTAAATTAGGTACGTTTGGTGGTGGTGCCCTTGGTGGTGGTGTTGTTGGTGGACTTAATAGTATTAGCTCATTCTCTAGTGGTAATGTTGGTGAAGGTATTGGTAATATAGCTGGCGGTGCTCTTGGTGGTGCTTTGGGTTCGTTCTTCGGTCCAATTGGTACGATGCTTGGTGCACAATTAGGTTCAATGGCTGGTGGTTGGATTGGTGGGCAATTTGATAACAAAAAAGGTTCAGAGAGAACAAATATAAATGATGGTGTTATTTTTAACCCTAATGATAAATTCATGAAGGTTAATGATGGTACAATGATAGGTGGGCAATTTGATAACAAAAAAGGTTCAGAGAGAACAAATATAAATGATGGTGTTATTTTTAACCCTAATGATAAATTCATGAAGGTTAATGATGGTACAATGATAGCTGGAACAAATGAAAATGGAAACAAGTCATTAGCTAAAGCATTGATGACCACTATGGTTCCTTCATCACAACCATCTGCAATACCAGGTTCAATTAAATTAAGTGATTTGAATGTAACTGGTTCAATTGAATTGAGATTACAAGGAAATTCAGCTAATTTAATTGGAAAAGAGCTTTTAGGTGACCCAATTTTCATTAGAGAATTGTCAAATAAAGTCACTATGGCGATAAGAAATGCGACTTCTGGTACCCAAAATCAAAATCCAAAGTAAAAATTAGTACTTGACAATGTCAAGAAAATTTCGTAACTTTGTTTATGTATTACATAATAACATAAAAAAAATATATAGTTACATTACTACATACAATAAACCAAATTTACTACGTAATAGCCCATAGTGGGCTATTTTCATTTTAAAATAGCTTAAATTGAGGTTTATTTTCACAAATTTTCATCTATAATGGTATTTATATAGAAAATAAAGTATGCCATTATTGATTTAAGTTTCGTTTAACCCAACGATTATAATAACTGCATAATGGTTTTAAATTAGTATAATGATTTAACCTAATAATCTCTTCTTCTGTCATTCCAGAGCTAATTGGAACTATGTGGTCAATATCCCAAGTCTTATTTGGTTCAAATATACCATCTTTAGGGTTACCGTAATTATTCCATGACATCCATGACTCAAATTGAGATTCAATATGTTTTTTAAATTCATCATAGGAACAACCTAATATATTCTCAGTTTTGGTATTTTTATTAATTCTTTGTCTATAAATACTATTTCTTATTAAATTCCTAATATTGGTTGTTAATCTAAATTTTACATCATTTTTAGACCTATTTTTTACATATTCCTTATGTTTATTGGGATTGTTTTTTCTATACTGTTTTGCATATAATCTTAATTTTTCTTTTGCTTCATCACTTAATTTAAAGGTTTCTTTTTTTAATAAACGATATTGTTTATTTTGTTCTTTAATTTTATCTTTATTTTTTCGTTTATATTCAATATCATAAAGCCTTTTAAGTTCTTTTTTTTCTTCTTTAGTATGTATTTTTTTTCTACCCATATTAATAAATATATAAATAATGACTTTTTATTAAATTCACGTTAAAATAATTTTACAATGTCATATTTATTATTAAATTACAATCATGCCAATTTTTTATGATACAGGTGCCCCTACACCAGGTACTAAAAATTCCATAACACGTACTGCTACTGATTTTGGTATAAGAGATTTCTTATTACACAGAAATATTCAAAATCCAATTAGGTATCCACAACTATCAACATCAGTTAATGGTTCACCAAGAGGTGGTGAACCGTTCTTAGATACCATGGTTGGTAGTGGAGTTGTTATTCAACAAGTAAGTCTTGAGGTTGATGGATTGCTTAGATATGATAATGCTATTATCATGAATAGGTATAAGAATACTGACCCTTCAGCACCTTCATTATTTGATATTGAGAATATACCTGCGGTACCAATATTCCCAACACCACCAAATGGTACAACTGATTATAGTCAACAAGATATTACTCAATATGGTTTATTAGCAAAATCAAATTTTGGTCAATATAGAAAACTAAATACAATTAAGAATTTATATCTTGATGCACCTAAACAAATTGATATGGCTGACTTCATATCTCTTCAACCAGTTATGATTGGTCAGCAGATGGGTAGTTATTTAGATGAATACGGGGGATTGAATCTAGGTAGTAGAGAATTTACTCAAAGCGTAGATATATTGGGTAGCATTTTAAATGGTCAAGGTATTGGTATTAGTAATGGAGGTTTAGTTACCAATTTTGATATTAGAGCTTCATTGGCTGGACGTACATTAACTGCACTTGGTCTATTGAAAGATACCAAACTTGGTATTATTGGTGGTCAACAGTTAGCATTAGCGTTAGCTAATAACGCCGCATTTAATACTGAACAAGAAATATTAGGTTCATTAAATATAACCGATAATATACTTAGTCTTGTTAAGAATGGTGATTTAGCTGGGTTTAGACCAAATTATAGAATTACAATTGGTTCAACCACAGGTGGAAGAATATTAAATGTGGCTGAAAGAATATTAGGTTTTGAAATCCCAAGAAGTAGACTTCAAGCAGCTGGTTCAATTTTTCAATCAGAGAATGGTGCTATTGGTAATATTGAAAGAGCTAATAGTATGATATTAAATACTGGTAAAGGACAAGTAAAAGCTTTATTAGCAAACTTTACAGCAACATTAAATGGTACATCACCAGAAGGTTATGATAGCCCAAATGCACCATTTAGTTTTTTTAGAAGTGCATATGCACCAGGGTACAGAAACAACAGGGGACAAAAAATGATTAACCCTAAAGGTTATGTTTTTATGGATGCTGAAGGTAGTATTTTAAACTTTTTTGATACTGGAAGATTAGACCCAATCCCAGAAATTTCTTACAATCGTAATAAGATGATTGAAAAATACGGTTTTAAGGGAACAAACAATTCATACGGTGTAGGTGGTGAATCAAAAGCCCTTAGACCAGATTTTAGTTGGGTGGCTGACCCTTCAAATACAAGTCAAAATTTACCAATTAACTCAACATCAAATGGAACACAATTTGTTGGTGAAAAACATACACTATTATCTAAAACACAAAAATTATTTAATAGTGTTGGTATGAAAACTATATTGTCAACCAAAGGTGATATGACAATAGGTAGGCCAACACAAATTCAAAGTTCAGTTGTTAACGGTGGTATGTCAAGGGGTTCAGCAGTACTAACTAGTTTAAGTTTCAATCCAGATACAAGTGTTAAAACATCAACAACAGGTCAAACAGCAGATAATACATTTTGTAGGTCATGGACAACATATAACAGATACGCTTATGTTAAAAATCTTATTAGACAAAGAGGTTTAAATAAATCTGAATTTGAAGGTAGTGATATTCTCAGCGGAAACAGTAATGGTGGTTGGAGACTAAACTTAGAAGGTTCAGTTCTTGACGATAATGGTTTTGTTAAGATTGCGCCATATAAAGGTGATAATTTAACAAGAAGTGCAACCGTCCCTAAAAAGTATATGTTCTCAATAGAGAATTTAGCTTGGGCTGGTACACCAGCAGCAAATTTATTACCATGCGAACAAGGACCTGGTGATTTACTTACTGGTAAATTTGGTAAAATCATGTGGTTCCCACCATATAATCTTCAGTTTAGTGAAACTAGTAGTTTGAATATTGAATCAACCAATTTCATTGGTAGAGGTGAACCAATATATACATATAACAATACTGAAAGAACTGGAAATCTTTCATTTAGTATTATAGTTGACCACCCGTCAATAGTAAATTCATTTGGCGGTAGTGATGGTCCAAGTGATGAATTTATTCGTTCATGGTTTGCTGGTTGTGTTGATTTAGATTCTAAGTGGGCGAGAAAATTAACCGAAGAGCAAAGAACAAAACCAACAACACAACAATTTAAAAAATTAAAGAAGAAGACAATTGAACCAATTAAAGTACCAGATGAATTTAGAGTGTATTTTAAAAATGATAGGTCAGATATTGATACTGACTATGAAAGCGGTATAAGCTTCCATATCGACCCAGCAACATCAGCACGTATAGCTGGTATTGGTGATTATCAAGCGGACACAAGATATACCAGAGGAAATAGAAATTTGGTTTGGCCAGATAATACAGATTTTGGTTTAAATTCACAAAGAATTAAAATATTAAATAACGATTACTTGGGTTGGATATCACCAGGTTATTTAGAGGATTTAGCAACATTTATGAATGATACATGCCCAGAATGCGTTGCTATGATTGATGGACATGCCAGTGCTCAAGGTTATAATAAAACAAATCGAACATTATCAATTAATAGGGCAACGGCAGTTCAAGATTTATTGAAATCATACGGTATACCAGTAAAAAGATTAATAGTTAATACAGCGGCGTCTGGTGAAAAAAACAGCGGTGGTTACTCAACTGGTGTTACAGGTCAACCTACGCCAGTCGACCAATTAAATCCAAAAAAGGATAGATATGCAAGAGTTTATTTTATAAACAATGAAAAAGCTAAAGAGATTGATGATGAACCTGAAATTGTTGATGTCGAACAGCAAATAAGTTTAAATCAACAGGTTAAGAACAGATTCTATACTGAATGTGATTTCTTCGAAAAGATAAAACGAGACGACCCATTTGTCTATGAAACGTTTAAACAAAGGATAAGATATTTTCACCCAGCATTCCACTCTACCACACCTGAAGGGTTTAATTCTAGGTTGACATTTTTGTTACAATGTACAAGACAAGGAGCAACAATATCAGAAGCTGGACCTAAAAATTTAGCATTTGGTCCAGCACCAGTATGTATACTTAGAATCGGTGATTTTTATAATACAAAAATTATTATGGATAATGTTTCTATTGATTATGAACCTTTAGTTTGGGACCTTAATCCAGAGGGTGTTGGTGTACAACCAATGATTGCCAATGTAACAATATCATTTAAGTATATTGGTGGCTCAAGTTTATATGGACCAATCAATAAACTTCAAAATGCGTTATCATTTAACTATTTTGCAAATACACAGACTTTTGACCCAAGAGCTGATACAATAGCGCTTGAAACAAATAATAGTGGTAATGATAAGAGCAAACAAAAGAATGATGAACCAACATATAAATTAGTTACTGGTATTAACCCTGTAACAGATTCTCTTGGTGCTTTGACTAGAAATGAAGTTGATAAGAAATCAGCAGCTGCGGCATCTAACACGAATAAAAATGAAGTTGAGGCTAATAATAAGGTAATCACTAAACAAGAAACACCAGCAAATCCGTCAAATACATATGATGTTTCGATTAATGTTACAAGTAATCATTATGAAACACCTATTGAAGGGTTTAAATCGGTTGTCACATTAAAACTAAAACAAACTGGTACTGGATTGAAGAAGTATAATTTCAATTTAACAGTATTTGATAATACAAATAAAGAGTTTAATGTTGGTAGCGGCGAGTGGTTAGCAAATAGTGATGAGCAAACATTCACCTTTAATTTTGATAAAGATAGTACAACATTTAACTTTGGTAAGCTTACACCAGCATCAGCAAATAAATACAACTTTAAAGTGAATATATTAAACTTTAATGTTTATAATATAAAAGAATCGCTATAATATGCCTAGATATTTTGATAGATATAGTAATTTCAGATTTAACAGCAAAATGAAACCAGTTCCAGGTCTTAATATACCTGAACAAGGTAGTGATAAGTTAGTAATTTATAAGCTTGGTGAAACTAGGCTTGACAAATTAAGTAATTCATACTATAATTCACCATATTATGGGTGGCTAATTATGCTAGCCAATCCACAATTTGGTGGGTTAGAATTTATGATTCCAGACCAATCAACAATAAGGATACCATTTCCTTTTGAAAGCGCAATAAACAGATACACAGCAGCAGTAAATAGATACAACACATTATATGGGGGATAGTAACGGAAGGGTTAGAATAATAGACCCTAATGATTTTAGTGGTGAATATAAAAAGGGGGTTTTTGATGTAACCAACCTTAACATGTCGGTTCCAAATGAGGACCTATGTATTGTAGTAGAGTTAAAAACAAACTCTAAAAGTAGAACCATTTTAAATACTAAAGATAATAAAAACTCAATTATTGAAGTTGAGGGTCGGACAGTAAGGTTTATTGATGGTGCGACTGGAAAGACAACTGGCTATCAAAATTATTTAACAACACAATACACTGAGCTTGGTACGGAATTAAATGAACTTGATGAATCGTTAGGTATAACAAATATAGATATTGATTTTAACTCATCTTATGCACCATTAATTAACATTAATTTTATAGATGTTAAAGGCGGTGCGCTATTTCAATCGGGTGGACAATCAAAATACAATGTTTTATTTAAGTTTCCATATCCGTTATTTGAACTTAAGGTAAAGGGGTTTTATGGAAAACCAGTTACTTATTGCTTACACATGGTCAAGTGTAATATAAAATTTAATTCACAAACTGGTAATTTTGAAATTGCAGCACAATTCGTTGGGTATACATATGCAATGTTATCAGATATTCTTATTGGTTATTTAAAAGCAGCGGTAACCCTTGAAAAAGGAAAAACTATTTTAGCTAACAAAAAGATGGCTGATGGTAACGATATGATTTCAATAAATAGATTTATTGAAATAATGGGTAATATTGATGGATTAATCAACGGTCAACTAAAGGAAGATAATAAAAATACGAATAATTTGGCAATCATTAAAGAATTGAAATCAATGATTGAACAGATGAAACTTGGGTTAAAAGATACCCTTTCACAATTGCAGACATCTATTGCACCACCAAGTGATACATATCCATATATCACAATAATAAAAGACCCTTCTGACGGTGGTGATAAGGTAAACTTTTTAGATACAAAAAATTATAGGGAAATTATTCCGACGTTTAATAAAAAATATCTTGATTTTGTTAAATCTTTTAATGAAAAATCTGGAGATATTGAAGAACTCAAATTAAAAAACCAATCAAGCAACATTGATATCCTTGTTAATGTACAAAAAATGTTTAATGATGTAAATGATTTTAGGGACTATGTTAAAGAAAGATACGGTTATATTGTAGATGTTACTAATTCAACAACATTAAATCTTATAATCGATAGATTAAAGAGGGCCGCTGAGGACATACCAATAACTGATTCGTATATTAAATTTTACGATTTTACTGAAATTGGTGACGAATTGGATAATATGTTGAAAACATTGGAAAAGAAATATGACGATGTTTCAAAACTTGTTGCTGAGGACTTGGGAAAAACATTAAAATCAGAACTTGGTTTTGACCCAACTATTAGGAATACAATAATGCTTTTAACATCACATGTTGAAGTATTTTTGGATTTATTATTTGAAGTTTCATCAAAATACAATGACGATACAAGAGTTGCCGAATTCAAAATATTTGAAAATCAGTCAAAAAGTACCAATATTGATGTTAAATCTGATGTAATTAAATCAGGTACTATTTATCCGTGGCCAGAATATATTGAGAACGGCGTGGAAAAATATTTGGGGTCCAAAAAGGGTCCCCTTAAAAATCCGCTTAACGTTCCAGAAATTAGATTTGTTGAAGAGCTATATCAAGCAATGATAACAAACATTGAACAAGAAAAAAATCAAACTGCGGATGGGCCAATTGCATGGAATTCCTTTGCACCAATTGATTCAATTTTTTATAACGATAGGGAGATTAAAACACCATATGATAGATTAGATACATCAGCAAGACCAGATGATATTGTAAGATTAATGATGCTTAGAATGGTTGGTTTTATCGGTTTTGCTAATTCAACCTTAAGTCAAGAAGAAATCCAAGCGTTTGCTGAATCTGAAGCAAATTTAGTATTAAAAAAGTTTAATTCCCAACCAACACTATTACAAGCAATCAAACAGTATTCTTTGGATAAATTCACAAACATAACTGGTGTAATAAATGGTGAAACGAATAAAGTTTTAACATTATCCAATGGGGTTTATGAATATGGTTATGTATCTGATATTATACCAATAGGTTCAACAAATGTTTATAGATATAATCTACCTGTTGATAAGGGATTTAACAATGCATATTATACACTAAGTAATGATAATGCTGCAAGATATCTATTAACTAGCTACGCTTGTCAAACACCATTAAATGACACTAGAGTACCATATATAGAATTTGTTACTGCAACGACATATGATAATAAAGCTGTTACTTCACCGTCATTAAACACGCCAAGTGTTTTCGTACTTAGTGGTTTAAAAGCTAAAAGCTACACACCAGAAAATATTAAAAGCGCTGGCTTCTTAGCAAATAATGGAAGATATGGTGTACAAGAATATAAATTGATAAATTATGAAAATCAATATGGCGTAAGTAACCAGATGAATTTTTATACTTTATTTTACAATAGTACAGATAAGACTAATGGTGGTCTTTCTGAAAAACGAATTGGTAAAACAAATTTTGACTTAAAATCTACATTCCCAGTAACTGAGTCAAAAGAGAAATTAAATGAAGCAAAAAACGTAATGTTTGGTTACCATAAAGATATTGGAAATACAATTTTAAATCTTAGTAAAAACAGCTCTGAATTGTGTTATCCATTTTTTAATTTTGGTGTGGTTGATGGCCGTGTAAACATGATAAACTATTCTTTATTTACAAGTAGGTTTTACAATGCTCAAACAAACGAGGGAAGAGCCTTTTTATTTTTACATTCATTACCTTGGAGGGGATTAATAGATGTAACTGGCGAAGATAATATTGGAATTTTTAGACAACCAGAAATTCTAAATGTGTTTAAGTACAGAACTGGATTTATACAAGTACCTGAATTATTTCCAGCATTTATTGGTGGGTTACTATGGAGATACGAATCATCCACAGAACCACTTGTTTTCACGGATGATTTATTACCAATTAATGGTAATTATCCAAAGAAAGACGAATACTTGAAAACATATGCCAAAGAGGCTAAACAAGGTAAAGCATTTGGTATGTGTTTTTACGATGCAAAACTTTACCAAAAAATTGAAGACGAAATATTGGAATTACCAGATGTTGTTAAGAAGCAATTTAAAAACGAATTTGAAAATTTTGTAAATAATGAAAGTTATGCTAATTCGTATAAGAATATTGCTAAACTATTTGAAATTGTACCATCTTCTGGTCCAAGTGATGCAAATTGGGTAACAAATTTTCTAGCAGTAAATACAGCTGCGATAAATGCTACTAACAATATAATATCAATACAAACGTTAGCCAATAACTTTACACTACCAAACGGTGATACGTTTGATAAACGATACAACTTTTTTAACTTTGTATACTTAGAAGACCCAAGTGACAATAAATATGCATATAACTTTTATTCTGAATTTAAGGATGATTCGGCAGCATCAAACAAGTTAAAAGAATTGATGTTTAGTTATAAGTATATAGCAAATAACTCATGGTATATATGGAGTAGAGAAGACATAGAGTCTGACTGCTCACCAAAACCAAAGATAAAAGAAAGCACTGTAAATTTGTATATAAACAAGTTTTTAGGTGTAATAGGTCCTGCTGTTGAAGAAAAAGAAAAAGTATTCTTTAGTAATAATGATAATGAACAAGTTAAACTTGAGATTTATCGAACACTAAAAAAAATATACGATAAATGGATAGCTGATACAAGTAAGGGCGAAGCAGCAGCAACTGCCTCAAAGGACATCCTATTTCAATGTTGTAAGATAAAAAACACAAGTTCGCAAAGATTACCTACTGATGATAAATTACGTGAAAAGAGAAAAAGTACTGAACTCGGACTAATTGATAGTTTTAGATTTTTAACAAGGTCATATCAAGATATTGGTGATATTTTCCAAATCAATCCAGTTACAGTATCAAAAATCTTATTGGAGAGTAGCAACAACTCTTTTTATGACGTTGTTGGTAGAATACTTAACGATAATAAGTTTGAATTTATTGCGTTACCCAATTTTGTTGATTATAACAATGTTAATGAGTATCAAAACGTATTCAAACCATATCCATATTATGAACTAACTGAAGCAACAACTGGTCCGTCATTTGTATGTATGTATGTTGGACAGACATCAACAAAACTTGATTTTGGCCCAAATGCTGAGTATCCAGACGACGGTTTTAATTTCACGGATGAAAAAACATCAATTCCAGATGATTTTACAACTAGTGGCCAAACATATGAAGATAAAAGCGCTGCGTTTATTGTTAGATATGGTCAACAAAATCAAAATCTTTTTAAAGATGTCACCCTTGACCAAGCAGAATTTAACGAAACAGCCGAATCATTAAATATTACAGATGCAATAGCTAATCAATTTTCACAAGCTAGCCAAACATATGTTGGTCAGAACCTTTATAATATCTATTCAATTAGAAGTTATAAAGTTGAAGTAGAAATGATGGGTGATGCGATGATTCAACCAATGATGTATTTCCAATTGGATAATATACCTATGTTCCGTGGCGCTTATTTGATTACAAGAGTTAGACATAACATTAAGCCTAACTACATGTCAACATACTTTACAGGTACAAGAATCAACAGGAATCAAACGCCGCTTATCGACGTCTCAAGTTTGTTCTCTTCAATGTTAGAAGGGTATAGTCTACCTAGCGCAAAACCTAATTCAAACCTAAAATATTATTTACCAAATAATAATACTAATAATAAGATAGCGGTTAAAAATTATTTGAAAAATTTAGGTTTGAGTAAAGAAATAGCTGCTGGTATTATGGGTAATATTGAAATTGAATCAGAATTTGAATTAGGTGCATTGAATAAAGCAGATACAAATTCTGCACCATCACTTGGATTAATACAATGGAATAGAGTTTCATATCCAGATGTTTTTAGGTTGTATAATTCTAACCCAAGTAAATTTAAAACAGTTGATGAACAAATGAATTATTTGGTAAACATGAAAGCATATAAAACATTTATTGAAGAAACCAAAAAGGTACCAAATATTGATGAACAATATGCTGCGTTTTTATTTGCACATTTTGTTGAGGTTTGCTGTGGTTGTGCAAACACAAGAGGGTATAAAACATTAAAAGAAATATATGCTGGTCCATACACAAATGGTTGGCGATGCCCTCAAAATGACCCAAAAGCCCCGATTTTTCGCCCATATAAAAGAAGTAGTGCTGCATCTGAATTTTTAAAGAAATTTAATGATAGTAAAGACCAATTATATTGGAATTAATTGCATTTTTGAAGATAAATTAGTATATTTGCCTTGATGATACTTGGCAACATTGTTTCAACAACCAAAATTAATGTTTCAGATGACTTTAATGTAGTGAAGTCCATGGATGAAATTATCCATGGGCTTCCCACATTAATCATTGGATTCGATATTGCGGTTAAAAGTTACCCAAACTTAGACGTAATATCAAGAAAAGCTGATGAAAACGTATATTGGACCTTTAAAAGGACTGAAAAACGTGACATTTTTGAGGAAGATATGTATAATTTTACTCATTTATGTTATTATTCGTTAGTTTCAGATATTGCATATTATTTTATTGACCCACTTTCTCTTTCTAAGAGGTCAATTAAGAAAATAATCAGAAAAATCAAGTTATTTAACAACCCAATCATATATCGAAACGATGATATGGTCTACATTTATGGTGAAAAATTAATTTTTGGGTTAGATTTAAGCTTACTTGAATTTGTTGGTCTTAAAAAAGAAAGGGTTTTATCCAAATTATCCAAAATTAACCAGGTTCTTTTGGGTGATAATCAAATATTTATTGAATATAAAAAAAGAGTAGAAAATCTTGACAATCAAGTCAAATTTATACCATATTTGTATTCGATAGACCATGGATAAGACAATTTTATTAGCATCATTTGTACATACTGACAAGATAGATGCATTTATAGAGTATTTAGGTACTCAATTTAGTATTGAAAAGACCAAAATTTTTGGGTATTCACTTCCTTCCGACGATTCTAAAGTCGTCATTACATTTAAACTCATTCTTAAAGACGGAAAACAAATTAATCTGAAAGATTACTTTCAGAATGCCGTTATGATACATAAGCGTGGTGAAGCGTTGTATACAATCAACGCCTTAAATGAATTAATTAAAACAAATCTTGGTGGTGACATTGGTAATGTTGATATTAAAAGCGTTAAAGTTGAGTGGTCAGAATATCAGCAAAAGCTTATTTTGGTTGATAATGGGAAATTGACCCTTTTCGATATAAAACGGATTTTTTAGTCAAATGTAGATATTTATAGGTATCTAAATATATTTTTTATGAATAACGAAAAGAATGAAAAAGACCTTAAATCAGCTTTAGATAGCTTCTTGGGTCAAGAACAACAACCACAGCAAGAAAATGAAGAAATGGATTGTAGCTCAGGTGTATGCGTTATAAAAAACGATAAAAGTATTATCGAAAGAGTAAATAAGAAAATAATCGTCGAAGACGGTAGACAATTATTAATTTAATATGGCAAAAAAGAAATTTAATCCAGAACTTTTAAAAGAAGAAATCAAAAGGTTCAAGATGATATCTGAGTATAGTTTTTACCGAGAAGATACTGAACCAGAAGAGGACAATCTTATTTTAGGTACAGATTTAGAAGAAGTTGACGAGGACCCTGCTGATGACTCAAAAACAGCGGCTAATACTGGTGGTGGCGCAGCTCCAGATGCTGCAACACAACAAGCGCCAGCTAATAACCAAAACCCACCAGCACAACCAGCGCCAGCTGCTAATAATCAAACCCCTCCAGCTCAAGGGGCCGATGCAGCACCAGAAGATGATAATTTATTTGGCGGTGATGACATGGGTGCTGAAATGCCAGCCGATGATATGGGTGGTGAGATGCCAGCTGAAGACGAAGTAGAAGTTGACGTAACACAATTGGTTCAAGCTAGTGACGAAGCAAAAGAATCGGCTCAGATGGCAAATCAAAAAACTGACCAAATCTTGGCTAAGTTTAGCGAGTTAGAGCAGAGAATTTCAAGCATGGGTGCGATATCAGATAAAATCGAATCATTAGAAAAAGAAATAATTAAAAGAAACCCAACCCCAGTAGAAAAACTTGAAATGAGGGCTATGGATTCTTTTCCGTATAATATAAAATTATCAGATTATTTCAAAGATATTGATGGTTATGAAACTGAACAAAAACCAAAAGAATATGTCCTTACAAAGGATGATGTTGATTCCTACACGGATACGTCAGTAAAGGACAGTTTTAATATACCAGATTACGAAGAAGAAGACATCTAAAAATACCAGGGACGCAGCTAGCGTCCCTTTTTTTATTTCAAAAATTTTATTGCTTTCATTTGCATTTACCTACTTTTTTTGGTATATTTGTATAACTATGAACGAACCGCTATCCGAAAAAAAATATCCATTTGGTACTTGACTTAGCTGCGTTTTTTTAGTATATTTATAAAATCCGAGTAAAATAACAATCTACATATTTAAACAAACATTTATTAATTATGAGTAACACAAACATCCTAGCAGCAATGCTAAAACAGTATGAGAACAACACAACATCTTATACTAAAACTGAAAAAACCTATGATTTAAAGAACTATTTCACTACGTTCTTAAAAGAAAAAGAAAAGTCTGCAACAAGACGCATTAGAATTCTCCCAACTAAAGACGGCTCTTCCCCATTTGTTGAAATTCACGGTCACAAATACCAAGTTGAAGGTGAATGGAAAACTTTCGTTTGCTTAAAGCACGAAAAGAACGAAGATTGCCCTTTCTGCGAAGCACGTGAGGCACTTATTGCTACGGGTAAAGAATCTGACAAAGAATTGGCAAAGAAGTACAGCGCAAAGAAAATGTACGTTGTAAAAGTTATTGATAGAGATAACGAGGCTGATGGCCCTAAATTCTGGCGTTTTAATCACGACTACCGTAAGACAGGTACACTAGATAAAATTTACGGTGTATTGCAAGCGGTAAATAAAGACATCACAGATGCTGAAACTGGCCGTGACCTTTTGGTTATGATTGCAAGAGACCAAAACAATCGTCCTGTTGTTCAAAGTATTTCACATGTTGACCCAAGCCCATTGAGCGAAGATGCTGATTTGGCAAAAGAATGGTTATCAGATGAAAGAACATGGCAAGATGTTTACAGTATTAAACCATACGACTACCTTGAAATTGTAGTTAAGGGTGGTGTTCCAACATGGGACAAAGAAGCAAAGAAGTGGATTGATAAAGCTTCTTTAACTGAAAACGAAGAAAGCGATAACTTAGACGAAGAGTTAACACTTGGCGTACAAAACGTAAAGGCGGGTGTTACAGCATCTAATGCCGCACCTCAGACAGCACCAGTTGCTGCTGATGATGATGCGGAAGATGACCTTCCATTCTAATAAGCCCTTATAGATATGGGCAGTGCAAGCTGCCCATATTCTATTATACCTAATAACATCCTATGTTAAAGGAATTTTATGCCTACAAAACCAAAAAAAATTTTAGAGAAGAAGACATTTGATATACAAAAATATAAAGAATCAAAGGGCCTTACAAGAAAAATTAAGAATAAAGAATTATCTTGGATACCGCTTTCAGAAGCATTCCAAGAAGCGTTAGGAATACCAGGTGTTCCACGTGGATATACATCCCTCACAAGAGGGTATTCAAATACAGGTAAATCAACTGGTATATATGAAGCCATTGTTGGTGCACAAAAGATTGGAGACTTACCAGTAATTTTTGATACCGAAAACAACTTCCAATGGGAACATGCTAGAAACATTGGAATGCAATTTAATGAAGTTGTTGATAAAGAAACTGGCGAAATTAGTTACGAAGGTGACTTTATTTATGTTAGCAACAGAATGTTGTTAGATATGTATAGTCATTGGGATTATGATGAAGCAAAATCAAAGTCCGAGCCAGTTAGAAATCAACCTGTAATTGAAGATATAGCACGTTTTATGGATGAAATTATGGATGACCAAGAAGCTGGTAATCTTGACCGTAGTGTTGCGTTCTTCTGGGATTCAATCGGTTCATTAGATTGTTTCAGAAGTGTTAAGTCTAAGAGCAAGAATAATATGTGGAACGCTGGCGCATTAGAGTCTAGTTTCAAATCAATTCTTAATTTTAGAATACCAGACACACAAAGAGAAGATTGCCCATATACAAACACATTCTTTGCTGTTCAAAAAATCTGGTTTGACAACATGAACGTTGTAATCAAACACAAGGGTGGTGAAGCCTTTTTCTTTGGGGCTAGAATAATCTTACACTTTGGTGGTATTTTAACACATGGTACTAAAAAGATGAACGCCGAAGTAACCGATAAAGGTGTTAAGTACAAGTATCAATTTGGTGTAGCAGCTGATGTTAGATGCGAAAAGAACCAAGTTACTGGTATTGAGCAGATGGGTAAGATTATGTCAACCTCACATGGTTATTGGAACCCAGACAAGATTGATGAGTATAAGAAAAAATACAAACCATATATTCTCGAACAATTGACAAAAACGTACACAAATATTGATTTTGATAATGATGCTGACATTAATGTTACGACAGAAGAAGTTACGTCATTATCAGTAGAGGACAGCATGTCGTAAACAATTGTTTTTAACGTTTTTAAATGAATAACATTGAACAAAAGACCGCCAAAAACTGGTGAACGAAAACAAATTATAAATACACTCTTGGTCGACGGGAATGCCTTATTTAAAATAGGGTTTTTCGGGGCCAAGGGTGAATATAATCACCGAGGTGAACATATCGGTGGTGTGTATCAATTTCTTACCGTATTAAGAAAACTTTTAAATGAAAACCTTTATCATAGGGTTTATGTTTTTTGGGATGGTAAGTTTAGCGGAAAACTGCGATATCAAATATACAAAGACTACAAAAGCGGACGTGGTAAAGACTATGAGAACGGTACGCAACCAGTAGAACCTTCTGAGATTCTTCAGAAGAAAATGATTTGGAATTATCTAGAAGAGCTATTCATCCGACAACTTCAACATGAGGTTGTTGAAAGTGATGATTTCATTGCTTATTATTGCTTAAATAAGAAGGAAAATGAACAAATAACAATTTGTACAACTGACAGAGATATGTGTCAATTAATCTCTGAAGGTATTCGCATATACTTTTGTGACTTAAAAACATACGTCGATACTGAAAATTATACTAACTACTTCCAGCACCATTATAGCAACGCTGGACTAATAAAAATCATCACTGGTGATAATTCAGACTCAATAAAAGGAGTTAAGGGTGTAAAAGAAACGACACTAATTGGTTTATTTCCAGAATTAAAAGAAAGGAGGGTAACACTAAACGAGCTTATTGAAAAAGCCAAAGAACTACAAAAACAAAGAATTGAACAAAAGAAAGCTCCATTAAAAACTCTGCAAAACATAATTGACAGTGTTACAGATGGTATACAAGGCGAAAAACTTTATGAAATCAACACAGCATTGGTTGATTTAAAAAATCCGTTGATGACGGAAAGCGCTATCGAAGATTTAGATACACTAATTTATGGCCGATTTGACCCAGCCAATCGTGGAATTAAAAACGTTCTCTCATTAATGAAAATTGACGGCCTTGAGAGAAGTATTGGCAAAGAAAGGTCCACAGAGTACCTGATTCCGTTCAAAAGATTAATAGAACGTGAACAAAACACTGAAAAAACCAACCTATATGAACAAGAAAATTGAAGAACAAAGATTTGAATTTGTACTATACATTAACGGACACATTATTTGTCAAAGATATTTCAGCATCAAAGACTACAACGAAAAATCTTTAAATTCATTGGACTTAAAACAGTTAATGGATAATCTAGTTGGGATGAATAATGGCCAATTTGGCAGCATGGGTATGATACCAGCGCACCTTAAGGCTAAAGCAGTAGATTATCTGTGGAAGAATTATAACCCTTATTACCCAAAAAATGATGCTACGGTTAAAAACAACTTTGAAAAAGAAGACATGTTTGATTTTGAAATTAAAGTTGACAAAATGACAGTAGCACAAAGTACGTTTTCAGGTAATTTCTTTCCACCACAAGTCAGATATCAAGTAGATATCAAAGAAATAATACCTTCTATAATATCCGAAATAAAGAACGTATTAAGCCAAAAAAAATATACAACAAAATATGTTGATGTGGCTCTTTAAGGATATTTATTAGAATCAGAGTTAAAAAAAAAGAATTTAATGTCATCTAAAATCAACAGAGATAATTTTGGTTATCTAGGCGGGGATTTTCAGCTTAGATTAGTAGCACAACTACTTGTTGACAACCGCTTTGCGGAGTCAATTGTAGATATAATAGACCCTAACTATTTTGAGGACCAAGCACTTAAGCTAATGGTCTCAACTATTAAGGAAGCATACCAAGAACACAATGTAATCCCAGATATGGGAAGCTTGGAGTTCAGGATGTTAGATGGGGTGAAGGATGACTTTGATAAACGATATACGTTAGCACAGTTAAAACTTATTAAGGAAGCAAACCTTAATGATAGCCTTTCAGTACAAGAAAAGGCGCTACGTTTTTGTAAACAACAAGAACTCAAGAAGTCGATTAAAGAAATTCAAACCATCATTGATAGAGGTGATATCGATAGATATGATGAGTGTGAAGTTATCCTTAAAAAGGCTCTTGAACATGGCGAATACAAAGATAACGGTGTTAATGTATTGGATAACATTGATGCCGTCCTTGCAGACGATTTCAGAAAACCAATTCCAACAGGAATCAAGGGTTTGGATGAAATCATGGATGGCGGGTTATCCAAAAGTGAACTGGCCATTATATTGGCACCATTCGGCGTTGGTAAAACAACAATGATAACAAAAATTGCAAACACTGCTGTAAATCTAGGGTATAACGTACTTCAAATCTTCTTCGAAGACAACGTAAAAGTTATCCAAAGAAAACACTTGGCTTGTTGGTCTGGTTATGACCTAAATAGCTTATCCTTACATAAGGACGAATTAAAGGAACTTGTTGAAACAAAGAAAAATGGAAAGGGACAACTTAAATTAAAGAAGTTTCCTAGTGATGGTACAACTATTCCTATGATTAAGCAGTACATAAGAAAGTTGATTGCACAGGGTTTTAGACCAGACGTCGTTTTGCTTGATTACATTGATTGCGTACAACCATCTAAGAAATTTGATGACGTTTACGCTGGTGAAGGAAATGTAATGAGACAATATGAAACCCTATTGGCTGAATTTGACATCGCTGGCTGGACTGCTGTTCAAGGTAACAGAAGTTCAATCAAAGCTGAGGTTGTAGAATCAGACCAAATGGGTGGGTCTATTAAAAAGGGACAGATTGGACACTTCGTTGTATCAATTGCGAAATCTCTCGACCAAAAAGAAAACGGAACAGCCAATATGGCGATTCTTAAATCAAGATTTGGTAAAGATGGTATCGTATTGCAAGATATTAGATTTGACAACGCAAGAATTCAAATTGATATGTCCGAAAATATAGTAGCAAGAACCCAGAGTGAATACAAGAAAGACAAAGAAAGGGATGATGTTAAACGAGTAGCCCATGTGTTAACATCTATCCAACAAAGAAAAAGGGTGTTAGACACTGGTAACGAAAATGAACCAGATGTTGTAAATGATTAATAACTAAAACAAAAAAAGAATAATAAAAATGGATTTATCTACTAAAATTTTATCGGACATTACCGTGCATATGAAATATGCGAAGTATATACCCGAATTAAAACGAAGAGAAACATGGGAAGAGCTGGTAACAAGAAATAAAGTAATGCACCAGAAGAAATACCCGCATATTGCTGATGAAATAGAAGAGGCTTATAAATATGTATACGATAAAAAAGTATTGCCCTCAATGAGGTCATTACAATTTGGTGGAAAACCTATCGAAATATCACCTAATAGAATCTACAACTGTGCTTACTTACCAATTGATGATTGGAGAGCATTTAGTGAGGTTATGTTTCTCCTTTTGGGTGGAACTGGTGTAGGGTTTTCAGTACAAAAACATCATGTTGAAGAGTTACCAGAAATTCGAAAACCAAACCCAACAAGAAGCAGACGTTATTTAATTGGTGACTCAATTGAGGGGTGGGCTGACGCAATTAAAACCTTAATGAGGTCATATTTTGAGGGTATGTCAACACCAGAATTTGACTATTCAGATATTAGACCAAAAGGTGCATTGTTGGTAACTAGTGGTGGTAAAGCACCAGGTCCACAACCTCTTAAAGATTGCATCCACAACATTAAGAAAATATTGGATGCTAAAGAAGATGGCACAAAACTTGAGCCAATTGAATGTCACGATATAATTTGCTTTATTGCTGATGCTGTGTTGACTGGTGGTATACGTAGAGCTGCATTGATTTCTCTTTTTTCATTAGATGATGAGGAAATGCTTAGCGCTAAAACTGGTGCTTGGTGGGAACTAAATCCACAAAGAGGTAGAGCAAACAATTCGGCTGTAATTCTCAGACATAAAATTACTGAAGATAAATTTTTCCAGCTTTGGAAAAAAATTGAAGATAGTAATGCTGGTGAACCAGGTGTTTATTTTTCAAACGACAAAGATTGGGGTACCAATCCATGTTGTGAGATTGGATTAAGACCTTACCAATTCTGTAATCTTTGTGAGGTAAATGTTAGCGATATTGAATCACAAGAAGACCTTGAAGCTAGAACAAAAGCGGCTACATTAATAGGAACATTACAAGCTGGTTATACCAACTTCCATTATCTTCGTGATGTTTGGAAGCGTACAACCGAAAAAGACGCACTTATCGGTGTTGGTATGACAGGTATTGGTTCAGGTGAAATTCTTAAATATAATCTTGAATCAGCGGCCAAGGTTGTTAAAGATGAAAATGCTAGGGTTGCAAAACTTATTGGTATTAATAAAGCAGCTAGATGCACAACGGTTAAACCTTCAGGTACCAGCTCATTGGTATTGGGGACAGCATCTGGTATTCACGCTTGGCATAATGATTACTATATTCGTCGTATTCGTGTCGGAAAGAATGAGTCAATTTATACATATCTTTCAATTTATCACCCAGAACTTATCGAGGACGAATATTTCAGACCAAAAGACCAAGCGGTTATTTCATTACCTGTTAAAGCCCCAGAAGGTTCAATCTTTAGATTTGAATCTCCAATGAATTTATTGGAAAGAGTTGGTAAATTTAATAAAGAATGGGTTAGAGGTGGCCACAGAGATGGTCAAAATACACACAACGTTTCAGTTACCGTTTCCATCAAGAAAGAGGCTGAAAAGATATCTAAATTGGATGAAAACGGTGCAATTGTCTTCGACTCATACAATAATCCAGTAATGGAAGAAAGAAGAGATGAAGATGGTAACGTTATTTACAAGATAAATGAATGGCCAATGGTTGGAAAATGGATGTGGGATAATAGAGAGAAGTTTAATGGTATTTCAGTATTACCATATGACGGTGGGTCTTATATCCAAGCCCCCTTTACCGATTGTACGAAAAAAACTTATGAAGAAATGATGGAAACAATTAGTGATATTGACTTAACGAAAGTTATAGAAATGACTGATATGACTAATTTAACTGGTGAGTTAGCATGTAGTGGGGGTGCGTGTTTAGTGGATATTGATACGGGTCAATTAGAAAAAATAAAATAATTAAAAGTGGAGAATTTCTCCACTTTTTTATTTTTTAGTTATTTCACAATATTTATAGTTATAAGTTAATATAAGATGCGAAGTTATGAAAAAGTTAGATTTAGTAGGTAAAAAATTTGGATATCTAATGGTAATAGAAGAAGCCGATGTAACGCCAGCTGGTCATTTAAAGTTTAAATGTAAATGCGATTGTGGTAATATTGCGGTTAGAACTGGAACTTCAATTATTAGGAGTAAATTTTCTAGTTGTGGTTGTTATAAACCACCATCTGGCTCAAATTCCCCACATTGGCAAGGTGTTGGCGAAATAAGTGCTGGTTGGTTTCATAATAAAATAATTAGAGCTGCAAATGGTTCTAAAGGTAATCGAAAAATAAAGGAGGTTGATGTTGATATTGAATATATGTGGGAATTATTTTTAAAACAAAATAAACGTTGTGCTTTAAGTGGTTTAGAATTAACATTCCCAAAAAATGGTACAACCTTTGAATTAAGTAAGTCAACAGCATCAGTTGATAGAATTGATTCAAACAAAGGATATATTAAAGGCAATGTTCAGTTTGTTCATAAGGATATAAATTTAATGAAAAATGTTTTAAATATTGAATATTTTATAGAAATGTGTAAATTAATTGCAAAGCATCAATAAGGAAAGGGGATACCCCTTTTTTTATACATTTACTTGTGAAAATGTTTTCTTACCATATTTATCAATAAACCGAAAATATGGCTGGAAAATACATAAATATTGACTTCCCCTTTAAAGATAGCCCTAAGGGTTTCTTTTTAAACCTAAACGATAACGACCAAAGAGCTATTAAAGCAGATTTGATGCATTTGTTATTGACCAGGAAGGGTCAAAGACTATATAATCCAAATTTTGGTACCGATTTATTAAGGTACATATTCGAACCAAATCATGATTTGACCTTAGAGGCTATTAAAGATGAGGTTACTACGTCAGTTAAAAAGTATCTACCAAACCTAATTGTAAAAAATTTAACAGTAACTCAAAGCGATGATAGCGAGTACGCAGCGACAATTAGAATGGATTATGCGATAACTGATGATGTTTTTGAAATAAATGATTTTGTAATAATAAATGTATAATTATGGCACAAAGAGTTAATTACACTAGTAGAAATTTTGCCGATATAAGGACCGATTTGGTCAACATGGTAAGACAATACTATCCAGATATCTTTAATGATTTTAACGACGCATCTGTTGGTATGATGCTTCTTGAACTAAATGCCGCTGTTGGCGATATGTTATCGTTTAACACCGATAGAATGTTCCAAGAAACCCAAATTGACTACGCACAAGAAAGGTCATCAATTTTATCAATGGCAAGAACATTTGGTTTAAAAATACCAGGTCGCCGTCCATCTGTTACAATTGTTGATTTTACTGTTACCGTTCCAGTTTTAGGCGACTCGTTCGACGTGTCGTATGCACCAATCATTCAAGCTGGGGCCCAAGTTACAGGTGCTGGAAAGGTTTTTGAAACAATTTACGATATAGATTTTTCATCACCATTTAGTGTTGGTGGGGTTCCAAATAGAATAGTAATTCCAAACTTTAATACAAACGGTGTTTTGATAAATTACACCATCACCAAAAGAGAAATGGTTGTAAACGGCTTTACAAAAATTTACCAGAAGGTTATTACCCCAGCTGATGTTGTTCCGTTTCTTGAGGTTGTATTACCAGACGATAACGTTCTTTCTGTTACATCTGTTATTACACTTAACGGAACCAATTTTGTAACAGACCCAACAAATGCACAGTTTTTAGAGGAAAGCAACAGGTGGTATGAAGTTGATGCTTTGGCTGAAGATAAAGTTTTTGTTGAAGATTTTAACAAAATCACTGATAATCCATCAATTAGACCAGGTAAATATATTAAGGTTAATCGTAAATTTATTACAGAATATACTGATTTAGGGTTTATGAGAATGATATTTGGCGGTGGAAATCAAGATATTAGCTCACTTTGTGATTTTGATGTTAATCCGTCAATCGTAAATCAAATTGGTGATTTTATCAATAACCTTTCACTAGGAACCACATTATCACCAAATACAACATTATTTGTTAAGTATAGAGTTGGTGGTGGTGCTGATACAAATCTTGGTCAAGGTATAATAAATAGTGTTGGTATTGCAACCATAATTGTAAATGGTGTGGATACCACAATAAACAATGCAGTAAAAGCGTCATTAAGCGTAAATAACCCCATTCCAGCGCTGGGAGGTAGAGATGTCCCAAGTGTAGAAGAAATCAGAAATTTGGTCAGATATAACTTTGCAGCACAAAATAGGGCTGTAACCATCAAAGATTACCAGTCTAGGATAGCACTAATGCCAAGTAGATTTGGGGTTCCGTTTAGAACAGGTGTTTTTGAAGAACAAAATAAAATTAAGGTTTACATCATGGGTCTAGATTCTGAGGGTAAACTAAACAATACATCAACAACAGCTATTAAGGAGAACATTGCAACATATTTATCCGACTATAGAATGTTAAATGACTATGTTGAGATTGCAGATGCTAAAATTGTAAATTTATCATTCCAGATAGACGTTTACATCGACAAAAAGTATCCACAATCACAAATCATTAGCAATGTGATAACGAGTGTTAGTGATTACATGAACATTAATAAATTCGACATGGGTGAAAACGTTTATCTTTCAAATTTACTTGAAAATATAAATAATGTCGCTGGCGTATTAAACGTTATTGATATGAGAGTGTATAATATGGTCGGTGGTAGATATTCGCTTAATGAAATATCTCAGCCTTATTTTGACGCCTCAACAAGAGAAATTGATACTTCTGAAGAATATACACTTTTCGGTGAACCAACAACCATGTTTGAAATAAAATATCCAGCGGTTGATATCATTGTAAGGGTTAAATAACCTTTATTTTTTGATGTTTTTCGCTACTTTTCAATAAAAAACTATGGCTTGTAACACTTGTAAAAAAACTAGAACAAACGAAAAGACGGTTAAACCAGAAAACACGGAATCACGAATAAATATTTTAGTGAAAATTCGTGATTATACAATCAAAATCTTTGCATTTCTTTTTTTATCTGCAATCTTTATTCCGTTGGTAATACCAGCAACATTTTATGCCTTATTTGTAACAGTGTTTATGGAGAAAGGGATTAATATTGTTCCGCTTGGATTGTACATTGGTAAAAAACTTTTTAAGAAAGAGGATGACAATGACGAAGACGATGATGATGGTGATGATGACTTAGAAGATAGTGATTATGATGAACTTTTAACCGAAGATGAGTATGAACTTGAAGACTCTGATGATATAACAGTAATAAAATAAATATAATGTCAAATAATATTAGGATACGCACAACACCTGACGGAACAGACAAATATTTGAATGTAAAACTTGACCAAGATTTTGATTTTATCGAAATCCTTTCATTAAAAATTAGTCAAGATAAAGCATATGAAAATCTTTGTGCTGATTATGGTGTTATTGCTGGTCGTGTTATAATAAACAACGGTTTTGGTGTACCTAATGCAAAGGTTTCAGTTTTTATTCCTATTTCAGCTGAAGATAAAGAAAATCCTGTAATCAGGTCAATATATCCTTATGAAAATGTGGCCGATGTTGATAGCAATGGCGTGAGATACAACCTTTTACCAAAAGAAAATGATTCAAATAATGATTGTTATACGATTGTAGGAACATTCCCAGCAAAGCGTGAACAGTTAGATAACGATGAAATGCTTGAGGTTTATCAAAAGTACTACAAATTTACAACAACAACAAATCATGCTGGTGATTTTATGATATTTGGTGTTCCATTAGGTTCTCACACAGTACATGTTGATGTTGATATTTCAGATATTGGTATTGCGTCACAAAGACCATATGATTTAATTGAACAAGGAACCCCATCACGATTATTTTATAGCCCAACAAAATTTAAAGCAGACAAGAATCTAAATTCCCTAATTCAAATCAAAACAACCAATGTCGGGGTAAACGTACAACCATTTTGGGGTGACGTTAATAACTGTGTAATTGGGATAAATAGATTGGATATTGACTTAAATTACAATATCAGACCATGTGCTATCTTTATGGGTAGTATTTTTGGTGATAGTAGAAAAAATAGCATTAATAAAAGATGTAGGCCAAGAAAGAGAATGGGACTCATGTGCGAACAAGTACCAAGAGCTGGAACCATTGAAATGCTTAGAAAAACACTTGAAGGGGAAATTGAAAAATATGATATTGACGGTGGTAGGCTTATTGATGATAATGGTGCATGGGCATATCAAATACCCATGAACTTAGATTATGTCGTTACTGATGAAGAAGGTAATTTAGTCCCATCCGATGACCCTAGTAGAGGTATCCCAACTAGAAGTAGAGTTAGATTTAGAATTAGTATGGATGAAGGTGGTGGTGTTGGTAGACTTAGGACAAGAGGAAAATACATTGTACCACATAACCCAAAAACAAAATCAGATATTGACTTTAGTTTTGATAAAACAACAAAAGATACTGAAAATACGTTTAGAGATTTTTATTGGAACAAAATATATAGTGTAAGAAACTTTATACCTAGAACTGAAAAAAATATGCTTTCATTAACAAAAGCATATAAACGTAGAACACATACTGGTATTAAAAACGTCGATGGCTGTGTTGGCGACAAGTCACCAATGCCTTATAATAGAGCACATGTAAGCGGAAACATATTGTTTACAATTATTTGCTTTTTGTTTTCAATCATTGGATTTATTGTACAACTTTTTAATGGGTTTTTATGTGCTTTAATTAAAATTAAAATTTTACGTATACGACCATTTGGTTTTTTAAGAAAGTTTTTAATTAAACTTAAATGTCCTAACGAGGACGAGAGTCAATATGCAATTGGATGTACCGATAAAGATAAATTAGATGCTTATCTAGACTGTGTATCAGCGGTGTTAGCTGAGCAATTAGATTTGTATGAATTAGATTTCTTTAATGATTGGATTAATGGTACATTGTACTATTATCTATTAAAGTATAAGAAGAAAAGAAGAGGTAGAGAAAAATTCTGCGAAACAAATTGTAATGATTACAGTGGTGGTACTGGTTATAACTCATGTAAAAATAGTAAGATTGTTGACACTACTTACAATACAAGAAGTAGTGATACTAGAGTAAACTTTAGAAATGGCTTATTGGTTAAACATGATAATACCCTTTATTACCCACCAATGTTATTAAATGGGTCACAATTAAAACTTTTTGCAACCGATATTGTAAATCTAGGTGCTGTTTTTGATTGTGATTGGCAAGGATTACCAAAGATTGTAAATTACCTTACAAATACATCTTATAAGCTACCACCATTGTTGGCTGAAACTTTTTCAGAGGAAGATGATACTGACATTCCACAAGATGACCAATCAGTTGTGGCTGGTATGTTTGATTTTACACCACCTAATGGTATAAATTACAAAGGTGTTTTCTTTAACGTCGGATGTTCAAAAGGTGTTGATTACGATGCAATCAAAGCTAGAAACATTAGAAGACAATGTGAACTTAGTATCGATTTACTTGAGTACACTGGTTTGACACAGATAGATTTAATTAATATTGATGAGATTTATGATTCATCTGACCCAATCGATACACTTACAAGTTTAAATAGGTACCTGAGAGACTCATTTTATCTTTTAAACATAAGTGGTACGAGCATACAAGCGATACCAACAGTACCATATAACTTATTAGACCCTAACCAAGGCACATCGATAGGCGTTGACTTATCAATTAGAAATGGTGATGCATATAACGAATTTAGAGGTTGGATACCACCATATGAAAATGGTGAAGATATGAGTTTCCAAACAAAAAATTCATATTATATGTATTTTGGTATTATACCAGGTAAAACAGCATTGGATAAACTAAAAACAAAATACTTTACAGATTGTACAAGAGAAAGAGCTGGTGATTTTATCATTGATACAACACCAACAAATGTTTCAGTTAGTGGTGCGTCAAACGGCTCAATTTCGTTTACCTTTATAGGTGGCACATATCCATTTACATATACTTGGGTTGGAGTTGATGTAAGCTATTCACTTGGCCCAATTACAACCACAACTCTTCCAGCTGGTGGTATAATAACTGGTTTAGAAGCTGGGACATATCAAATTACAGCCATTGACGCACTTGGGACAGTAGTTGTTAAAGAAGTAACTGTTGGCCAACCATTAGGATTTAGTTGTTCATATTCAATTAGCGGCGCACCGTCAACTCAGACCTCTGCGGATGGTGTAATTGAAATTATAGCAATAACGAATGGAACCTTACCATATACATTATCAATTTATGATTCGAGTAACTCATTATATACACCACCATTAACATTCACAACTGACCCAATTGGATACACAATTCCTGTTGGATTCAAAGATGATGTTTATACATTTATAGCAAGCGATAATGCTGGCCATCAATGTACAAAAACCATAGAAATAAGAGGACCACAGCCATTACAAATAACTAATATTGAATCATATAATGCTTGTGCAAATGATTGTAGTGGTTCATATGGATTTGACGTTATTGGTGGTACACCACCATATTCTGTTACAACATATTCAGCAACAACACAAGCGGGACCATATACAATAGTAACAATAAGCACAAGTGGTGATACAATACAAAATGATTTATGTAGTGGTTACTATAAGGTAGTAGTTACAGATTCAGGTGAACCAACACCACAAACAACAGAAACAATAATATACATAAGACAAGGTATGCGAGTATACAATGTAGTTACTGGGTCAACAACGGCATTTAGTGTTGTTGGTGGAGAAGCACCAATAACGGCACAAATTAACGGTGTTGAGGTGCTTCCAGTAAGTCAAACACCTAACGCAGACCCATATTTGGTTGTTTGGAATTATGTAAATTTTAATGTAAGTACACCAGTAACAATTGACGTGTATGATAACATTGGCTGTCAAATAGAAATAGGATAATGAATATAAGAGTTAAACATAGATTAACAGCAACTAATTCAAAAGAATCAGTGAATACTGACACGTACCTTAATTTAGAGTTTGTTAGTAGCCAAAGATTGTTACCACCAAGTGAGTTAAATAGAGTTGTTGACCTTGCAGTACAATTTAATACTGAAAGACAATCATGCTCCTTTTATCGAATTGTTGGAAAAATAAATCCGCTTATTAGTAATGTACTTTTTAATATTACTGGTACAGACACATGGGAAACATTCAAGACACCAATATTTTTATCAGATACTTTAGATAATGATAAAGATTTAACATATGCTGAGTCAATAAAAAAACACCTTAAGGAAATTGATGGTTGGTACGGGTATTTTGACCCAGTCTTGACTGGTAGCGGTTTGTGTAATTTTTATGATATGGAACCAAAAAGAGAAAGATTTTCTTTTTTACCAGACACAACCAATATACCAAATAAATTAGTTAAAAACTGGGACCTCACAATTACATACCCATACGATTCTGATAAAACCAACTATATGATTAATGGTGGTATAATAATGGTAAGTAAAAAATCAGTTTTTGTTGGGGGTAAAGAAATGACTGCGATAGGGGTACCAATAAAACATAATGTACTTGCTGGTAGCACAGTTAGAATCACAGGAACAACTTTTGATGGTGATTATGACGTAAAAAGACTAGGTCTTGATAATGGTGAATACAAAGATTATTATTTTTGTATTGATATTGAACCATCAGCGGTTGTGTTAGATAGCGATAGTAGGATGAAGAAAGTATATAAGGGATTTGAATGCGAATACTATTTTAGGAAGTTTAAGAAGATAAAAACCAAATCCTCTAATATTATTGAAGAGGATGATTATGAAATTTACAAATTGGCTTTTTCTGAAAACATATATGTTGACCCTATAAGTCAATTTGTGTTTAATGAAGATATTGATGTAAGTAATTTGGTCGATAACTTAAACAGACCGTTGAGTGAGTTATATTTGACAATAATAAAAACTGATAGTAATAATATTTTTACAAAGGTAACTTCAGGTATTGAGGCCCCAGATATTTCAGAAATAAGGGATTCAATAACAAATCCGTATTTTAGGAATATACCCGTAATTCAGTTAATTCATACAGTCACTGGGTCAACTTCTGTACCAGTGTCATATATCCCCTTAGAAACCGATGTTAATATCATAAACAATGTTTTCTACGGCGATGTTGTAGAATTCAATAAAGCGACATTAAACGAGACTGTATTAGCACCTGTAACGCATCGATTTAATACATTAAATAGAGAAACAATTGGTAATGCCACAGCACAGGGACCAAGACCAGAAGGGTATTTTTATACCGCACATCAACAAATGAAAATTAGAGATTTTTCTATTTATATTGAACAAGGTGATAAAAATACCGTAGACAAACCAAAATATGCGTTAGATTTAGGGGATGGTAGATATGTTTGGAGAAATATGGTTGATATTGGCACAACCAATGTCAGCACAGAAACAGTTGATTATCCATTTATAAATGGTGCTCATTATCTATATCAAAACTATTCTTTTGATGTTAAAAGACAAGACCCGTTTGATAAATGGAATCTCTTTTATGGTACATTCCCAATGGACCCAATCGGTAATGCGATGCCAAATAATGTTAAAGTAAACTTTGCAGAGAATGTATGCTAAATATGAAATATCAACAAGCGAATTAAGTGGTACATCAGCGACAACCATTAACATTCCTGTCAATATACAATACCAAATTGTTGATAACGGGGAGTTAATTGAGAGATTATTCGTCCAAATTGAAGAGCAAAGGGCAATAAATCCAATTTTAGACTATGATAAGGTAAGATTTATACCAATATATGATATAAACATTGGTGTTGGTAGTATAACATACAATCTTAATTTTTTAGATAGTAATAGTATAATGATGCAGCCAACATATTATTCAGGGATTGGCTTTGATGATGCGGATATAAAATATCAAAAAAATTACTTTAAAGAATCTTATTTAACATTGTCATTTTATGATAGTGATAACCCAATGACACAAAACTTGGTAACAGAAATTGATATTTATGCACATTTATCAAAATCCGATTATTATACGACAACAACAGCAACACACGTTGCTGGTCAACCAAAACCAGCCAATACAATACCACTTACACTTGTATTATTAAACCCGTTAACAAATACAAGCGGTTATTTTGAGGGTTATCATCTTTATGATTATAAAGATGAGTTTGCAATTAATACACCACCAAAAAGTTTGTACATGAAGGCAACATTTAACAACGCCAAAAATGGTAAATCAACAAACTTAATGACAGAAAACGCTCAATATCCAATTAATGAATTAATTTATAAACAATATACAAAATACAATTTATTTAGGACAACAACAGGGTTTTACTATAATCTGGATACAACATACTCAACAAATGTTTCTTATTCAAATTCATCAAACCCAAATTTAAAAGATTTGACGGTTAATTTATATCAAATTCAAGCAATCTAATGGAATTAATTAAAAGGACGATATTATTAGAGGATAGCATAGACAGGGCTGATTATAGTCAAACATATGGACAAATAACAGCAACGTCTTTTTACGTCAACGTTATGTTAACACAAAATGTTGATGATATGGGTATGTTTACGGATATAATTTATCTTCCAGATTTTAGTGGTCAGTCAACACCAGTAAATTATACGGTCTTAATTAATAAATTACAAGCTAGTGGTATTACATTTCCATTTATGGTTGGCATTTTACCACCACCAATAACACCAATTGATAAGGATACTAGATATGTTGGTGCTACGATTTCAGATTTTTACTCAATTGGGGGTATCATTACAGGACAAACAGATTCTAGAATTGAAGACGTTAAAACCTACAAGGATAACGAGAAGTATATCCAAAATTTCGACGTTGAATCTGAGATATATGTCAATTTTAGTGGTGCTACGGTTGATGGTGTAAGTAGGGTAACCATGATTGGGGACCCAATGGTTTATGTTTTTTCATCAGATAAAAATGACCAAAATATAGGCCAATCTGGCCAAACAGACGGGTTATTGTTTAAAGATTTTAGCGGAACTGGTATTACAACCATGACATATAGAAGTCAAGGTTGGAACCAGACAAATATTAGTTTATCGGCGATAACAAAAGAAGAATATTTATTTGGAATAATTTCAAAACCAGAAGTTAAAAGTGATGTATTTATTGATAGGGGGATAACACCCGTATTTGAACGTCATTTAAAGCTTTCTGAGGTTAGGAGCTTGGAGGAATTGCAGAGATATGGAAAGAATTATTTTAATGTGACAAAATACTAACAAACCTTTTTACTTTCTTCATATTTGGTATTAAAATACGGAGAGTCAGTAAAAGGGCTATTTTTAATAAAAAAACAAGGAATATGGCAACAGGAACATACGGTATAGTAAGACCAGCTGATGTATCGCCAGATGATGTAGAAATATTTTATACCTACACCCCATCTAGGGATAAATTAAGCACAGATTTGATAAAATTATCGAATCCATCAGACCTTTTAATCAAATTGAATAATCCAAATAGAACACAATCCAATATTAGTGGTTTTGAGTTATTTGGTGGAATGTATACCCTTAAATTACCTGTTAGCATATTTTCGGCTAAAGGAATTTATACGATAATTATTAAGCCAGCTGAGATAAGAACTAAAATTGTTGACGTTGGTGTGCTTTCAGCCTATCCAGATATTAAGGGTGTTTTATTTGATTTGGCCACAATTCCATCTGATTTTTTAAACCGTTTTGAAAACAACAGCTTGATTGGGTACAGAATAGAATTCTTAGACCCAACATTACCAAATGCTAAAATACCTAATATTTTTAGGGTTGTTACATCAAACAATAGGGCAGAACCAGTAAACCAGAATCTTACGAATTCGAATCAAAAGGCTATAAGATATCGATTTAATGATAACTCAACACTTGTTTTTTGTACCGTTTCACCTAATTCGGCTTCAAACGTTCAACCAAATACGTTTCCATTTATTGGAAACCCAAACCAAGATGTTATAATAACAAACACATTCTTTAATCCAATTATGGTTGAAGTTGAAATGGTTGAGCATAATACTGAGACATTAGCTTACGCATTGTTTGGCAACCAAAGTAAGTCTCTTGATGATGGTATTTACACTATCTACAACTTTAATAATCAAATTTACAAGCAATATGATTTGTATGAGATTAAAGATAGGTTTAGTGGTAAACCATTATTTGAAGTTAGAGAACAGAGAAATAATATTGATTTTTCAAAGAATTTTAATACGGTAACAACAGTTTAAAAATGAGTAATAATAGGATAAAGGTTGCTGGTTATGCTCAAAAAACATTCTACAATGACCAAATTGAGTATAGAAACTTTTCACCAGACTTAGTTGGAGTACAACTAGCTAGTGATGGCGGTACCCCGTTGTTTACAATGGGTAACTTTGCCGTTACAACAAATTTTGACCCTAAAAAGGACAAAAGGTTTGTAACCCATCGTTTTTCAAATTTTGTTACACTTACAGATTTAGACCTTACTCTTGAAAGTGCGTTTAGCCTTTTAAGAAACAATGACGGTGTATTCTTAAATCTTGATAAATCAAACTTGATGTATTATTCATTGTTTGGTTCATTAAAGGAATTTACAAGGGTATCACTTGAGGATATAATTACAAATTGGCCAGCGGCGCTATACGTAAATCCTATCTATGCGTTACCACCAGTGTATATTACACAAAGTGGATACACATTTGAAAATTATACTTACAATTCATTAACCGATGAAGCAACATTTAGAGTAAGTACTAATGTTGTGACTAATAGATTTGGTATTAATACATTAAACATTAGTGTTGATGCCCAAGACAACACATTAAGAAATTTAAACATTAATTATCAATCTTATGCCATTCTTGTTAATGGGTCAGAATATGGCGTTTTAGGCTTTACTGGCTCAACAACAACGCTTAATGATTATATGTACTTTAAGGTTAAGGGGGATGCATTTTCTAGCACAACAAATGCTTATTTGACATATTATGTAAAACCAAATGCTGATAAGGAGAATTTATTCTTTAATTCATTACCAGAGTTTGAGTATTACCTATTAAACCGATTCTCAACACCAAAATATACATCAACCTTTAAATTTACAGAGCAAGCTGATAGCGGTGGAATCATCTATATAACTGAGACATTAACATGGCCAGCGACAGATGGTTATAATATTGATTTTGATACAGACGAATACGATGCATTTGCTAGTAGACTTTTAGAGTTGACAACCAACTATGACTTAACCACTAGTAATTTAATGGTTAGGTTTTTAGTGACCGAATCAATCACCGATTTTGACACAACTGCCGTACACCTTAGTCCACAAGACCAAGACACGTCAGACCAAAAGATGAACAAAACGCTGATGATTTATGGTGCCGAATATGACGAATTAAACAAATACATTCTGGGTATTCAATTTGCCAATGTTGTTAGCTACGATAAACTCAATAATATGCCAGACATTTATATTAAAAATTTGGCTAGAGTTTTAGGTTGGGATTTAATATCATCGGTTCTTGAAAATAATTTATTAAAGAGTTATATACAACCAAATAAATCAACTTATGAAGGACATAGTGTTGGTTACACCGCTGTTGAAGCGGATATTGAGCTTTGGAGAAGAATAATTTTAAATACCCCATGGATTTGGAAGTCTAAAGGAACAAGAAAAAGTATTGAATTCTTATTCAAATTTATTGGAACCCCACTTGGGTTAATCAAATTCAATGAGTACATCTATTTAGCCGAAAACAAGATTGATATTGATTTATTCCAATCTGTTTTAGCATTAAATGGTTTATCACAAGACATATCAACATACCCAATCGGTAACGATGGATATCCACTACCATTACCTAATACACCAACAATGTATTTTCAAAATAATGGTTTATGGTATAGACAAACTGGTGGCGATGAGTCAACAATAGACATAACAACTGGCAACAATCCACACGTTGGCCCATATGATGGTGGTTATAAGTATATTAATCAGTTCAGGGAGCTTATACCAGATTTTTCAGCTGTAACAGTAACGTCAACGACATCAACAAATACACTAACAAATATATTTACAAACTATAAATTGGGTACTTTTAACCAATATAGTGGTAATACGTATGTTGATATTACAACTGAAGATGGAATTGATTTTTCCGATTGTTTTGTTGTTAGTGCAACAACAATTGAGGACCCTAAACACAGACAAGATGAAACGGATTGTGGTTGTGATATACCAGAAAATCTTAGGTCAATGAGTATTTGTGTTGATAAAAAAGAACCTTCACCAAGTGATTGTAGTGCCGATATTGCGAGTTCAACCTTTAATGATGAATATCAGTATTCGGTGTATCAGTATTATCAATACAATTACAATGGAACTATATTTACTATTAGTGGTAACCCAGTATACTATACGTCACAATTCGTAGATATTGAATGTTGTAACAAAAGTGGTATGATACCATACTATTATGACCAATATAGTGGAAATGGAACAAATACCAGCCCATTCATTTTACAAAATAGTGGATATATTTGTTGTAATTCTAAATTAAATACGTGTGGTTGTTATGTTACATGTAAATGGAAGCTTGCAACACCAAGGTGGGTGACATTTAGTGGGTTTAACTACCTTCAATTTGAAAAAGAAAATGGAACTAAGGTTTTGACATCACAAGATGGTTGTCATTGTATACCAAACTATACAACACCAGTGTACATTTCAGCATCAACAACTGATGTTGGATATGCTTGTCAACTAACCACATCTGGTCAAACTGATGTTGATTTACAATCTTCCGTAATATATCAAACATACCTTAAAAGGTCACAAGGTCAGATTGGTTGTAGTGCGGTTTATGTTCCACCAGTACAAGCTAAAATATTTGGTGTTGTAATCAATAATGGTTCACAAGTAGGTGAAAGATTAAATAGTTTTTCTTTCAGTGACCTAAACAATTCTAATATTGGTGGTGATTTTGTAAATGTAAACTTCCCATTATCGGCGACACCTAATAGTATATTGTCAGATGGGTTTTATTATGGCTATGTATCTGTTCCGTCACCAATGACTGGGGATATACTTAGAATTGAAACACCTAAGAATTTAATGGTGTCATCACAAGCAACTAAAGCTTTTGACCCAGCATTAGGACATAGAATGTACTACATGGTAAGTAACGTTGAGTATGATAACAACACATTTATGCAAAATGTTTTTGGCCAGCTAAATCAGCTTACAGTTATACAACAGACGCTATATGGTCAACCATATTTCACTGGTCAATTTACATATGCACCAATTGGGGCACCTACGAATTTATACTTAGTGGTAGATATTTCAGAAGACACATCTGACCCACCACTTGGTTCGTCATATACACTGATAAGTACGAATCCGAATTTAGCATCAACTGGATTAAGATTCACGTTTAGGAATAATAATCAAAACGCTACAGTTCCTTATGATGGACAATATCAACCATATATTGCAAATGTTAACCCCGATTTACCAGCGGTAAATGCGAATGTAACGTTATTGGTTCAAGGCGCAATAATAACATCTGCAACATGTAACGGTATAGCTGCAACCATTCAGATTACAGGAGGTGATAGCATACTTTCATGGACAGGTATCAATGGAAGCATAATAATTAACTATACAGGATAAAATGACTGGCACAACTTGTTTAAATACTGACCAATTACATATTTACCATAACCCAGATGGTACAATCAGTGCGTATTCAATACTAACTGGGGTGGAAATTCCATACCATTTAACAAAACCATGCTGTGAAAACATTGGCGGTACGTTTGATGTTAATTCACAAAAATGTTTTTATGGTAAAGTAATTGATGGGTGTGATTACTCATTACCATTTAATTTGGTGTTAAACCCAAAAGGTAATGATGGTGCAATTTTTTCAGAAGTTGTGGATGAATCTTGTTCATTAGAAGTTAAGTTTGATTATTTATTCAAATTTGATTGTGATGTATTATCTAGTTTTATAAATGGTACATATGATTCAACATGTACAACATTAGATTCAGTATTTGAACGTTTGGGTGCTAGCATGTCAATTGATAAAATTGTTGTAACACCATATGGCGTAACAACAACACCAGTCTTTAGCGATGAATTCTTCCCACCGATAGGTAACGGAAACTTACTATCATATTTACAAGATAATAGCGGAAATACAGGTTTTTATATTTGCCAAGTAAATGATTCAATTCAGGGTTGTAATGAACTAGATTTGGGTGATGATGTTTTTGTACCTAGGTCTAATTGTGCGACATTTGCCGAACAAATTTTATTGACCCATCCAACAATCCCACTCAATGCCTTTGCATCAGATTGGTTAACATATACAACAGAAATAACCGATGAATCAATTTTATCTGGTATTACAGACGAAAAGATTAAATTGTCTATTAAAATTAGTGGGTTTTGTATTGATATGTGTGTTCTTGTTGATAATATAAAACTTAATAAGAAATGCTCTAAAAAGTTAAAGGATGATATATTTGTTACAAAATCACCAGGATTTGAGCTTGATAGAATTATTGACAATAAAAAATCTTGGGTAACGGTTACGGAAACAACCCACAGGGAATTTTCAATAACTAAAGCTGACGGGACACAACCAATTAGATATACAGATTATTATCTTGAATCTGAAAGACAGGTTTTAAATACAAAGGAAATTGATTTGGATATAGATATTGCATCTGCTGTTGAAACAGATATTTGGTGCTACATTTCAGATAATCCATGTATTTTGACAGGTACCACAATTGGTACAACAACATGTGTTAAGGATGCATACCAAACAACGTCAGGTGTTTCGATAACAATTACATCAGAAACACAGCAAGTAGTTGTTTATACCGCTTGTACGGTAGATGTTTTTTCATCAATAACCACTTCATATCCAGCGGTAACAGCATATACATGTCCAATTGGATTTAGTGCAACACCAGCTAACGACCAATGCCAGTCAATAATTACACAAGCTGCGACATCACCAACAAATCTTGGTCCTATTATTAGCAATGGTGATAAAAACGGGGCAAATTACTCTGTGTTAGGTGCTTACTTCTACCCTGAAGTAACAAATATAAGTTCTGGTAACCCAGTGTTACCATATACATATAGAAGTGATGGACAATTAATCGATGGGCAAGGCAATGTTGTGGTACCAATAGCAGTAAATAACTCAAATTCATTTTGGGCGTCTCTGGGGTCATCATCAAATGGTAGGTTAAATAATATTGGTATTCTTGCAATAAGAGATACGTGGGCTGGATTTACGCAATGTATTGATATAGTTTCTGGTGGTACATATTATCTAGGTATTGCAGCTGACAACCAAGCAAGATTTTTTGTAAATGGTGTTTTAGTAGCCAATTTTAATCAAAATTTAGTAGAAAATTTTAGAAAATGGAGTGTATTCCCAGTACAATTTAATTCTGGGGTAAACATTATCGAAATGCAGGGTCTTGATGCTGGCGTTGATTCTGCTTTTGCGGCAGAAGTTTATTACCCAATAGATTTTGCAACATTAACAGGGGCGACATCAACGGGTTTAACTGAAGCAAATGTATTGTTTTCAACAACACAAAGAGTTGGAACTAGATTTGACACAGGTGACGGAATTGGATACTCATGCCCAGCTGGTTTTGTATTTAGTAATTGTGGAACACCAAGTTGTGTCAGAATTCAAAAACAACCAATTAATGTTAATGTAATTGAGATACCAGATACGGTTAGTGCATTTACGATTACATCAGCAACTACGTGCCCAATTCTTAGTGCAATAACAATAAGCGGAACGGTTACAGGTATCACCGCACCAAATACATGCTCACCTAAAACTTACTGTTGTAGTGAATATTGTGGTGATGCTAATATTGATATAGAAAGATTATTTACACAACCGCTAAGTGCTGTGACAACAATAGAAGACTTTCAATATTATACAACATCACAATTAATTGATGCTAAAAATAGAAAGACAATTTCAACATATGCAACACTTAGATTATTATATGATAGGTATATGAACAGTTTGGCGTTTTGTAATACAAAGAGTGCGGCTTTTGATTATTACAGTATGGAAAAATTTGGAAACTTGATTGGTAATTATTGGGTTGACTTGATTGAACAAGTGATTCCAGCAACTACAATTTGGGGGTCCACAAGAATCTATACAAACACAATGTTTGATGAGCAAAAACATAAGTATAAAGCTTACACAAGTTTCTTTGGTACACCAGTATTTTTACAAGTGTTAAGCCCAGCAACTGGAGCAACATGTGATGTTGAGATTGTAACAAGTGTAATTAGCGGCGATACAAATACTCTTCCACAGTTTAACCAACAAACATATAGCATGACATATTTGACACAAATGAATAGTGGTTCTGAGTTTATTGGTACGGTAAAAGTTATTGGTAAAAACAGTTCACCATGTTCTGATGATGATATTTCAGCATGTGAGTTGACTGTTGAAATACAAGATAATATACCTATTGATGGAACATTATTGGCCGTGGCGTCAAATTATACTGGAAATGTAACGTATGTATGGGTAACACCAACTGAAGAATCAAGTTCATCATCAGTTACGGCTACAGTAAATGGTCTTTATACCGTTACTGTAACTGATGGTTGTTGTACAGCGACAGCGAGTATTTCAATTAAATCGTTTTAAAGAAACAAAATAATTATATAGTATATGCCAAAACTAGTTAAAAATATTACAGGTAGTATCTTAGACAATTTTACGGGGAGTGTTACCCTTTTGGGTACGGTGTCTGGTCAAATACAGTTCGAAGACTACATCAACATGGATGGGTTTACTGCGTATTTGCAAAATTTCACACAAGTTGATTATGTACAAATATTACAAAAACCGCTAGCGTTTGGTCTTAAAAATCAGTATAACTTACCAACAATAACACTAGAAATATCATACTAATGAGATACCAAGAAAGAATATACATACAAAATGATAATCGTGGGGTTAGAAATAAAGATATCCTGAATGTAAACATGAGTTCAGATATTTGTATTTTTAAGTCACCAACATTTGATTTAAGTGGTGCTACAAAGGTACAATGTGATAGCGTTGAATGTGACCCTAGCGATATCTCATTAGATGCTATTTTCTCAGCTGTAACCGCAACTTGTTACACCACAGCATTTACAAATTGTTATAGTGCAACAACATGGGAAACAAAATTCTATGCTGACACCGAATTGGTATCAACCAATAATTTTTACACAACAACAACTTTAAATGATAACCCAACACAAGCAGACTTATTGAATTCAATAACATTAAACTTACGTGATTTAGGTTACACATACTCAAGAAGCGGGTCAACATTTACAATATTTAAACCTTATGGTGTAAAAGAACTAGAGCTTGACATTTGTGTTTCAATTTATTCAAAACCATATGGTTGCCCTATTGGATTTAGTGCAACACCAGCAAACGATGCTTGTCAAGAAATAAATGTTACTGGTGCAACATTTTCTGGCACTGGTTTACCAATAATTTCAGGAAATACCAATACAGCATATTCTGCATATGGAACGTATTTTTACCCAAATATACAAAGTAATTCAAATTTACCAGTATATTATGTAGGCGATTTTCAAGATTTAGTTGACCAATTAGGTACTGTAATATCACCATTAAACATTGTTTCAACTGGAAACACATTTTGGGGTAACCCTAGCGGAACAACAACCGCTGGGCGACTAAACAATGTCGGACTTAGCGCTGATACGGCTCAATGGCTTGGATTTTCTAAGTGTATTGATATTATCTCAGCTGGAACATATTATCTAGGTGTTGCAGCTGATAACAATGCTAGGGTTAAAATAAATGGTGAGTTGGTAATTAATTTTAGTGGTAGTTCACCAGACAATTTTAGAAAATGGAGTGTATTCCCAGTACAATTTAATTCTGGTTTTAACATCATCGAGATGGAGGGAATTAATACTGGTTCAGCATCGGCGTTTGGTGCTGAAGTTTATTTCCCATCAAGCTATGCCACATTAACAGCCGCAACAACAACTGGTCAAACAGGGTTGATTTTTTCAACAAAAGAATTTGTTGGATTAAATTGGCAATTGGGGGAAACATTTGGATACTCATGTCCATCAGGATATGCTTTAGACACGTGTTCAGTACCGTATAGATGCGTAGAAATAATAACAACAGGTATTACAAGTGGATGTAGTGATTGTTTAGATAACTGTGTTGTTGTATGTGATAATACATTCCCATACATTGATAATACTAGCACAGGCGTTTATACCTTAAGCCAAAGCCAGTCATCAATTCCATTTACATTTAATTTTACTGGTAATACCAATACGTTTGATGAAAACACATCATTTAAGTATGAAGTTTATAGATACCTTCCAAAAAGCCGTGTATTTAAACTTCCAGCGGTATATAAAAGTGAACTGTTCCCATATTCAAGTTTTAGTGCAACAAATGAAATTAATGTTGCAATTCCAACAGATAGTTTAGGTCTTGATGGTGATTACATTGTGAAGGGCTATTTTGAAACCGAAGCGTGTACAGATTTCATGAGGAGATTGGGTAAGAAGTTTGATACTAGTGTATATAAAACAGGTGAAATTTATGGCACTTATGTTCCAGAGTTGGACTACTATTTTGTTGCAATTAGAGAAGCCGAAAAACCAGAATTTACTGGTAGTGGTAGTGATGAAGCGACATATTCCCCTGTTAGTATATATCAACAAGTAATTCTTGTAGATTTTTCACAAGAAGGTAATATACCAGCTGAATCAGAAACTCCAGAATTATATGAAAGAACAGGTAGTACATTTGTTTTGACAAATGAATATGTGGGTGATGTATTAGTTACACTTAATGGGCTAACACTTGCAAAAGATATTGACTATACATTGAGTGGACAGGTTCTTACATTTATTGGAACAGTAGCTAATGAGGACACAATAACAATATATTATACAAGAACAACATCAACAAAGTTAGTATCTAACACGATATTGATTGATACCACCATACCAAGTGGTGCCACCGAAACACAAGGAAGTAGTAAATATTTTTATAACACAACGACAGGAAAATACGAGGTTTATACCACCAATGAACCATTAAGATTGACTAAAATCATGGTTATTTTAAATGGTGTAACATTGGCTGATGGTATCGACTACTATCAATCAACATCTAACCCAAATAGAATTATTTTGACTGGTTCATTAATGGTTGGTGACATCATAAATATTATTTTTTACCCAAAAACCATCGTAATTAATGGAATTACTCAATCAAACAATTACATTGGATGGTATATTGAGAATGGGCCAGCCTTAAAAAATGGTGAATTTAGCCTTCAGTTAAGTTCTGATGTTAACTTCTCAAGTTTTACAGTATCAAGTGTTGTACCATATGAAATAAATGTAACAAGTTATGGTGGTATTTTGACGATAACTGGAGATGTGGGAACAAAATTGTATTATAGGGTAAAAAACACTAAAAATTACGAGTCTATTTGTGGGGACCCAATTCAAAGTATTGCGTATAGCGAAACGGTTCCTGTAGTGATTCAATCAAATGCCATAAATTCATATTAATTGTTTACAATTGGCTATTTATAAGTAAAATAAAAAGAAAAACAAACATATTTATAGGTTATGAGCTATATTATTAAAAGTACCAGTCCGTTTGTTAGTATCAAACTAACTGAAGAAGGTCGTGAAAATCTTGCCAAAGGCCAATTAAATTTTGGTTATTGGGCAATTGGTGACTCTGAAATAAACTATGACAGAGAGGCCGTGGTCGATGCCAACCAATCTGACCCAGTTTTATCTGGCTCAAGTAAGGTTTTTAGACCATTTGATAGACAACCAAATATCAAATCCTTTATTACAACCCAAAGCGCCAACAATTTAAACACCCTTACACCAGCTAACATTAGTGTTGTTAAGGCTGTTGTTAATAACTTGGCAACAGAGAGAGGATTTTTTAGCGGAACCAACATTACCATGACAGGTGACACCTATATGAATGGTTTAGGTTCTGTTCTTGACACAAAAATAACTGGTGGTACGATTATCTATATCTCATCTGCAATTACAGCAAATGTTGGTAATTTTATAAGACTTAAAGCTATTAACGATTATACAACTACTGGTGCGACAATATTAGAAAATACTTGGGCCGTACCAAATCTTTGGTATAAAATACAAGCGACAGCAACAACAACTGGTGGAACTGCCATTACTGTTGACAGGGAACTACCAAACCTTTCAGACCAAACTGGTAGTACTTCGTTTGTTTACGTTTATCGAGGTGGTGAAGTAGCCGATTCATTCGGATATGACACATCAACCGCTTATTGGGATTCGGGAACACTTTCCTTTGATTCTGCAACAAACATAACTTGTGATGATGTTAAAGTTTGGAATATGAATAATGTTTGGTGTGAAAACTTAGCTGGTATAACTGGCCTTTCCACAACAAATCTTTATGAGAATTATACCAAATTTGGTTCATATGATTATTTGGGGACTAAAAATCCTTATTTAGAGTACTTATGTGCTACTGATATTGCAGAGCCTGCGGCTGAATGTAATGGGATTGGATTTAGTTATTACGATACGGTAAGTAAATCTCTATCGTTATTGCATTATACCAATAATACAATATCAAATTTATACGGAGAATTCTTTTATATTGATACAATAAATGGTAAGACATTAAGTATTACTATTCCAGATATCATGTATCATAGACGCAACTATGCTACTGGACAAGGTACACAAATGGGTATGAAGTTTACAGCTAGTGGAACATCTAAAGTTATTGGTAATAGCAATATTGAATATTACGATTTATATGAAGATGTGGCGTATGTTACAACACCTAAAGTAGTTGGTAAGGTATTACCACAACTTAAAATGGTTGTTATCCATGACGATGAAATTGTTGCTGCAATGTCATACAAATCAAACAGAAACTGGACATTACCACAATTATCGGCTCAATTAATAAGCGCAACTGGTGGCACATCTGCTGGTTTATTGGATATAAACAAAACAATGTACATAACTTACGCTTTAGATAATACAAGCGGTACTGGTTTAACAGAAACATTGCCATGTCAGTCATATATCAAAATAACAAACACAACATCATCCACGAAAGATGTTGGATTTAAGATAAGTGATATTGACCAATTACCATACATGAGAAAGAAAGAGAGTATTTTGTATGATGGTTTGGGATTCTACGCAACTAATTTTAAGGTTCTTTATCAAATTGTTGATAATATTAATGATAGGCCAGACCCAGGTTCTTGGAAAGCATATGATTTTACATCAACTGGTTTAACAACCAACGTTGGTGAAACCATTGACCCACTAGCACTGGAAAATCAAAACCCATATTCATCAAGCCTTTGTGATGGTCAAGTGGGCTTTATTTTAAGTACGGTGATTAATTCTGCTGCAACAACATACGATATAACACTTCCATTATCAATGGCACCAAATACTAATTCAGATATTCTTCAGTTTGGTGATGAAAGATTTTTCTATGGTAATTTGGAAACCTATATTGGTGCAACAATATTCAAAACAATATTTGATGTAAGGGTAAATTCATCTGATTTTAACAGAACAACTAACCCAACAAGAAGCTTACAACCATCAACTAACCCACCAGATATAAGGGTAACTGAAGTTGCCATTTACGATACAAATGGGGATATGGTGGTAATTGGTAAACTAAGTCAGCCAGTGGTTTTAACAACTGGTAATACAATAATGTTAGAGTTGTCAATGGACTTTTAATTTAAACTAAAATGGGATATATAAACACAGCAAATACTACAACACTTACAGCTAAGTTAACACCACTTGGTAGAAAGAAGTTAATACAAACCAATAATAATTTGGTGACATCATTTAGTCTTGGTGACTCAGATGCGAATTACTATTGTCCATTACCATTAACAAGCGGTCAAGTTCCAGCAAATGGTGGTACTATTGGCCCATCAAACACCACAACAAATAGTGTTGGTGAAAATGTATCAATTAAAAGCTTATTATTAGTTAATGGTACTGGTGCAACAAGAAAGTCGGTTGAACCGCAATCATCTGAAATTGTTATATCAACTAGTCAAATTGGTATAGCAACAGCTACCACAACAAATATATCCCAAAAATTAATTAGCCAAGCAAATACAAATACTGACCCATTAACAAACTTATTTTATAGTTTTAATCTTCCGATAACAGCTAATGATAAATTTAAATTCACTGGTACTACATTTAGCCAAGGTGGTTATTTAGACACAGCATTAAGTGGATTAGCAACAAACGATATTGTTGTTATCGGTATAGACAATTCAAGATATGGTGAAGTTTTAGATGGTAAAACGATAAAACTTACTATCCAGACTTATCTTGATACATACAATATTTATTCAACATTCCAAAATTCTGGTCAACAATTAAAGGTACTTGACGGATATATATCCGACAAAGCGCCAACAACAAACTTCTTGGGTGATAACGTTGCGTTGTTATTCTGTGATGACATTAAAAGACCAAATGGTGACGGTAGTCTTAGTTGGGCTAGTGGTTGGAATACTACAAAACCATTCAGCTTAAATAATAAACAACCATATAATTTAACGACTGACACAAATATGAATCAATATGCTGATGAACCAGTTGGTATAGCATATTTAGATAAAGGTTTGGTTGTACTCACACATCCAACATTTGTGTCTTGGTTTAACCTTACTTCAACTGCAACAACAGCGGTATTTAATAGTGTGTCTACGTTAGTGACACAAAATATCACATGTATTATAAACAGGGGTGAATTTGGAAAATCTACAAACCCAACATTTACAGCTGTTGACACGCCAAGAATAACTGAGATTGGTTTATACGATGCGGAGGGGGATTTAATCGCCATTGCTAAAATGGATAGACAAGTAGAATTAAATGTTAATGAATTTTTAGCCTTGGGTATTAAAATTAGTTTGTAAACTATTTAGTTTTTAAACTTAACCCTTATAATTAGCTAAAAACCATGGATAAAACTAGTAATTTAATTCTTGGCCTTGACGTTTCAACCAAAACCATAGGGATTGCATTGTTTGAGGAAAACAATGGAACTGGTGATTTAAAATTACTTAAATACGTTAGCCCTAAAGTTAAACCTGAGCCAGAAAACAAGATGGAAGAGCTTTTTGAGAAAGCTAGAATCTTTGAAAAGGAATTTTTGAATGATTATGCTGATGTAGGTATTACAAGAGTAATCATTGAGGAACCCCTTCTACAATCAAATAACGTAAACACCGTTGCGACTTTATTGCGTTTTAATGGAATGATAGCACGGTCTGTTTATGAAACGATTGGCATAGTACCTGAATTTATTTCTTCATACGATGCGAGGAAATATGGTTTTCCACAGTTAATGGGTATTAGAACCGTTAAAAAAGACGGGACACCAAAAACCGAGAAAGACATTAAAAAATCTAAACCAACTCTGTTTGGTGCATATGATAATGATGTCGACAAAAAGATGGTTATTTGGGAAATGGTAGCCGACCTTGAGCCACAAATTACGTGGTTTTACGATAAAAAGAACAAACTAACCAAAGAAAATTTTGATATGACCGACGCATACACAGCCGTTATGGGATATATGAGAATGAATGGGTTATGGAAATAAATTAAACTAAAAGAATCTGGGTTTTCCCAGATTTTTTGCTTTATAGCATTTTTTTTCGTAACTTTGTCTTGTGGCGTATATTGCGAGTATATTAGAAAGCTTCCTTGGTGACATCCGAAAACATAACGAAAGCACTGGTCAGATAAGTTTTGACTGTCCAGCATGTTCGAATGATAAAGGTATGCCTGATGGTGACGGAAAAGGCAACCTTGAATTGAATTATCATAAAGATGTTTTCAAGTGTTGGGTATGTAAAGATACCCATGGTATGAGCGGGTCCATCATTAAGTTAATTAAGAAGTACGGAAACGCTAAATCTCTTAGGGACTATAAGTTATTCAAACCAGACTCAAAGTTATCTAACGAAGATAAAATACACATAGAAGTCAAGCTACCAGAGGGTTTTAGAAAATTAAAGGATTGCAGTTCAAAAGATTTTAAATACAATGCGGCTATGCAGTATTTGCATAAACGTGGTATCACTGATGACATAATTAAAAAATTTGATATTGGCTATACAACAAGGGGTCAATATTTTAATAGGATTATTATTCCTTCATATGATGAGGATGGTATCTTGAATTATTTTGTTGGTAGATGGTTTGACCGTCATTACAATAAAATGAAATACCTTAATCCAGATGTGGAAAAGCAACTAATCATTTTCAATGAAGGTCGTGTAAATTGGGATGCAACGTTATATCTTGTAGAAGGCCCGACAGACCACATTGTTACACCGAATTCAATCCCCTTATTGGGTAAATATATATCACAAGTTTTATTGGAAAAAATTTATGACAAGGCAAGCGCCAATGTGGTAATATTTTTGGATGGTGATGCTTTCGAAGATGCTAAGCGATTATATCATCAACTTAATATTGGCGTATTGAGGGGTAGAATTCGGATTGTTTTAGTCCCAGAAAAGTACGACCCTAGTCTTATACACGAAAAATGGGGTAAAAGAGGCATTATAAAAGCCTTAAAAAATGCCAAAACGCTTGAGGAATTAGAAAAAATCATATAATATATTGCATTTCAGCGAATAATTTAGTATATTTGTTCTATGGTAAAAGAACATGTGGGACCCGTATATCTAGAACCCATTGAACACGTATATATTCACAGAGAAACTGGTATAAAATACAGCTCAGTAACAAAAGCCATTGCTAGCATTGAACCACATTTTGATGCCCCAGCAGTGGCTGAAGCTATTGTACGCCAGTTAGACAATGTGAAACAGGAACGATATATTGGGATGAATAAAGCACAGATTCTGGAGTATTGGCAAATGTTAAATGATGAAGCAAATACATACGGAACGAAGGTCCATGATATTGTGGAGACGTACTTAAAAAAGAATAAGTGGTGGTTTCCTGATGATGAGTTAGCAAAAAAAGTTATTGCTGGTTACAATAACTTGAAGATTGACGAAGGTGTTAGAATGCAACCAGAACGTATTATGTTTGCTGAAGAATATAAGATTGCTGGTATGTCTGACCTTATTGTTGATGTTGACCCAATATGGTTTGACGTTGGTGACTGGAAAACCAATCGTATTTTTAATTATTACAACCCGTATGGGTTTGAGACTTTACTCAAGCCTTTCGATTACTTACAAAATTGTCAATGGTCAATCTATACTCTTCAGTTAAGCACATATGCACTTATGTATGAGATGGAAACTGGAAAGAAATGCCGTCAGATTTGGATTGGTTATTGGGATAAGACTAAAGAAACATTTGAGAAGATTCAAATAATGTATATGAAGCACGAAGCCAAAAAACTTCTTGAACTTCATAAGTATAACACTGAGTTTAAATAAAAGAAATGCCAGTAAAAAAAATTGTACATCTAGCCGATATTCATATTCGCACTTATCGTTTACACGAAGAGTATAAAGATGTTTTTAAAACGTTTTTAAAACAACTAACAAATGATTTAAAAGATTACCAGAAAGATGAGATTAGGATTGTCATTGCTGGGGATTTGGTTCATCAAAAAATCATCATATCAAATGAACAGCTCATTTTGGGCACTTGGTTCATTAAGCAATTAGAAAAAATTGCCCCTGTCATTATCATAGCTGGAAATCACGACCTACTTGAAAATAATCGGGACCGTGTTGACAGCATCACCCCAATGGTTCAATTTTTACCAGAAGCCAACGTAAACTATTTTAAAGAAAGCAAATGTTATTTAGATGATAACATTGTATGGTGTGTTTACAGCATTTTTGAAGGTAATATTCGACCAAACATTGAAGCTGCTAGACAAGAATTTGGTGATGATAAAACCTACATTGGGTTATATCACGCACCTATCATAAATGCAAAAACAGATATTGGATATATCATTGACCATGGTGCTGACTTAGAAATATTTGAAGGTTGCGATATGGTAATGCTTGGTGATATCCATAAGCGCCAGAGTTTTAATTACAAGGGAATACCAATAGCATACCCAAGTTCACTTATTCAACAGAATTTTGGTGAGAATGTATCCAACCATGGATACTTAATTTGGGATGTTGAAACCAAAACGTTTACAGAATATAATGTTGAAAATAAATATTCATTTTACAACTTCAGGATAAGGTCTCTTGAAGATTTAGATAATAACAAAGAATTAATAACAAACTTATGACATTAAGAGAACTTAGAGAATTTCTTAGCCAAATTCCAGAAGAAATGGATAACTACGAAGTAGTTAATGGCGAAGTAGGCTATCTTGATATAGAAGATGAAGATAGCATGGTTTATCGTATAGACAAACCTATAATTGCATTGTATGTTGATGACCACTCACACGAAGTGTGTTTTTTCCATCAAACACAAGAAGACGTGAATAGCGTTTATAATCCAAAACAAGACGAAGATGACGATACCGAAGCAGCTGAATGATGAAATTTGGGATTATTGCAGGGTCAATAACATAACAAGCATAGATGACTTCAAAATGAAGTGTCTCCAACAAGGGTTTACCGTTGAAAAATATGGTGCCGCACCATCAGCCCCAGAAAAAGTTATTGAAAAGATTGTCGAGGTACCAGTAGAAAAAATTGTTGAAAAAGAAGTGTTCATCACGAACAATGAAGAGGTAGTCAAACTAACTGAAAGGATTAATCAAATAACCGAAGAGCTTAATCAAACCAAACAAGCTCTGGAAGAAGAAAAGAAAAAGAAAAAAGACATTTATGGCGAATGAGCTACAATTAAAAATTTCACCGTATTCTAAAATCAAAGTCTATTGGGATGATAGGCCAGAGAATTACAGTAAAGAAAGCAAAAATAGAATTAAAAATCATTTTGCTAAGAAGTATGGTGTAAATAAAAATAACATCGATGTTATTTATAGGCCAGTTAAGTTTACAGACACTGGTGATGTAATTGAAATTGATGGGGCTAGTATTGAGAACATCATGGATATTAATTACCAACGTGAACTCATGCGTGAATGGATTAAGCGTGAAAATAAAGTTGTTGATTTTGATAGAATCATAAAACTTGACGAAAAGGTTAACGCTGAACTCAATATTGAAGATAATCAACAACAACATAAGTCATGGTCAATCAAATGGATAAAATTGGATAATTTTTTATCGTTTGGTGATGATAATTTTGTTCCTTTTAATAAATTAAAGGGCCTAACAGTAGTAAATTCTTTACCAGCCAATCAAGGCGGTAAAACTACTCTTACAATTGATGCTTTGAAATTCCTGTTACATGGAAACACAACAAAAACCGACAAAAACGAAGATGTGTTTAACACATTTAGGGATAAAAATGAATTGGTTGTAAGGGGAATGATTGACATAGGTGGTGAAGAAATCATTATCGAAAGAAAAATGAAGCGTTCAGCGAAAAGAGCTGGTGGATGGACTGTAACCAATAAGGTTAACTATTATGAATTACTTCCAGATGGCGAAGAGAAAGAAATGAATGAGGAAGATGCAAAGAGAACGACCAGTAAGATAAGAGAAACTGTTGGTAGTGAAAAAGATTTTGAAATGCTTGTTCTTGCAACGGAAAAAAATCTTGATGACTTGATTGGTTTAACCACAACCGAAAGCGGAAAAGTCCTAACAAGACTGATTGGTCTTGAGGTTATTGAGATGAAAGAGGGTGTGGTAAGAAAAATGTATAATGAATTTGATAAGAAAAAGAAATCAAATGAATACGATATTATTACATTAAACACAGATATTGAAGGACATAATGAGAAGATTGCCATGGGTAATCAAATCAAGAGTGACCTAGAAAGTAAACTTGAGTCTACTAAAAAAGAAATTACAACACTAAATGAAGAGAATGACAGACTCTTAAATAGTAAAATAACGATAGACGTTAGTATTAATACCCTCAACCCAACTAAGCTAGAAGAGGAAATTGAAGACATTACAACCAAGGGTAAAAATCTTGCTGCAAAAATCAAAGAGTTGGAAGGTAAGATTTCGAATATTGGTCAAATTGATTTTGATGAGGACCAACATCATGCGCTCACCACAGAGAATAATCAAATAATGATTTCGATGGGGACCAAAAGGGGTGAAATTACTAGGTTAAAAGAAACAATTCAAAATCTTATTGACGGTGGGATTTGTAAAGCTTGTAATAGAAAACTTGATGATGTTGATAACACCGAACATATTAATAATCATACAATTTTAATCGAAGAGCTTGAAAAGAATATCATAAATCTTCATGAAAGACAGCAAGTTGTGCTGAGCGAATTATCAACTTTAAATGATACCAAAAAACTTGTTGATGAAAAGAACAGAATTGAACTTGACAAAGACAGAATTGAAGTTGAAATTGGTTCTTTACGAAACAAAATTGTTTCTAAGAAAAATGATTTGAAAAAATACAAATTAAATGAAGAAGCAATAGAGTTTAATAGAAGCGTTGATGCCGAAGTAAATATGATTAAAACAAAATTAGCTGTTGCAGATTTCACTAAAGACGATACGTTATCAAAGTTGGAGAAAATAAAGCAAGAGATTAAGTTGAATGAAGATGCAATTGTATTTAAAAAGGATATGATTGAACAAATTAAGAAGGAAGAAGAAATTGAAAGAATTTACAAACTCTACATTGATTTAGTTGGTAAGAAAGGTATTAGTAAATTGGTATTACGCTCAGTTCTACCAGTAATCAATGCTGAAGTACAGAGATTATTGGACGGTGTGTGTGATTTTGAAATTGAGATATTTATAGATGATAAGAATGATGTGCAATTCTTACAGAATAAGGATGGAATTTCAAAAGCGCTTAAATCTGGTAGTGGATTTGAGAAAACAGCGGCAAGTTTAGCCTTAAGAGGGGTTTTAGGTAAGCTATCAACCCTTCCAATGCCTAATTTTATCACCTTTGATGAGGTTATGGGTAAGGTGTCTAATGAGAATCTTGAGAAGCTTAAGCCCTTGTTTGATAAGATTAAAAACATGTATGAAATTGTCTTTTTGATTACACACAATGATATTGTGAAGGATTGGGGTGATAATATTGTTACAGTTAAAAAAACTGAAAATGTATCGGAAGTAACGGTAAGTTAAAATACGTTAAGTATATTTGTAAAAAAAAAAGATAAAACATGAAATTTAGAAATTATTGCATAGTCGTAATGGGGGACACACAAAACGTTTTAGCGGAAATCATCAAGGTTTCCGAGACAAAACCAAATGTTTTGGACGCAAAGGGAATATTAATAGCAACATTCTCTTCAGTCGCAGAACCTAGAGAATTAACCGATTATTTTAAACTAAATGGGCGAAATTTCCTAATTTTCGACCTGAATTCTGAAAATTCGGGTTTCCATATGGTAAAAAATGAAATAAACGAGGGGTTATTTGGCTTTTTGAAAGATATGAATGATGAAACGCTTAAAGAAAAGACCAATAACCTTATCCATGAAATAAGTTCCACAACTGTTACAAGAAGTTTTAAACAAAAAGATAATCAAGTTGATAATATTACGCTAGAAGAAAAATTACAATTAGCGGTTGAAAATGAGGACTTTGAACTTGCAGTAAAGTTGAGGGATGAAATTGCTAAGAAGGAAAAATCAATCAAAAAAACCAGGTAAAAATCTTGACTTTTTGAGTATTTTTCGTATATTTGTAATTATCCGAGTAATATAACAATTTTATAGAAATGATTATTTAATGACCAAAAAATTTGTAAATTTTGATGATGAAAGAAGCTTATCAAAGTATTTTAAAGACCTAAGGAAAACAACCCTTTTAACCCCAGACGAAGAAACAGAATTAGCAAAACAAATTAAAGAAGGTAACCAAGAAGCCGTTGAAAAATTGGTAAATGCGAACCTTAAATTTGTTGTTTCAATCGCTAAAGATTATCAAAACCAAGGCTTACCTTTATCTGATTTAATCAGCGAAGGAAACTATGGCCTAGTAAAAGCTGCCACAAGATTTGACCACACCCGTGGGTTTAGATTTATATCATACGCTGTATGGTGGATTAAGCAATCAATTATTCAAAGCCTTAATGAAAATGCAAGAACAGTAAGGCTTCCAGCCAATATTATCAATAAGCTTTCTCAACTTAAAAAAGAAATTGAAAAGTTTGAGTTTGAGAATGAGCGTGAACCAATCTATGGTGAAATCTTAGATGAGAACAATGAACCAGTTGAATTATTCACACATCCAAAATGCAACTCATTGAATGAGGTGATAAATGAAGATGGTGATGAGTTAATTGACCTTATTGTTGTTAATGACGAAGAAGCTGAAAAGCTTTTTATTGACAACAGGATTAAAGATGAATTGAATAAAACACTTTCTGTATTGGATGAAAGAGAAAGAAACATCATTGAATGTTATTTTGGTATCAATACAGACTGTGAGCCTATGACACTTGAGGCGATTGGCGAAAAATACGATTTAACCAAAGAAAGAATCCGACAAATTAAAGAAAAAGCCATTAGAAAATTAAGACACAATGCTCATAGTCTTTACAGTTTAATAAGAGAGTAATATTTATTGTAAAAAATACTATGAAGTTTAGATTTAGTTTTCTAATAGCCTTATCAGCTGCATTAGTGGCTGGTTGTGCCGCATACTATTCAGTATTCGGCCTCAGCCAGTTATTTGCTGGTGCTAGCATGGCGGTTATCATAATGGCATCCAGTTTGGAGTTCGCCAAAATTGTAAGCGTATCATTTTTACAAAGATATTGGTCAAAAGTATCAAAAAGTTTAAAGGCTTACCTTGTAATAGGCGTTTTTATCCTTGTGTGTATAACATCAGCTGGTATCTATGGGTTCCTATCAAATGCATATCAAAAAACAGCACACAAACTTGAAATAAGCGAAGGTGAGCTTTCGGTTATCAATAGTAAAAAGGCTTTGTTTGATAAGAATATTCAAGATAACCAAGCAATCATCACAACCAAATCAGCACGTCTTTCTCAATTAAATAACTTGAGAACAACTCAAGAATCTAGAATGGATGCCGCAACAAGTAACGGTGAGAAAAATAGAATTAGGAATGACATCAATACTGCAACAAAGGAAATTGAAAAATTAAACACTGAAATTGATGCATTGAATGTTAAGAATGTAATCGCAACAGATTCATCAAATACATATGCGAACAAGGCTATTCAATCTAAAGCGGGGAATTCTGTCGCATCTGAAATAGGCCCTTTAAAATATCTTGCAGAACTTACGGGTAAACCAATGGATAAAATCGTAAATTGGTTTATTTTGTTGTTGATTTTTGTATTCGACCCATTAGCGGTTGCGCTTGTTATTGCAACCAACAAAATGCTTCAAATTGAACATGATGGTGACGAAGAGAAGAAAAATAAATCACCTCTTTTGGACCCACTTAAAAATCTAATTAAGAAAAAATCAGAACCCGTAGAGGAAATAGAACCAGAACAAGCCGTTGAACCAGAACAAGCCGTTGAACCAGAACCAGTAGAGGAAATGGAACCAGACCACGCTGTTGAGGTAGAACCAGTCCCAGAAGGTCCAGAAATCGTTTTTAAGACCAAAAAAGAGCCCGTTATCCCAACAGGTAAGGTAGAACTTCAAGATATAAAGGAAATCAAGGAATCGACCAATAGAGGCTTTTCACAGCCAATCCCAAAACCATCTAATAATGTTATTCAAAGGATTGGTTCAAATAAGTTCGTAAAGAATAACGACCAAAGTAGTGTATACTTTAAGAGATGATAGATGATAAGACATACGAGCTACCAGAAACGAACTATTTTAAGGAGCAGACAATTAAAAAACAAATAGTTATAGCCCATTCTTCCTTAAGCGGAATGGGCCATATCATTAAATGGAGGCACCGATTAAACGGTTCTTACAAGAAAACAGCCGCATTTACAATAGATTTAGCTGGAAACATATACCAACACTTTGACCCAATATATTTTTCTGAATTGTTTGGAAATCTTGAACAAGATAAGCAATGTATTCAGATTTTGCTTGAAAATGAGGGCTGGTTAATTAAAAATGAGGAAAAAAAACAATTTCTTAATTGGTGTGGACATATTTATAATAGACCAGAAGATGTTATTGAGAGAAAGTGGAGAGGCTATACATTTTGGGCACCATATTCTGATGCACAGATTGAAGCAACAAGGAAACTGGTAAATAAATTATGTGACGATTTCTATATTAAAAAGGAAGTAATTGCACATAACACTAAAGTTGACAACCTTGATGGTATTGAGGGGGTCTTGTATAAAAGCAATTTTGAAAAACATTATACAGACTTAAGTCCAGCTTGGAACTGCGAAAACTTTAAATATAAGTTAGAAACACAATGAAAAAATCTATGATAAACGAACACGACATGACCAAAAAGATGATGGATATCATCAGGGGTGGATTAATAACCGAATCCAACGAAGGTAATGATGTCATCTCACCGTCACAAAATGACCCAACATATAAAGAGGAGTTAAAAAAATTTGCTGATACGGTAGATGCTAGGGTTCAGTTTACAAAGTTTAAAATTTATCCTAACGATAAAAATGTCCAACTTGACGGTAGATTGGATTCGGGTATTAATTTCTTTATGGATGTTAAAGCTATGAATCTTAGTATATCAATTACTGACCCACAGGGTAATCCACTAAGAATTTACATTGATGATGCTATTTTAGCCACAATACAGAAGCTTGATGGATACTATAAGAATTGGTCAGAAGAGTGGGGTAAAAAATTATTAACTGAGTATAAACCAAGAGTATGAACGAAAAAGACCAATCATTCATTAAAGATTTGAAAGAATCAAAAATTGGTAAACTTATCTCAAAAATCTTTTGTATGATAAATAGAAAGACACTTATTGACATTATCATAGTGATAATCCCAATATTACTTATTTGGATTTACTTTACTGGAACTAAAACCCCACAAGAAGTTAAAGACGCATTAAAATCAAATAAGAAAATTGAATTAAAGGTTGACAGCCTTAAACAAGATAATCAATTCATTGTAGAAAGAATGTATGAACTTGAAAAGAAACAAACATTATTCTTTGATATGATTAACCAAAACAATAGTCTCATTAAAGAAAATAACAGAGAATTACTTAGATTAAAAAGAATTTATCATGAAAAAATTAATTCTATTAACGACTATAATGTTAGTCAGCTTGATAGCTTTTTCACAAAAAAATACAAAGAATTCTACAACAGGTGATAGTATAGTTGTATTACCTAAGGCTGTAGCTAGAGAAGTTGTTAAAGATATCATAAGAAAGGATTCATGCCAAGACCAATTGAATGTCATGCAATCGAACTTAAACTTATCCCAAAAGAATAATGACTTAAAAGACAGTATTATTCTTAACCAGAAGTCTCAACTTGATTTATGGGATGAAAAGGGTAAGAATTACGAAACAATGCTTACGCTTAAAGACACAGAAAAGAAAAACCTTGAAATGGCGATTAAACCGCTACAAAATGAGTTAAAAAAAGCCAAACGTAAAGTTGTTAGAACCGAAATTGGAGCAGGGGCTGTCATTTTATTTTTAGGTTACCTACTAATTCGATAAAAATAATAGAAAATATACTTAAAAAGGAGACATTACGTCTCTTTTTTTGTTTTTTAGGGGATATTTATATATTACTAACAACCAATCAGTTTATTATGAAAATCAATGAAGAATTGAAAAAATCAGATGTCGATAAGGCCATTAAGGTATATATGGACAGCACTGAATTTAAGGTAAAAATAGAGAAAATTGTAAAAGACAGGCTTAAAAATGAAAAAGAGCTTGAGGATAAGGTTGTTGAAATCACAAAAAACGTGTTAACACAATTATATAAAACCCTTTGGGTCAAAAGAGGTTTCTGGAAAAGCAATTTATCCAACAAAAGCGATTAATATGAAAAAGATAAAATTAACGAAAGAACAAGTTGACATGTTGAAGACAAGATTGAACGAATCAGAAGACATTTCTGGTGGTATCAATAGGGTTAACAAACAATTTAAGTCAGATTTTAGAAATGCCGATGTTCAAAATCTATCTGAAGAACCTTTCAACATTACCAATTCAATTAAAGGGATACCAAATTCTAAAATGACCAATAAAAAAGAACTTAAGCTTAGTGAAGACGCTAATGGTGCTGTTGAAATGATTAAGTATTTTGCGGATTTGGTGTATAATAATCCATCACAAAGAGGCTTATCAACATTTTTTCAAGAGAATGGAATTACATGGGGCGATATTGCCGCCTACCTTACAAGTGTTGGTATCTTAGGAATAGCTGGTGGTGGAATACATCGTATTGTTAACATTTTCAGAAAAGCCTATAAGTCAAAGGAAGAGAAATTGGCCGACATACCAAATATTGCTAACAAAGCTATTGCATCAATACAACAAAACCCAGAAAAACTTCTTGCTATACATAAAGAGAGGGGCGGTAAACCTATTGGCTTAGATGCTAAGGTTGCAGCACAACAAAAACCAGCCTCTGGTTGGGAGAAAAAACCAACTGGTTTTAACCCGAATAGATTTACTCCAGCGACAAAAACTGCTGGTCCAGACATGCCATACATGGAAACGAATGAAAGTAATTATTTTGAAGAAGAAGACTGCCAAACGGATTTTCCAAGTAAATCGGATGCTTTTAGGGGTGAATATATGAATTATGAAATTGCGCTTTTAAACAGTAACGATGGTTCATATATGTTTGATTATGGTGAAATTCCTAGAGAAGAATTACCTAATCCTAAATGTGAATTAGATGTTGAGGATATAGCAATGTACGTTAGTAGAAATTATAAAAATAATTCCATCATTAAGACTGGTAATTCATTAAAAGAATATCTTGAAGGTCATGCTGATTTGATTAAACTAACGGAAGAAGTTAAACAATGGCTTCGTAACACATACGTAAAAGATAAGAAATTTGTTGATGTTGTAGACAAATTAATGGAAACAACATCAGCAGCTAGTTCTGGTGCATTCACCGCACCATTTGGCGGTCCAGTGAATAAAAGAGACAACGCAAATTCTGACTACACACCAGCAAAACAGTTGGAGATAGTAAATGATGAAGAGTTAGCTGAAGAAGATGTTATTGAGGAAATGACAGCCGCTGGGTCACCAACAGGAGACCCAAGCTCCACGACTACTGGCCAATATGTTCAGCCAAGGATATGGGCTAAGAATGAGAAAAATTGGGCTGGTAACAAGAAGACACAGTACCCAAATGGTGAAATGGTAAAGTTTGACCCATGTACTAAGTTAAACAATAATAAGAAGGCCCAGAATGGCGGTTGTAGCCAAGGCGCTGCGAATAATGTTGTTAAGACTTATAAGACAAAAGACTCAGTCATTTCAAAAAACGAGAGTATTTATGAACAGGTTGCAACCAAAACTGGTAGGTCAATAGAAGAGGTAAAAAATCTAATTCAAAATCGAATAAATAAGGATTTACATAAAAATTAAGATATTTATATTAAAATAACACACATGGATAAGAACATAATTAGACAGTATTTAAAGGAAACGTTTTTATCAGAAGCGACAACACCTGCTGAGAAATTGGGTAACCAAATTAGAGGCAAGAATAAAACAGCCAATAAGGATGGTGTTAACGCTATTGCTAAAGACATGGAAAAATACGAAAAAAGTCTAACCAAGCCTGACGCCAACGCCAAAGAAATGGCTCAGAACAAGTTCAACTATACCAACGATGAGGAAAAAACATATCATGATGAAATGGAAATCATGAATGGTATGGAAATGAACAAATATGATAGGGAGCCAGATAAGCTTTTTAAAGATAGGGCATTGGAAGGAATTGAAGGTAGTTCTAGGATGGGAAACAACCCAGAGTGGGCAAATGTCGTACCAGAACAACAAGGGTTTACAGGTCCTGAATTTGGGAAGAAATTGGTTAAAAAAATCAAAGATTCCGAAAAGAAAAGAAACGAACAAACACCTACAACCAAAATGTTTGGTGATGATTGGGAGGTTACAAAAGATAAATCACATAAACCATATGCTTTTGAGTCTGAAGATAAATCAAAAAAGACTAACGAAAAACCAAAGGACGACACAAAAAAAACCGATAAAGAAAAAGCTGCCGATGCAATGAAAGGTCTTGACGCCGATTACGAAAAAGATAGTCGAGGTCAAGAATATGGCGTTAATTCAATTGATGAAACACAAAATAAAAAACAACCACAAATAAAGGAAACTATGAAAAGACTTAAATTCAAAAAAGAGTTTAACGGTGTTGGTAACGCCATTAAAATGATACCTGAATCTTACAAAGTAGATAGTAAGGTATTTGAAATGACCGACGGAAACGAATCGTATAGAGTTCGTTGGGAAGGTTCATTAACCGAGGGTAAAGCCGTAGTTCTTATGGCATCCGATAAAAAAGTCGTTAACGAAGACATTCAAAAGATGAGACACCTTATGGGTTATAAGTCTGAAGAAACCCTAGGTACCGTTAAGGGTAAGGATAGAATTACTGAGAACGACGCTTTCGCTGACATTTACAAAAAAACAAAAAAGCTATTGGAAATGGAAGACATCGAAGGTCAGGATGCTGAGAAAGAAGCACCATTTGAAGAAGCAGATGTTAAACATGCCCCTGAAGCTAAAAAGCATATCCAAGGTTCCGTTTCAACAGAAAAGGGAACACAGGCACCAAAACCAAAAGAAGGTTTCTGGGATAAAATATCAATGCCACAAGCTAGCGACGCTAAGAAGCATGTAGAAGGTTCAACTTCAACAGAAAAAGGAACAAAAGCACCAAAACCAAAAACTGGTAATTGGGAAGAAGCTACTTCTTCAGCACCTGAAGCAACAGAACACATTGAAGACAAAAAAACAAAAATGTCAACTGATGCTAAGAAGGGTAACTGGGAAGATGTAAAAAAAAAAAGCATAGCTGAATCTGAAATCTGGGAAGATGATGAAATGGATGGATTAAGCGACGACCTTGAGTCAATGAGAATGAGACCAGATATGGAAATGACAGATACGCCAATGGATACACCAATGGATGATGTTGATGGGGATGATGAAAATGATAATGCATATGATGCTGGAGATGATAACACCTTCTTAAAAGGAGATACAACCTTAGACGCCCCAGATGTTGAAGACAGAGCTGAAAAGATTAGCGCTGCCGATATTAAAAAGGCCGAAAGACCAGACCCAGCAGCATCAATTGAACCAGCTGATGACGATATTGATGTTAAAACAGTTTCAACAGCCAATGTGAAATTGTTATTTAGTGCACGAACAGGTAAACCAAATTTGGTTGTAAGAGGTGTTGATGGTAAACCCCAATCAGCAGAAGAGGTTCCACCACAGTATCTTGAGTTAGCTAAAAAACACCCTGAAATTGCATTAGAAAAAATCAGAGCAGAAAAAGCTGCGATGATGCCAGCAATGGATGATGAGTTAATGGAATCTGTAAGAAAAGACATAGCCAAAGAACTCAAAAAAATACGTAAATAAATCACTATGGCAAAAGCAAAAGGCGGCGCATCAGCCACAAACAAAATCAGTTTTGGAAAAAAAAGCACAGGTAAAGCTAAAAAATCTTTTAACAAACATGATAAAAGTGAAAAAAATTACCGTGGCCAAGGAAGATAAGAAAACCCCCAGAGTATCTGGGGTTTTTCATTTTACTAATATTTATTAATAAATCACAATATTGATTTTTTTTGTTTCACTATTATATTTGTGACATGATAAGCAATAACAAAGGAATTGGGTTTATAAACTATCTAAATAAGCCAATGAGTAAAGAAAGTATTTTGGTTCTTTATGCGGCGCATAATATAAAGTACGAAAAATGCGAATTGTATAGTGATTTTGTACAATTGTTAATAAACCTTATTTTTGCTACCTATTTAGGTGATGAAATAACCACACAAACTGAACAAAAAAATCATTTTAAGTGGTGCTGGAATAAGAATGTGGAAAATTTTAAGTTGGAAGGTATTAATGTTGATAGCCAAAAACTGTATAAATACTTTTTCGATTTCATGTTCCAAGTCTTTTATACAGTACCAAAAACAGAAACCGAAAAGGCCAATGAGAATATCCTAAAATTATGGAAATATATCTTAGATTACAACAATAATAAGAGCAAATCTGACGTAGACACGCTAATAGAAGTCTATAAATTATTTGAGTCTGGGACAAATTTTGAACAAAAATAGCCCTTTTACTTGATTTTTTCAAATGTTTTATTAAATTACCCACATGGATTCACAAAGAATAATCACTATTATATTAACCGACCTAAGTCTTGAAAATCTAAAGCTTCAAGAAAACTTAGAAAAAGCCATTAATTCATCTGATGGTATTGACACAAAGGTCCATAAGGTAAAAGATACCCTTAGGTCATTAGCAATTAATGAGTTGATGATAAGTAAATTTCAAACATTAATATCAAAAACAAATAACACACAAGAAAAAGAAAACGAAAATGGATAAGTTTACAGAATTAGAACAATTAGTCGCTTCAATGAAAGAAGATGTTACTAAATTTTATGAGAAAAGCAATAAAGCTGCTGGTGTTAGGGTAAGAAAATCTTTACAAGATATCAAAGCCCTTGCACAAGAAATAAGAAAACAAATTTCAGAAAAAAATTCTGAAGATAAAAAAGCCTAAGTATGTGGATTGACATTATCAATAAAATATTAATGGTTTTGTTTTTTATGTCATTGCTGAATTCAGCAAGACACGCATATTACTTTTTACAGACATGGTTTACGTCAACACAAGAGCAACCACTAAAGTATAGGGTATCAGCAAAGTCTTTAATGTTATTGGGTATATCGTTAGCATATTTGTTAGCGAGTATCTTCACAGGAATAAAAATTTAACGTTTCAATGGCAAATTTACAAAAAGCATTAGATGCATTACAACCATATGTTATTGGTATCCGTTATTTAGAAGGATATCCAGTAATTGATGTAATATTTAAAGATGGATGGACATTACCAGAATCTGAAGCAATAAAAAAGGTTAAAGGTGATGAGGGATTAAATTATTACATGCTCTTTAGTGAAAAAGACGGCATTGGTTTAGATGAACTTTTAGAATACGTTGATTTAGTGATTAAAGTTAATGTTGAACGAGAAAAGAAACATGAACTTTTAAAAGAAAAAGTCAATGAACTAAAAGAACTATTTAAAAAGACCCCATTAGCAAAACTAAAGCGCTTAAAATTTTCATTTAATGACGAAGAGTTGGTACCAGAGCTAGAAGACTTTGATTTAACAGAAGAACCAGAAAGCAATGTTGTATCAGGACCATCAATCCAACCTACACAAGTTGTTTCTGATATCGAAATTGATGAGGTTCAAAGACCAGACATGACAGAATATGATGACGATGAAGCCGAAATCTTGGCTGAAGAACAAAGAGCTGAGAATTATCGTAAGATGAAAGAAGCACAATCTAAAAATGGTCAGGTTAGAAAAATTTCACAGACTATCGAATTACCACCAAAGAAAACGATTCAAAATGCAATAGACGATACTGGTGATTGCGATTGTGGGCCAGAAGAAGCATGTCCGAAATGTATTGAAAATAAAGACCTATAAAAAAACCCCAGTTAATCTGGGGTTTCATTATTAAAGGCTCTTTCAAAAGCTTCTTGAATTGTATGAATTAACCATACACCACCTGTGGATAACAGTCCATGAAAAAAAATACATAACCATGGATTTAAAATTTGAATTGGTGTGGGGATTTTAGCAAGCAATAATATAGCGGTGATTGCAAAACCCATCCACGTACCTAAACACATAAAACATGTGAATAGTTTATGTAGACTATAACCACCAGTTCCAAATTTAGATAAAAAGTTTCTAAAACCTTCAAATATGGAGCCAAATATCATATTATTACAGGCACCATATGAAATAAGTAAAAATACTAGTACATTCATATTTTTTTTATTTAAAACTATGAAAATACTTGAAAAAATCAATACAATTTTGTATATTTGTTAAAAAAGATACTATGAATGTGACAGACCAAATGTTAACAAAAGAGATTCAACTTGCTGAAAGAGAGCGAGAAATGTTTGAATATACAAACAACCTAAAAAAGACCCAACTTATTGATGAAATCAAAAACGGGCTTGGTGAGGAAATAAAGGAACAACGTGGAAAAGTAGTTTTTATTAAACGACCATGGCATTACAAACTAAAAATGTTCCTAAAGAAAATATTTACAAGATTTTAATATGACATATGAAAAATTAATCAGGACGGTATCTGAAATCGTTGACAACCCAGACATTGAAAAGAATGGCTTGGTTCTAGTATATGAATTACCAGAATCAATACATAATAAAATGAATGAGGAATTGTTTTATAAATTAAAACAGGGTGTAATCTTTGTTCCAGCCGATGTATTTGAAATTGAAATTGAGGGGATATTAATAAGATTCAAAAAGAATAATCAAACATCATAACATGGCAAAAAATGATGTACAAGTTAAACAAGGTAAAGAGGCTGAAGAGAAATTTTTAAAAATTTTTCCATTGATTAAAAAAGCCTCAAAATATGAGGATATACACAAACATTGGGATGTTATGGTTGAAATTGATGGCGACCCTGTAAAAGTTGATGTAAAAGGTATAAAGAACGACGATAGGTTTGACCCATACCCAAATGAAAATATTAATTGGGTTGAAATTCAAAATTCCGATGGAAACATAGGCTGGCTTTATGGGGATTCGGATGTAATAGCATTTGAAACAGATGAATACTTTATTCTTGTTGGTACGTTAAAACTACGGCGTTTTTTGGAAAAAAAGATGGCTTATACTCAAGATACAATTAAGGATATCAAACCAAAACATGTCAAAGACCCATATGTTTTCTTTCAAAGAAAAAACCGAAAAGACATATTAGTTAAGGTCAAAACAATTGATTTAATGCACATAAAATATCCTCAGTAGAAAAAAAACAAAAAAAAGTTGGGGAAAAAGTTGCAAATCGTTAATTTTCTTCGTATATTTGTAACTCTATAATAATCCAAAACAATTTATTGAAAAAAAATTTTTTATGAGCACTTTATTAAACGCTTTACAGACAAACAATTCATACACTGAAAACGGTATGACTACAAGCACACCATCTTTGAACAGTTGTGTAAACCTGTTCTTCCAGATTGGTGCTATGCGTGGCCAAGATAAGCAACGTCTTATCAACGCATTTGTTAAAGCGTATAATGAGGACGCTTTAACTGCCATGAAGCTATTGTTCTGGGCACGTGACGTAAGAGGTGGTGCTGGAGAAAGACAAATCTTCAGAGACATCGTTGCGCACCTTGCTGAAACAAAGACTGATTCTTTAGCAAAGAACTTGTCATTGTTCCCAGAGTATGGTCGTTGGGATGACTTGCTTGTACTTGTAGGTACAAGGCTTGAAAATCAAGCCCTTGAGCTTATTAGCAAGGGTCTTGCCGACAAGAATGGCCTATGTGCTAAGTGGATGCCACGTCCAAATGGTGGTAACAGGGAAAGCAAGCGTCAAGCTACTGCTCTTAGGAAGTATTTAAACCTTTCACCAAAAGAATATCGTAAGCTATTGGTTAGCTTGTCTAACACAGTAGAACAATTGATGTGTTCTAAGAACTGGAGTGCAATTGAGTATTCTAAATTGCCTTCTAAGGCGATGTCTGATTACATGAAGGCATTCTCTAAGAATGACTTGGAGAGATTCCAAGCATACTTGACTTCACTTGAAAAAGGTGAAACAAAGATTAATGCTGGTGCTTTATATCCATACGATATTACCAAGAATTTGAGATTTGGTAGTGCAAGGGGTGCAGATGCACAGTGGAAAGCACTTCCAAACTATATGTTGAACAATAACGAAATGTTGTTACCAGTTGTTGACGTATCTGGCTCAATGAGCTGTTCAGCTGGTGGTAGCAAGAACGTAACCTGCATGGATGTATCTATCTCACTAGGTTTATACATTTCAGAAAGAAACGAAGGCCCTTTCAAAGATGCGTTCATCACTTTCTCAACCAATCCAAAACTTCAATACCTTAAGGGGTCATTGAGTGAAAGATACAACCAATTGGCAAGAGCTGATTGGGATGGTTCAACAGACATCGAAGCTGTGTTCAAGTTAATCTTGACCAAGGCTAAGCAATCAAATGTTGCTCAGTCTGAAATGCCAACCATGATTCTGATATTATCAGACATGGAATTCAATTCCGCAACTGGAGGTGGTTGGGGCCGTAGCAGCGGTTGGAATCCAACTGCTCAGCAGATGATTGAATCTATGTACGCTGATGCAGGGTACAAGATGCCAAAGGTTGTTTATTGGAACCTTAATGCAAGGAACGATAACTTCCCTGTTCAGTTCGATAAGCAAGGAACAGCCTTGGTATCTGGATTCAGCCCATCTTTACTTACCAACTTGTTGGCAGGTAAAGACCTGACACCAATCAGCATGATGTTCGCTGTGATAAACAGCGAACGTTACGCACCAGTAACTATTTAAGAAAAAAATACTTTAGCTTGTCTTAAAAAAGGTGTATACTGCAAACCTAAAACACTTAAGATTCAATTGCTAAAACAGAAACGTAGGTCTTTTAGTATTGTTTCTACCTTTAAACCGATTAGGGTAAATTAGACCGACCCAAAAATCACTATAATTTTAGAAACAACCTTCAAACTGAGTTAGAAGTAAATGCTCCCACATCTTGGAGACTAGCTTAAAGTATTTTAAAGGCCCACAGAAATGTGGGTCTTTTTTTTATTTACTATTTACACTTTGAAAAAAAAATCATAGTCTTGAGTATAATTTAACAACTATGTATATCCTAGTAAAAAAAATCGATGAATACAAAAGCAAAACTCATAAGAATAGAGTAGTACCTGAGTTTATAGTGTATTTAATGATTGACGATACACCAATTGAAGCAATTACAGCATTTGGCGAAGAACAAAAAAATTCGGCAATTCTTGATTATTACAATAAGTTTGCATGGCAAACAAATATAGAAATACTAGAAAAAAACTAAACATGAACGAAACAACACAACACCCATTGGTTTTGGTATTTTACCTTGACCGTGAAATGATGCTAAACCCTGAGATTCTTAAACCTTTTGCAGAATCTATTAATCACATGATTAATTATAAAAAAATGAATGCTATTGCTCTCTTTATGTCAACTGATGGTGAAGAGAGGGTTGAATGTTTAAATCCAGTTGTGGTACCAAAACTTGAAATGGATAAGGTGGCCAAAATGATTGATGACATTTCAAAACAATTTGGTGTTGGGGATGAAATTGATGATTTACCAGAAGAAAATATTACCAATTAAGGCCTAGTTGTTGTACGCCAAATTTTGGTGTATGACCACCCAGTATTTTCTTGAATAATATCATATAAACGGTTTGCTGTTGCTGGTGTCGCTGTACCCATAAACAGCAAACTTTTTATTTTTTGTTTTTTTGCTGTTTTAGCTAATGTATGATGTAATCTTTGGGCATCAGCCTTACATTTACAAATAACCATATCAAATTGTTCTTCATTATAGATAAGAAGCTTATTATTGACCACAATTACTTGTTTAGTCATTTTCTTCTTATAGGCCCCAGAAACTAGCCTTTTAACCACTTCTTTTATTGTTGGTCTGTTAGCCTTCGGGTCCATTCCAAACACCCAGAATCGTTCTTCTATTTGGTATGGAGCAGAATCAATGATTGTCCACTCACCAATTGGTTTTTCAATATAAGTTCTTCCAAAATCATCCCTTATTGTCCTAAACACATCACCCTTTTCAGTTGGTTTAACCACACAAATTTCATATTTTACGGGTTTGATTTTCTTTGTGTTTAAGTATTTTTTAGGGAATATAACCTTTTGATTCTCATCAATTATCTTCCAATAGTTGGTAAAAGCGGTTTCCCTCTTTTTACATTTATGTAGAGTTTTTTCGTACTTTCCGTTTTTTGTTATGATTATCCTGTATATCAATGAATTTGTTTTTTAATGAAAAATAGCGTATATTTGCATAAAAATAAATAGATGGCTAAAAGGGATTATTATGAAGTTCTTGGATTAAACAAGAGCTGTTCACTTGACGATATTAAAAAGGCGTATCGTAAGTTAGCAATGACACATCATCCAGATAAAGGTGGTGACGCTGATGCGTTTAAAGAAATTACCGAAGCATATGAAACCTTATCTGATAAAGATAAGAGGCACAAATATGACTTATATGGTCACCAACAGCCAAATATGGGTGGTGCAGGTTACAACCCAATGGAAGAATTTCTTAGAAAATTTGGAATGTCAGGATTTAGCCAAAAACAAGCAAATAGGGGACCTGATATGAGTTTGATTGTTAAATTAACTCTTGAGGAGGTTTATTCTGGTGTATCAAAGAAATTCAAATATCAAAGAAATGAAACATGTACAAATTGTCATGGAAAAGGTGGTAGCAATCCAAAGATTTGTACCACATGTAATGGCGGTGGTATGGTTGTCGAAATATTAAAAACACCTTATGGCGATATAAGAAACGTACAAACTTGTCCAACATGTGCTGGCGCTGGTGATGTATACGAAACATCTTGTGATGCGTGTTCTGGAACTGGAGTTAAATCAGTCGAAGAAACTCTTGATTTAGGGATACCAGCTGGTGTTGCCGATGGAATGCGGATGATAATGGAAGGTAAAGGACATGCCGCTAAAAATGCTATTGCTGGTCATTTGATAATAACTATTATGGTTCTCCCACATGAAAAATTTGTTCGTGTTAATGATGACCTAAAGATGACGATAAAAGTAACTTATCCGCAACTTATTTTAGGTGATAAGATAGAGGTACCAACAATAGAAGGTGGAAAAATAAGAATATCTTTACCTGAATTATCTAAAGTTGGGAAAGTGCTTAGAATTCAGAATAAGGGGTTAAAACCAATGAACTCAGATGTTCGTGGTGATATGTTAGTTGAAATTGACTTGCTTGTACCAAACCAAATTTCTGATGAAGAGAAAGATTTAATAATTGAATTGAAAAAACTTGGGGAGAAAGTTGCAACTCAGTGATTATTTTAGTATATTTGTATATTAAAATCACAATTATCTATGGCAAAATTTGAAGAAGTATTTGAAGACACCCAAGAACTCTTCAGTAGATTTGTTGACCAGATTGATAACTTAAGAGAAGTTAATATCAAAATTCTAGCCAACAATCGATTGAAAGAAATCGGAAAAGTCGTAAAAGCAAACGACCTTTTGAAACACATGACCAACGAGGATATCATCATCCTTTTGAATGAGACCATTTTTGAACAACTTGAAACTGAGCAAAAAGAAATGGTTATTGAAGAATTAATTGCTCAAATCTATTTTGACGATGAACGAGGAAAAATCGTTATCATTAAGCCTGACGTAAACACATTCTCCTTATTGCTTCGTAAGTATGGTTACGACAAGTATGAAACATTACACGAGTCAATAAAAGCGCTCTTTGCACAAGGTGAGGAAGAAGCAGCCGAAAATCAACAGTAATGACCAGAGATGAAATCGCTGAAATAAATCCAGACGCTTTATTTTGTGATGGATTTGATGATGCAATTTTAGGGCTTGCTGAAAGACCTAATCTTGGCCCCGTTGCCGCGTATTCAATTGAAACCATGTTACAAATTATGGTTGAAAGAGATGGTATGACATACGAAGAAGCATATGAATATTTTGACTTTAATATTCGTTGCGCTTGGGTCGGAGATAACACACCAATTTACATAACAACAGAACTATGAATCTAACGAACGAATTTAGAGATTACGCCATTAAACATATGGGCGTTACAGGAATGGAATTTTACAATTGGGAACAGATTCAAAATAGAATCTATGGTACCCAAGCATCATTAACACCATACATTCTTGAAGAAAGGCCGTTAAATGTCACTCAGATGGATATCTTCTCAAGAATGATGATGGACAGAATTATTTGGCTTGCTGGCCCAGTGAATGACAGGATGAGTACTGTTGTTCAAGCACAGTTGATGTTCTTGGACACATTGGATAAAAATGACATTACTCTTCACGTAGACACACCAGGTGGAAGTGTAAAATCTGGTTTATCAATTGTGGATGTAATGAACTATGTATCATCTGATATAGTTACTATCAACACAGGTATGGCAGCTAGCATGGGTAGTATTTTATTGGGTGCTGGAACCAAAGGAAAGCGTCATTCACTAAGATTTAGCCGTGTAATGCTTCACCAAGTATCAACAGGGGCTGAAGGTAACATCCAAGATATAAGACGCTCAATTGCTGAAGGTGAGAAGTATAATGACTTGTTATTTGGCTTGCTCGGCGAATATACTAACAAAGACCCAAAAGAAGTTATGAAAGATGCTGAAAGGGACCTTTGGTTATCAGCTGAAGAAGCCTTAAACTACGGTATAATTGATAACATTATTACTACAAAACCAAAAGGGAAAAAATAATGCCTAAAACAGAAGTACCAGTTTTAACACCTGAGGAAAAAATTCTTTTTAGTAACTATTATAACTTAACTGAAAAGGATAAGGAGACTATCAAGGATATGAAAAAACGTCTGGGTATGACGATTGATGAAATAGCTAGAAAATATCAGGTAACACCACCAGATATTAATCGAATTATTTCACCACCGAAAAACTACGGTAAATGGACACCTGAAGAAAAAATGAGGCATTGGGTTGCTGGTCAACGAAGAGCTGCAACGGTAAAAAAACAGCGAGAAGAAAAAAAACTTGCAAAATAACTTGCATTTTCATCCAAAATGTAGTATATTTGTATTACATTTTGGATGACAAATGTAAAAAACGATATATTTATTATCGAAGTTCTTTAATTTATGGGGAATACAGGTATTGATTGCGTATAGTCGTAATTAGTAAGCATGTGGTGCTAGATTGGAATGCACTTTAAACTGTCTATCAAAAAACAAACGACAACGATTTTATCGTATCAGAAAATTTCCTTGACGAAGCAGTCCTAACTGTGGGTTCAGGAGAGCTTGCAGTAGCCTAATCCTGCGATGGTGGTAGCCCACTAAAAACCGTCAGTTCTGAGTTAGACGCTAAATAACTCTGTGGTTTTCTTGTTAACCATAACAGCAAGATATTGCGAAGAACTAGAAAGTTCTGTTCTAAACATGTAGAAAGCTTTTGAAGAATGCACAAGACATCGGTTCGATTCCGATATTCTCCACGATGACTTTTTTGTACCTAGCGCATATTTATATAGAAATATATAGATATGCCTAGAAAAAAAGCAAACATTCACTACTTGTATAAAACAACATGTGTTATAACAGGTAGATATTATATCGGAATGCACAGTACTAGTAACCTTGAAGACGGTTATATGGGGTCTGGTAAAGTATTAAGACGTTCGATAAGAAAATATGGTGTAGAAAATCATCTAAAAGAGATATTAGAGTTCTTTGATTCAAGAGAATTATTGGTTGAGGCCGAGAAGGAAGTTATAACATCAGATATGTTGATTGATAAGATGTGTATGAATATAGTTGATGGTGGTGTCGGATGGAATTTAAAACATAATCAGGCATTTAGAGAAAAATTACAATCAGATAAAAATTTTAGATTAGAATTTTCACAAAAAATTTCTTCTGCTAGAAAAAAAGAGTACCAAAATGGTGAACGTAAAAATGATTGGCAATTAAACTGGTTGGGTAAGAAACATTCGGAGGCCTCAAAACAAAAAATGAGTGAATCGAGCAAAGATTCTGGTTTAGGTAAACAAAATTCTCAATATGGTACTTGTTGGATAACTAAAGATGGTGAAAACAAGAAAATACGGCGAGAAGATTTAAAAAACTATTTATTAGTTGGATGGAATAAAGGCAGAAATTCTCAAATATGTGGTGAAAATATAAATAATACTAAATTATCAAAAGAAGATGTTTTAGATATAAAGAGAATGCTTGCTGAAGGTGTTAAACAAAAAACCATTGCTAATAAATTTATGGTCGCACAAGAAACAATTAGTAAAATAAATCGTGGACTGATTTGGAAATCAGTCAAATAACATTTCTTAGATAGATTCCACCAATGGACCACTGGGATTGGAACTAATAACCCCTAGTAAATCGCTTTGCTAGGGGTTTAACATTTGTAGGAAATAATAATGGGGCTTTCGCCCCATTAATTTCTTAATACTAATCATCTTCCAGTTGGCTGAACAGTTGGAACTTGCACAGCTGTTGTTGGTTGATTAGAAGTTGTTGTTGTGATAGTGGTAGTTGTAGTTGTTGTTGCAACATTCTTTTTACCACCTTTGCATCCGCATCCCATGGTTGTTAAGGTTTTTAAGGTTATTGTTATCTAGATAATAATAAATATCTCCAAACAAAAATAAAATCATGTTTCTTAAAAGTAAACATATTGTTACACTCGTAGATGAAAATTGGACAATTATCAAAGATAAAGTCAACTTGTTTAGCATCCCAAAACAGGATGAGCTAATGTATATTGATGAAAAAGAGAAGTATTATAGGATAATGTATGTTATTCATCATTTACGGCCAAAACACAATGTGGTATTGGTTTTAAGGGAGTTTACACATGATATAAAACCGACATAGAAAAAAAGTTTAAAAATATTTCGTAAAAAACTTGACAACAATCAAAAACTTTCGTATATTTGCATATATTTATTAACAGCTCTTAACTTATTGTCCAAAAAGGTGGCTACGGCAACCAAAACTTAACTGTGAACGGGGGTTTTTATTGTCTTCCCCTAATGACTCGCAAGAGTCGCAAGAAAAAAAAGATAAGACCGTCACCTTGGGATAACTTATTGAAGGAATCAGTTCAGCAAACTAAATTCAATTTCAACCAAAAAATGAAACCAAAAGATGATTCCGATAATGTCTCTTTAGTGTAATGAGCACGGCCCCGTATAGGGGGTTAGCCCAGTATCAAATCTGGAAGGGACACAAACATTGTGAGGTGGAGCAGCGGCAGCTCGTCTGGCTCATAACCAGAAGGTCGGTGGTTCGAATCCACCCCTCGCAACAACATAGCGGGATAGTGTAATTGGCAACATGCTAGGCTCATAACCTAGAGACATCAAATGCAAGTGTAGGTTCGAATCCTACTCCCGCAACAAAAAGGATTATTTCAGCAATTCAAACGCTTGTGATGCAAAACCATAATCCTGTGATATTGCAAAGGCCCTACGGGGCCGTTTGCGTTTAAAGATAGAAACCATGTTATAGCAATTTGACATAAGACAATTAGAATGATTTAAAACTCAGCTGGAAAGTTATTCCAGTATAATTGTCATATGCAAAAAAAGAAAAGAAAAGCAACATGGGTAGCAAGCTGCAAGAAAATCACATCCAAAGAGGATTTAATCCTTTTTCTCGAATCGCTCCCACATTACATTAGTACTAAAAGAACAAACGGTATTATTAATGCAGTTAAAAACAGCAATTATCAATATATCGTTTGGGTTGAAAAACGAAAATTTAGGGTTTGGTAAAACCCATTTTGAAATATGAAAAACGAAATTACACTAGAGATTAGGGCTAGCGAAGGTGGACAAGATTCCAAATTGCTAGTTCATGATATGAGAGACATCTATATCAAAGCGGCCAAAAACAATAACTTCAACTGAAGAGTTCTCGAAGAACGGGATGGCTTTGCTTCAATCTGACTAAGCGGCCAAAATGTCAAAGATTTTTTCCAAAACGAAATAGGTTCACACAGATGGCAACGTGTACCACCGACAGAAAATCGTGGTAGGGTGCATACCAGTACCATAACCATTGCCGTACTTGAAAATCAATCATTTAAAGAGATTGAAATTCTCCAACATGAACTAAAGATTGAAACAACCAGAGGTACTGGCAATGGTGGTCAACATAAAAACACCACGGACTCTTGTGTCATTATGACACATATCCCAACTGGTATAAAGGTTGTACGTGATGGTAGAAGCCAATTAAGTAATCGTGAAGATGCCTATAAAGAAATTAAACGAAGAGTTAATCACTATTATTTAACTGGTTTTATGGAAGAAGAATCTGAGACAAGAAGGGAACAGATTGGTACTGGTGAGCGAAGTGATAAACGTAGGACATATCGTGTTAAAGATGGGATTGTCATTGACCATATTACCAATAAAACAGCTAGTATAAAAGATATCTATAAAGGTCGTGTAAATTTACTTGTCTAATTGAAAAAAGTTTAGTATCTTTGCAACATGAAAAATATTTGTAAAGTTGAACTCATTTCAATAAACAAAGTAGAAGTTTTTAAGTATCTTAGAAAATATCTCAATATGGATATTGCTGAAGCGAAAGAAAAAGCCGTTGAAGGACAAATAATAGAATTTTTTAATCCAGAGGAAGCTATTAAGTTTTATAATTATCTAAGTATTGAACAATCATCTGCGAAACTTCATATTGAGAAAACATTGGATACCAGAGGATTTGTTGCCTATGATGCGTATACACTAGAACAAATTTATGAACACCATAAATATTCTAAGGAGTTTTATAATAATATAAATTTGCTAATAATAGGACATGCTCGGCATGGGAAAGATACGGTAGCCGAATTATTAAAAGAGTATTATGGAATAAATTTTATCTCATCATCTCAAGCGTGTGCCGACATTTTCATCTATAATGAACTTAAAGACAAATATGGTTATAAAACGCCAGAAGAATGTTTTCAAGATAGGATTAATCACAGAGACGAATGGTACCAAATGATTTGTGATTATAACAAAGATGACAAGGCTAAATTGGCTAAAGAAATCTTGAAGTATAATAATACCTATGTTGGTATGAGAGATTGGACTGAAATTCAAGAATGTAGAAACCAAAATCTATTTGACCTAATCATTTGGGTGGATGCATCGGAAAGACTTCCACAAGAAGATTCAAGTTCTTTTAATATAACCAAACAAGACGCAGATATTATAATTGATAATAATGGGACGTATGAGCAATTAAAAGAAAGGGTAAAAAGGCTTGGAAAATTTTTGATAAAATAAATTTGGTAATTTCAAAAATACCACTTATCTTTGTGGTATAATTGGCCCTGTGGTTGTAATGGCAGCACACCAATCTCTAAAATTGTGGGTAGGGGTTCGAATCCCCTCTGGGTCACTTGATATTTTTAACAAAAACAGTATATTTATTAAAAAACAAACAGTTATGACACACTAGATTTCTAACACAGAAAAACTTAGAGTAATCACAAGACGTGATTTATCCCTTCCACAACAATGCGTCCAAGCCGCACATGCTGCCATTGATTTTCAACACGAATACCCTCAGGTATCAACAGAATGGCATAAACAATCCAATCATTTAGCAATTCTCACAACAAAAGATGAACAGTCTTTGATAGACCTTATTGTCAAAGCCAGTCTTCGTGGTATCAAATATACCATCTTCAGAGAACCAGATATTAACAATCAAATTACAGCCGTTGCTTTTGAGGCGTCTACTGATGCAAGAAAGCTATGCAGTAACTTACCGCTATATGGTAAAGAGTTAATTACAACCAATAACAATAACTAAAATTTATAATTATGAAATAGACAATTAGAGGACCAACAGGATAATTCATATTTTAAAACAACAATTTAACACATAAATAAAAATTAACAAATAAAAAAAAAAACAAAAATATGAAACAAAATCCTACAACAGCTATTAAAGCTAAATTTTCTAACGAAGTACATAAACTTCTTGAACCTAACATTAACGTTAAAACTCGTAACAGGTGGCAGCATTCTCAAAAATACAAGCTGACCGAAGCTCAGAAACTTGAGTTGTTTGACAAGATTGTAGAACTGCATAAAGAATGCTCAAAAGAACTCACTAGTTATCAATACGATAAACGTGAAAAAAGGAGGGTACATAAAGCTCGTATTGCTCGTGGTTGGAAACCAAAAAAGAAGACCTCAAAGGAGGACTACTTAAAGTCAAATCCAGCGGCATAATAAATGGGGAAAATATTTTCCCCATTTTTTTTGGTTATGTCGAAAATTCTCCCTATATTTGCATCTGAACAAAAAATTAATATAAAAATGAAAAAATTATTTGCGTTTGTAGTAGTATCATTGATTGGTTATCAATCATTTGCACAGGATTCAGTAAAGATTACCGAAATGTCACCTGTTTTGGTTACTGCGGTTAGGGCTGATAAGTTCACCCCTATAACCCAGAAAACAATCGGGGATACAGCCATTCAGTCTAGTTATCAAGGCCAAGAGGTACCAATTTTATTGGGGTCATATCCGTCAATGTATTCAAATACAGATGGTGGTCACTCACAAGGCTATACATACGTTAGTATGCGAGGTGCCAGTCAGAATCGTATTAATATGACATTGAATAGTGTTCCATTAAATGAGCCTGAAGACCATGGTGTGCATACATCAAATTTTCCAAGTTTTATCAACGCTATTCAATCAATTCAGATTCAACGAGGGGTTGGTTCGTCAACGAATGGTAGTGCTGCATTTATTGGTTCTATTAATTTCCAAAGCAAGACAGGTTTAAACCGTGGTTCTGAGATTCAAATTGGTGCTGGTTCATTTAATACTTTCAGATTGAATGCTGCGTATTCAAGCGGATTGAAAAATAAACACGCAAGCTTTTTAAATGTTGGTATGATGACAACTGATGGGTTTAGGCAGAATTCTGGAAGCCACGGTGGTAGTATATTTTATACCCGTGGGTATTATGGTGAAAAACGCATTACTAAATTTGTTGTGTTTAGCGGATTTAGCCGAAACCAAATGGCGTGGGAGGCATCTGATGAAGATGTGCTGAAGGTTAATTATCGTGATAACCCTAGGGGTAATGACAGGAAAGACTTTTTCAATCAAACCCATATCCAAATACATAACACCAACATCTTTAATAAACAAAGTAAACTAACAAGTATCTTATTTGTTAATCACTTGGAAGGTAATTACGATGTCTTTAATAAAGAATCCTTACCAACACTTGGTTATTATGCACAAGAGAATCAATATTCAAATTGGGCTGGTTATATAACACAATATGATTACAAAAATGATAACGTAAAGCTATCTGTTGGTTTATCGTTGAATACATATAGGCGAAATCACTTTGGTACTGAATTCGTAATGGTTGACAGTAGTGTATTGAAGAGTAACTACCAAAATTATGGGAATAAAAATGAAGCCAGTAGCTTTGTTAAATTAATCTTTGGGCCTGAGGAACTCAAGATGTATTTTGATTTGCAAGCAAGGTATGTTGATTTTAAATATGTTGGGGATAAAGCATTAGGTAAATACACTTGGTTATTTACAAATCCAAAGGTTGGTTTTAAATATTTTTTGGATAAAAACACTAATGTTTACTATTCAATTGGTATGTCGCATAGGGAACCAACAAGGAATATTTTATTTAATGGTGGTCTTTACTTAACTGATTTAAACAACGTTAAACCAGAGGAAGTAGTTGACCTTGAACTTGGGGTAAACCATAAAGGTGATAAATTGACATTACAAGCAAACTTGTATTACATGTCATTTCAAAATGAAATCATTCCAGCTGGCCCGATGGGGGCAAATAGCTTACCGATGATGATTAATGTTGACAAGAGTTTTAGGAAGGGAATTGAATTTGACATTGATTATACAATTAACAAATCCTTTCAGTATAGCGTGAATGGCAGCATTTCAAACAGTCGTTTTGGTGTTGATAATAAACAACAATTATTCAGTCCTAATCGAATGTTCAATCAATCATTGACCTATACAAACAAGGCATTTTCAATGAATGTAAATCAGTCAATTTATTCTAAGGCTTATATTGACATTGAAAATCAGTTTAGCGTACCAGCATGTACAACCATTGGGTTTAATGCATCATATTCATATAAGAATCTTGTGTTGTCACTTCAAGGTAATAACATCACAAATAACAAGTTCTATTTTAATGGCTATGCGATGAACAATAAGCGATTTTTATTCCCAACGGCATTGGCAAATTATTTTGTAACCTTAAGAATTAAAATATGAAAGGACAATATCTTTACTGGGGCAACAAAAGGGGTAAGAAAGTAAAAACAATTGGTGGTATTCGTAAGATTATACGAAGGGCCAAACATATAAAGTTTATTCGTGAAGCAAAAGAAAGAGCAGATAAATTAATTACTTCCTTAAAGGAAAGAAAATTATTTGATGAGTAATGGAAATAATAGCAGTAATATTAACACTTATTTCAGCATATTACACTGTAAAGGTAAACGTGCTTTGTTGGCCCTCAGCGATTCTTGCAACGTTGATTTACATTTATCTAGTCTTTAATGAGCATCTATATGGTCAAGTTATAGCCGATACCATCATATTAGGACAATGCATATATGGTTGGTATTATTGGAAAGCGACACAAGATGAATCTTGCATATTATTAAACCACAATATTTGGGTCAGAGACCTATTAATTGTTTGTTTAATTGGATTTATTACGGTACCTTTGTTAAAAAGATATACTGATAACCCACAAGCAGAATTAGATGTTTTGACAACTCTTCTAAGTATGTTAGGGAATTGGTATTTGGCAAAAAAGTATATTCATGGTTTTTTTACATGGATTATTGCTGATGTACTTTTTATAATAATGTTTTTAAATCAAGGAATGTACTGGTCAGCGATATTGTTTTTTATTTTAATCGGTTTTTCAATTAAAGGAGCAACAAAATGGGTAAAAAATATGACAACGGTTTAGTATTGGGTAAATTCATGCCACCGCAACGTGGGCATCTGTATTTAATTGATACAGCAGCTGAGCAATGTAAAACAACCCACGTTATGATTTGCTCTGACGGAACACAACCAATCGATGGCTGGTTAAGGTATGGTTGGCTGAAGGAAATCTATAAAGATAAACCTAACATTCGTATTATATGGTGTACTGACCCAAATCCACAATATCCACATGAGTGTGAATCGGTTGATGTTTTTTATAAGAAATATTGGGTCCCCAGTGTCTATAATCGCATAAAAAAGTTGGATGCTGTTTTTACATCTGAAGAATACGGTGATGAGTTTGCCGAATATTTGGGGATTAAACACGTGTTGGTTGACCAACCAAGAAGTCACTATGCTGTTTCTGGAACAGCAGTTAGAGAAAATCCATATGCAAATTGGAAGTTTATTCCTGATGTGGTAAAACCATACTTCACAAAGCGTGTTGTTATTATTGGTCCAGAATCAACAGGTAAATCAACGCTAGTTAAGAAGTTAGCAACTCATTATGGTACTGATTATGTTGAAGAGTATGGTAGAACATATACAGAGATTAGCGGCACGGAAAATCTAACACCATTAGATTTTGAAAATATTGCAATTGGTCATCAAAAACTTATTAGTGAGAAACTAAAAAGGGGTAACAAGGTTCTTTTTGTTGATACTGAAGCAATAACGACTAAGGTGTTTGGAAAAATGTATCTTGGTGAACAATTTGACTCGACTGTAATAGGTGAAGTTATTTTTAAACAATATTTTGACCTTTATATATTGTTGGATATCGATATACCTTGGGTTGATGATGGAACCCGTGATTTCCCAGAAAGGAGAAAAGAACATTTTAACAAAATTAAATCTGAGTTAGACGCAAAGAAAATTCAATATGTTGTAATAGGGGGGGACTACCAAGAAAGGTTTATACAAGCCGTAAAAGAAGTCGACAAATTGGGATATTTATATTAAAACCCAATATGAAATCACTAATAAAACACTTACTTAGGGAAGGAATTGAGGATAAAATCACCTGTGGTAAATGTGGTTGGAGCTGGAAAAAATCCGAGGCTGGCTCGGATATGTATTTTTGTCATAAGTGCGGTGCCGATAACACCCCCGATAATATTTCAGAAAATCTACAACAAGCTGATAAAATCTACTTTAATACTGGTAAACTACCAAAAGAAACCAGAGAAGCGTTGGTTAATATAACAGGTGGGGATGCTTTTACTAAATTGGTTGCTGACTTGATATTTCATTTTGCTAAATTTTCCGATAGAGGGGTTGATTTCTCAAAGATAGAAGATAACCAAATATTAAAAAAACGAAAATATGCCTAAAAAGATTTTGTCGTCTGATAAAAATGGTGTATCTTTGTATAGAATGAAAAATTTTATACGCGAATCATTGCGTTTCAAACTAATGGAAAATAGGGTTAAATACGATATCAACATACCTAGCGATATATTGGCTATAAAGGACGTTTTTAAAAATAACGGCCATAAGCTTTATGTTGTTGGTGGTGCTGTGCGTGATGCTTTGTTGGGTAAACAGCCAAAAGACTTTGATTTGGCCACTAACGCCCTTCCAGATAGGGTTGAACAAATCATGACTCAAGCTGGGTTCAGGACACTCCCAACAGGTAAAGCGTTTGGTGTAATCAATGTTTTTACCAACCAAGGGGAATACGAAATCGCTACTTTTCGTGAAGATATTGGGTCTTCTGATTCTCGAAGACCAGATTCCGTAAAGTTCACCAACATAGAGAATGATGTTAAACGTCGAGATTTGACTATTAACGCCCTTTTTTATGACATAGATACCCATGAGGTTGTTGACCTTGTGGGTGGCATAGAAGACCTTAAAAACGGTGTAGTAAGAACCGTGGGTACCCCTGAAGAAAGGTTTAACGAAGATAGACTTAGAATTCTTAGAGCTATAAGATTTGCTGGTAGGTTTGGGTCAGGTTTGGACCCTCAGGTTGACTCTGCATTAAGAAACGATGCTAGTCTTGATGGTATTTCAGGTGAAAGGATTCGCGATGAGTTTATCAAAGGTATCCAATCAGCTAAGTCTGTTAAACACTTTTTGAGCCTTATTGACAAATATGGTCTGTTTGATTGGATATTCAAAGGATTGAGAGTAAACAACGATTTTCTTGAAGAAAGAGACCCTATTCTGGTTATCAGCACTCTTTTGGTTGGGAATAATCCAAGCGTTGTTTCTAAACAACTAAACAACTTGAAATATACCGTTGACGAAATTAGAAGTATTACATTTTTACTTAATTTGTTAAATCTTACACCTGAAACAGCTGTTCAGCTTAAAAGAATGCAAAAAGTTTCAGGTGTAACAGATGGTCAGATTATTAAATTTGGCGGTCATGAAAATATTGATTCTAAGCTACTTAAAGCTTTTATAGTATTCAAATTGACAGTTTCTGGTGAAGAACTAATGAAAACACATGGTTTAAAGCAGGGTAAAGAGCTTGGAGACGCAATCGCTAGGGCTGAATATAATAATTTTCAAAAATTGTTGTAAAAAACTTGCACGAACTGATTTTTTTTCGTATATTTGTAATCTAATAAATAACACGAATTAAAAATCCAGTACTATGCCAAACACAAAAACCGCAAGGTCAGTTAAAACGAAGAAGACTAGAACCCAATCTAGTGTTGAAAACGGTATTAAAATCCTTAAGACCGCAATCAAAGGAAAGTTGTCTCTTTCAGAAGCCTCTAGACAAAATCAATTTGGTAGAAATTACCTTTCTGATGTAAAGGCTAGAATCAAAGAAAACTACAGGAATAAAAATGTAGACAAAGACACCTACCAAACATTCCTTTCTTTGTTAAAGACTTACAACAGTCTTTAATTTAATTAAGACCTTAAGCTAATAGCCCCATTTTTATGGGGCTATTTTTTTTGTCGTTACCTAGATATTTATATAAAAAAATATGGCAAGGTATTTAGCAATTTTTATAGATAACCATGGTGAAGAGTTTGATGTGCATGGATTTAAAATAATGACTGAAAAAGAAGTTAATGATTTTGAAGATATTGCAACCAGCATCACATGGAGTTTTGAGTATTATGCTAATTCTGAATGTTTATATTATTCAAACGGCGAAGACCTATTATCAAGAATAGAATTTAAAGAAATCACCAAAGATGAATACGATACATTTAATAAAATATTTGGGGGTGAATTCGGTACCTTTATTGGGGAAGAATATCTTCAATCAATATTGGATGGCGAAGCTGAGTTAGATGAAGAAAGTGATGAAGAAGAATGGGATGATATCGATGAATACTAATTTATAAACCAAAAAAAAATGAAAAATCAAAGACCAGAAAAAAAAGACAATCGCCAAAATTTATGCGACAAACACATAATTAGTGTAAAATATTTAGATAGTATTATACCAAAAGTTAATGAAATTATCGCCGATTCATTAGAAGATGCTTTGGCATTTGCTAAAAATTTAGATGATAACCCAAATAGGGGTTATGTTATTTATGATAGATTTCAAAGAATTGTAGCTTCTAAGCTTCGTGATGGAAAAAAAGAGTATAAACACCAAAAAGAGCAAGAGAAAAAACAAGAAAAAGAAAAGGAAAAAGACCGTGAGCATGAAGGTCATGGACATGGGCATGGACACCATCATGGGCATCATCATGGTCATGATAATCATGATGACGATGACGACGATATGTATGCCTAAAATTTTTTTTTAAAAAAAGTTCATAAAAAATTTGCTTTTTAAAAAATCTTTCGTATATTTGCATATATTTATTACATAACGGGGAAACCCACAAACATAAAAACAATGAGAACTATTAACAGACATATGAATTCGATTAATTGGATTATACGTAGTAATTCAAACGGACAGGTCATGCTTAATAGTGACGATACTTGGGGATAAAAACTCAGCAAATCACGATTCACAATATAAAGCCTCTGACCTAAAATCCAGAGGCTTTTTTCATTATGTCAGATGAACTTTATAGGAAACTAGGAACGGTGAAACCCAAAGAGTTAGAAAGGGATTTTGACAAGATTGTTGAGGAATATCAACAAAAAGCTTTAGCACTGGGCCTTTCAACAGAGCTGAAGTTTGTAAAAGAGAAAGGAAAAGTTCTTATATATACACGAGCATGGTGAAACGGCATCATAATAGTCTCCAAAACTACAGTTTTCAGTTCGAATCTGAATGTTCGTGCAAAATACGGGTGCATCCATTGGCGAGGTAAGCAGTCTCCAAAACTGTGCGAAGTAATAGTAGCTTGTTGATTCGACTTCAACCATCCGTGCTAAAATAATAGTAATTTCGAAACAAAATTAACATTAGATGAACAAATACGCATTACCAAAGAAGAATTAGATGCGTATAAAAACAACAACTATTCAGCAAAAGAAATCGTTGATTGGCTTGAATCAGTTTATAGTTCTTTGATTGAATTGAAAACCAAATTAATGGGTGATGAAATCTGAGTCAAAAGACTCAATGGCAGACATACCCCTTTGTCTCAGGGGTGGTGATAACGAGATAGATAAGCAGTAACGGGTTGACCACAAGCTAGCTAGCACAAATTGCTGTTTATTGAATCGCACCGTGGAGCGTTCGAGTCCTCCCCCATTAGCAATCTGGAAGACGGCATCCATGGGGATAACTAGTCTTGAAAACTAGGCCAACGGTGAGGAGCTGTTGAGGGTTCGATTCCTTCGTTTTCCGCTTATATGCTCGTTGGCAGAGAGGCTGAATGCACCGACGTGAAATCGGAGGCCCCTAGTCGGGGTCCGTGGGTTCGAATCCCACACGGGTATGTAAATTGGAGAGGTCATCCGAAGTTGGTATCGGTCTCGCTTGGAAAGCGAGTCGGTGACGAAAGTTGCCGCATGAGTTCGAGTCTCATTCTCTCCGCAAGATAAATCTTCCGATGCACTGGCTGTGTTGGTTCGATTCCATAAGGACATACCTCATCCGTATGCAAGGTTGATAACCTTGGATTTATCAAAATGGTAGTTGTAGCTCAGTTGGTTAGAGCGCCTGATTGTGATTCAGGAGGTCGAGGGTTCGAGCCCCTTCAATTACCCAAACATTGTTAGTGTAGCATATGTGAATAATGCACCGTAAAGTACAAGCGGAGAAGTTGGTGTAAATCCAACCGTAACAGCAACATGGCGTGTGTTGTCCTAGTGGTCGATGGAATCTGGCTGTGAACCAGAATGAGATTATATCAAACACCGTGGGTTCGAATCCCATCATGCGCCCTTAGGGTTAAACCCCTCCCCAAGTTTTGGAGCTTGCACCTCCGTCCCTTGATATGACTTAAAAACTGCAAAATTGGGCGTATAGTAGAGTGGTTAGAACGCTTGACTGATACTCAAGAAACCCAGATTCGATTTCTGGTATGCCCACCTTAGACTTTTTTGTGCCTAAGACATATTTATATAGAAATATATAGATATGCCTAGAAAACAAAAAAGTATTCATTACCTGTATAAAACAACATGCGTTATAACGGGTAGATATTATATCGGAATGCACAGCACCACTAATCTAGAAGATGGCTATATGGGGTCTGGAAAACGTCTCAGATATAGCATCAGGAAGTATGGTGTAGAAAACCATGTGAAAGAGATATTAGAGTTCTTTGATTCGAGAGAATTATTGGTTGAAGCCGAGAAGACAGCTATTACAACCGATATGCTATGTGATAAGATGTGTATGAATTTAAAAGGTGGTGGTGAAGGTGGTTTTAATAATGAGGAACATATGCTTAAATGTTCAAATGCTGGTGCAAAACAACATTTATTAAAATTAGAAACTGATATTGAATATCGTGATAATTGGATAAATAAAAAAAGAATAAGTGGTAAAAAAGCATACGCCGATGGTCGTATAAAAAATCCAAGAGGGATGTTTAAAGGTAAACATCATTCAATGGAATCAAAACGTTTAATTGGTAAGGCTAATTCAATTAAACAATCAGGTGTATTAAATTCACAATATGGTACCATGTGGATAACTAACGGTATTGAAAATAAGAAGATAAATAAAGAAGATATTATACCAGAGGGTTGGTATAAAGGTAGGAATTACACTTTAAAAAAATAATATTGTGCTCTGGTCGAGCGGTTTAGGCACCATCCTGATACGGTGGGTTCTTCGGAACAAGGTGGGTTCGACTCCCACGGGCACAACAATGATAGAGAAACTAATAGAGGCATTTAAAGATGCTGGTATATCTAAGGATAAAACATTAGAAGTTTTATTCAAAATCCTTAATACGCCGAATATAGATGTTGAGAAGATTGACATGATTTTAGCAAAAGAATTATCAATCGATGAATATCTACTATTAAAAAATACTTTTATTTTCTGACCCTTAGCTCAGCGGTAGAGCAAATGACTCATAATCATAAGGTCACAGGTTCAAATCCTGTAGGGTCAACAAGTTCTTTAATTGGGGATGGGGAGGTCAGACCTCGCTCGGACGAACCGAGTAACCCTTAATAGGGGTCCAGACTAATGCTTCTAACAAAGCAAACGATAAGAGAGTAACTGCGTTCAACGGGATGTTGGGACAGAAGAAAATTATCACCATGTAGAGTTAGAGTGGTATTAAGAGGATAAGCGGGCGCAACTCCCGTCGTCGCCACAAATTCGTGCAGTAGCAGCGGTGTCTTATATACATCACACTTGTAACTGGCATCTTGAGATAACATCAAATGTGGGTTCGAATCCCATCTGCACGACATAATGGATTGGTTGCTTTAGAGGCCGAAAAGTCTGGGCTGTTAACCCAGTGTCGCAAGACCATCGTGGGTTCAAATCCCACCCAATCCTCCATCGACTTTTTTGTACTTCCCGTATATTTATTTATATGGGAAGGCAAAAAGCAAACATACACTATATCTATAAAACCACTTGTGTGGTCACTGGTAGATATTATATCGGAATGCATAGTACCAGTAATCTTGACGATGGTTACATGGGAAGTGGGAAACGTCTTAGATATAGCATCAGGAAATATGGTAAAGAGAACCATATAAAAGAAATCTTGGAGTTCTGTGAAAGTAGAGAATTATTAATTGAGCGTGAAAAAGCTATTGTAAATTTAGAGTTGATACAAGATGACAAATGTATGAATTTAGGTTTAGGTGGTACTGGAGGTTTCTTAACTGAAGAACAAAAAATTAATTGTTGTAGAGAAGGAAATAAAGCGTTTACAACTAAGTTAAAAACAGATAAAAAATTTTATGAAGAATGGAAAAGAAAGCTAAGTGAAAGTGTTCGTAAAACATATCAAAGTGGAAACCACAATCATATTGGTAGCTCTGGATTTTTAGGAATGTCACATTCAGAGGAAACAAAAAAATTGATGAGCCAAAAGAAAGTAGGTTACGGTATTGGAAAAACGAACTCTCAATATGGTACCTGCTGGATAACTAAGGATGGGATTAACAAAAAAGTAAAACTTGACGAGTTACATACTTATATATTGGACGGCTGGCTAAAAGGTCGTAAATAATATGAATTTGATAAAAATTTTAGGGTTTGAAAACCAAACTAAAGAATACATTGATAACATGTGTTCACAATTAAATAAGTTAGATACAATCTGGGCATTTTTTAATACACAAAAAGGTGACGAAATATTTAATTCGGTACAATTAAAAAATAACGGTTGTAAACAAATTGATAAAAATTATTATGTTGAAATTGTCGATTATGATTTCACACTGATTGATATTGAGAAATCATTTTTACATTTTAATAATTCAGTCAATGGGGTTGATATACATTTAATCATTAAAGATTAAATAAAGATAGAAGGTTGTGAGCACTCTGTCCATGGGGCACACACGGTTTAAAACGTTCATGGACACCAATGGACTGTTAGCTCAGAGGCAGAGCGGCACCCTGTTAAGGTGCGGGTCGAGATTTCGAAATTCTCACAGTCCTCAATTGGAATCGTATTCTTGTGGCCCCGTTTGGGATACGATAATGAAATTGAATTACGGGGCTCATGGGTCGGTAGTACTAATGGTTAAAACGGCAAGCTGTTAACTTGCGAGATGTGAGTTCGACTCTCACCTGACCCGCTTAACCACATTGCGTAGGTTATTGGAATACAGCCAGCTCTCATAAGGCAGGCCAAGAGGGTTCGACTCCCTTCTACGCGACTAAAATAATCTTATTTTATGAGTTTATGTTTAGAAAAGATTGAACATCTTGAAAGATTTCTTGGTCATAAGTCACATTCAAGAAAATGGTTAAAGAACCAGCGCAACCGTAAGATTCGCAGGGTTCCTAAAACCGAAATTCCTAACATAAAACATAAGGGTTGGGAATATTAATGGTTCCATGGTGTAATGGACAGCATACTTGCCTTCGAAGTAAGTTTGGTGAGGGTTCGAATCCTTCTGGAACCACAAATGGTCTCATAGCTTAACTGGATAAAGCACCTGACTACGAATCAGATATGACCTTATAGTTTAACTGGATAAAACACTTGGCTACGAACCAAGAGAAGTGGTGGGTTCGAATCCCTCTAAGGTCACAGTTACGAACTTTTTTAATAATTCGCAATATTTATTAAAAAAAGTTATGGAAAGAAAATTTTGTTCAAGGTGTAAAAAGGAAAAAGAGTTGAATCAATTTCCTTTTAAAAATAAAAAAAATGGTGTTTATCATAGCGCTTGTGTATTATGTTGGAAAGAAATTAGAAAAGAATCTTACAACCGTAATAAACAAACAACGCTAAATAGAAACCTAAAAAATAAGAAAAGAAACCAAGAATGGTATCGTGATTTTAAGTCTAAACTAAAATGCGAAAAATGTGGTGAAACACATATAGCCTGTTTAGATTTTCATCATCAAGATAGGAATAGTAAAGAATTTGAAGTTTCAAATTTAATCTATAACACATACAGTCTTGAAAAAATAATGAGGGAAGTTGAGAAGTGTATTATTTTATGTTCAAATTGCCATAGAAAATTACACTATGTTGAAAATAATTAGAGGGTTCGAATCCTTCTGGGACTACCAATGGCTTCGTGGTGAAATGGTTATCATAAGCGTTTCCTAAACGTTTGTTGTGGGTTCGACCCCCGCCGAGGCCACCTACTTTTTAGTGATATTGTTAATCAAGTCAAATAAATTCACACATCCGCTTGTAGCCAAATCGGTCTTCTAAACCGTTATCTGTAATTGGAGCTGCGATAATATCAAATGTGGGTTCGAATCCCGCCTAGCGGTCCTTAGACTTTTTTGTACCTAAGACATATTTATTATAAAAGATAGATATGCCTAGAAAACAAAAGAGTATACATTACCTGTATAAAACAACGTGTCTCGTTACAGGTAGATATTATATCGGAATGCACAGCACCAACAACCTTGAAGATGGTTACATGGGTAGTGGAAAACGGCTCAGATATAGTATAAGAAAATATGGTAAAGAAAACCATGTGAAAGAGATATTAGAGTTCTTTGATTCGAGAGAATTATTGGTTGAGGCTGAAAAGAAAGTTGTTAGTTCTGATTTAATTAAAGATAAGATGTGTATGAATATTGTTGAAGGTGGAACTGGAGGAAACACATATTCTTTTGTAACAAAAGAATCGAAAGAAAAAATGCTTAATGGTTTATCATTAGGAAGAGTGATTTATTGTGATAGAATTAAAAATGATTTAGAGTTCAGAAATAAAATGTTAAGAGTTTTAGCAAAAAATAGATTAGATTCGATTAATAGTGGAAAATTTAAAAATAATAAAACCTTTAAGGGAAAAAATCATTCAGAAAAAACTAAATTATTAATGAGTGAAAAGGCTAAACAACGTATCGGTGATAAAAATTCACAATATGGTACAATGTGGATAACCAATGGAATTGAGAATCGAAAGATAAAGAAAGAAGATGTTATACCAGCTGGTTGGTATAAAGGAAGAAAATAAACAAATAATATGATTTTATCATCATTTGGTTTGATGTATAATCAGCCAATAACAAACGGAATTTATTTCGTAACATACGGTTCCATCGTTCAACTGGATAGGACGTCTGCCTTCTAAGCAGACTATAGGGGTTCGAATCCCTTTGGGACTACACTACGGAGAGCAAACCCTGACGGTGAGGGGGTCCGCCTGCTAAGCGTGACGCTCGGCTTAAGAAGCTGGGTGCGGTTCGACTCCGCTGTTCTCCGCAAAATAAAGGTGCTTTTTGGCACCTTTTTTCATTTATGGGGCATATTTATGAATATGAAAGAATATGCTAAGATTTTACAGCTTTTTACCATGAAACAGCGTTTTGTGGTTCTTTTGGTTTTATTGGTTTTTGGTTCAGGAACCTATCTCATTGGCACATATTTTAAAAGTGATGATTGTTCTAAATTGGTCGCTGAAAATAGGGCTCTTTTAGATGATTATGTTAAGTTATCAGCAATAATAAGGGAAATGGGCAAAGAATCAGCCGAAAAATCAAGGTATACATTTGACTCAACCAGCACAATACCTCTTGATATGTCACCAACTGATATTGCAACTGCCTCTGGTCCAATGGCCGATACGGTTGTATTTTCACCAGTACCAGAAAAAATGGACCGTAGAGAAATACTATTAGATTCAGCGTTACAAATTGTCAATAAAAAATCAAGGTTAATAAAAAACACATCATTTAAATAATGAAGATATTAGACATATATGAGGATGTAATGGGTGAAGATTATCCAACTACATGGAATATAGAGCAATTTGCAGCACTAAGGTCTTTTGCTGAAAGACAACGATATTGCGAACAACATCTTCAACGTATTTCATCTGGTTCTGGAAGGATTGCATATAAAGTGGACAACGAAAAAGTTTTAAAACTTGCTAAAAATAGAAAAGGTATCGCACAAAACGAAGTTGAAATACAATATGGTAATGAAAGATACTTTTCAAATATAGTTGCACAAATATATGAATATCATAATGATGCTTTATGGGTGGAAATGGAATTGGCACGTAAGGTATCACCAAGCGTATTTAAAAAAATTGTTGGTGTTGATATTTTAACGTTTAGTCTATATCTCAGAAATCAAACTGCTGAAAATAGGGGTCGAAAAGCATATTTTTCTATTGACCCAGAAGTTAAAGAATTTTTGGGTAACAGTGAATTTGCAAATGATGTTATGGATTTTCTTATGAGTTCCGATAGTGATTCTGGTGACCTTGGTAGATTAAGTTCATGGGGTTTGGTTAATAGAGGTGGTAGTGATTCATTGGTAATAGTTGACTATGGTTTAACACAAGGTGTTTATGACACACATTATAATAAAAGAAGAATAAAATATTAAAACATGGATAATGTTACACAACAAAGGATTCAACTACTTCATCCTAAATTAAGAAATGAAGTTACGTTTTTAATTAATCAAGCTAACGCTCAATTAACAACCCACTCTGAAATAAGAATTGTACAAGCACTTAGAACATTTGATGAACAAAATGCACTTTATGCGCAAGGTCGTACAAAACCAGGCAAAAAAGTAACCCAAGCTAAAGGTGGTCAAAGTTTCCATAATTATGGGGTTGCATTTGATTTTGCGTTATTAATTAATGACAAAGAAGTCTCATGGGATATTAAAAAAGATTGGGACGGTGATAAAATTGCTGATTGGATGGAAGTAGTAAACGTATTCAGAAGAGCTGGATGGGAATGGGGTGGCACTTGGAAGTTCCAAGATAACCCACATCTTCAAAAAACATTTGGTTTGGGTTGGAAAGATATGTTACAGAAATACAATTCTGGGGATACTTTTACTGATACCAATGGATTAGTATATATCAATCTTTAAAAAGATTTGGTGGTTTCAATTAATCTTCGTATATTTGCCAGATGAAGAATAAAATCAAAGAAATATTACGTGAAGAAGTTCAAAAGAACTCATTGGGTGTACCTGTAACAAGACCAGATAAGGTATTGGTTATCATGCGTGGAATATCTGGTGGCGGCAAGTCAACCAAAGCTAAGTCTTTGGTTGGCGAAGGTGTTATACACTCAACCGACAACTTGATTGAAGCAACTGGTGATTACAGAGGCTTTTTCGCTAAGATGAATGAATCTAAAAACTTTATTGACCTTAGTCGTATGCACTCAAAAAACCTTACCAATGCTAAAAGGTCAATGGATGAAGGAATTTCACCAGTTGTTATTGACAACACCAACTTAAAGGCAAACGAGGCTAAGGCTTACGTTGTACATGCATTGAAGTTGGGGTACGCAGATGAAAATATCCAAATTGTTGACATTGGTACTGGTGGATTAACAACTGAAGCCTTGGCAGCAAGGAATCAGCATGGTGTTCCATTTGACAAAATTGAACAAATGGTTAAGACACATAAGAGTGTGGGTCCGTTAACACTTAAGAAGATATTGGAATCTAAGGATATGTATCCCGATTCCAATATCTTGTATTCAGGTGTTGTGTTGGATGAAATATCAAGGAATATGCTTTATCGCATGTATAAAGATGAAATTCCAGATGGATGGAATTTTATTGGCCATCACATGACAATTGAATTTGGAAAAAGCGCTAATAAAGAGGATTTAGGTAAAGAAGTTGGCTTGACAACTAAGCGTTTAGGTAAAAGTGATATGGCAATTGCTTTAGAAGTTAATGGATATCCATCAAAAAATGCGATTCCTCATGTTACGTTAGCAGTGAATCCAAATGGCGGTAAACCTGTCATGTCAAATCAAATAACTGATTGGAAACCAACACAAAAAATAAAAATTCGTGGTGTTGTAACAAATATTTCAAAATAAATTTGGAGATTTAAAATTTATGTGGTATATTTGTAAAAATATATTATGGAAAACGAAACAAGGCGTACAGAACTTAGCGGAAAAATCAAACAAATGGGTCAAGCCCTTATAGATGAAGGAACTGGTGGTAAAGATTACACGGTAGCGCAATCGGGCACAATTATGCTTTTAATAAGTAAATTAATTGTAAGTGATGAAGATATGTTTATCTTCTCTGAACTTTGTGCTATGTTTGCGGCTAAAAGAATACTCGAAGAAGGAACAGAGGCTGAAAAACTGGAAAGAAAAATTTTAGCTCAACTTCTCTTAAAGAAAAGAACAACCCCAAAAAAGGATGAACCACAAACTAAGAAATCTGAAGGAAAAGAAGAACAGCCGAAAGATTCTGGTGATTCAGAAACAAAATAATTGGGCTTAATTAGTGCTAAGGTGGTAGAGAGTGCCAAGAGTAGCTTACTGACGGGTAAGCGAGGGAAGAGGTACTACACGGAGACGGTCCTGAAATTACTTAGCAGCCCATATGGGACCATAGTTCAATGGATAGAACGAGTGCCTTCTAAGCTCTAGATTCAAGTTCGATTCTTGATGGTCCTACAAGATGAAATGTTTTATAGATTGGCTTGTTGAGAAAGAAACACAAGTCGATGATTTACCCTTTGAAATGTCCAGAGAGGATGTTATTCAATGGGTAAAACGTATCCACACAAATATCCTATCTGAAGGCAAGAAGCCCTATGATGGTCGTCATTATGGCGACTGCACGGGCCAAAAACACAGCTGCGAATTCTGTTTATATCAATTATGGCTTGAGGATTACCAACAATATTGTAGAACGTTTAAAGAATAGCTCATGTTAGCGATAATAAAATTTATTGAGGAAAATGGTTTAGCTAAAGCTATTGAAAAATTCAAGCTTAAGGCTAAAGTGTATGAAAATAAGATTCATTTGAAATATGTTTGTGGTTCATGAAACTAAATTACAATTTGAGTATATTTATATTATATAACATAATATAAATTAAAATCTATGATAATTTACAAAGCAACCAACACAATAAATGGTAAATTTTATATTGGTAAAACAAAGGGGACATTAGAAAAAAGAATACAATCACATAAATTAGCCTTTAATAAAAAGAAATGGTTATTTTATAATGCGATTAAAAAATATGGTTTTCATAATTTTAAATGGGAAATAATATTTGAATGTGACAATATCGATACTTTAAACGAAAAAGAAAAAGAGTTTATTAGTAAAAATATTGGTGGTTATAATATTGCAGAGGGGGGCACTGGGGGTGATACATTTTCAAATAACCCTAAAAAAGAAGTTCTTCGAGCTAATGTTTCAAAATTTCATAAAGGTAAAAAATTAACTGATGAACATAAGAAAAAAATAAGTGATGCACATAAAGGAAAACAAAAACCGTGGGCATCAGAAACAGCAAAAAAAATGTCGGAATTATTAAAAGGTAAAAAGAAAAAATTTCGTCCTTTAAGTGAGGAAACAAAAAGAAAAATTTCAGAATCTAATAAAGGAAAGAAAAAACCAATGTCAGATAAACATAAAGAAAGTTTATCTAAGGCTAGAAAAGGGTGGAAAAATCCGAATAAAGGTAAAACGTATGAAGAAATTATGGGTGTTGATGCGGCAATACAATTAAAAATTGAACAAAGTAAAAAAAGAAGTGGGCGTGTTTTGAGTGAAGAAACAAAAAGAAAAATTTCAGAGTCACATAAAAAAAGAAATAATGATACAGGAGTTATCAGTAGTTAAGTATATAAAAAAATTTGGGTTAGCTAAGGCAATACAAGATTTTAAATTAAAATGTCGTACATATACCTCAAAGATTCATTTGAAATATGACCAAATTGAATCTGATATGTCATGCCCAGAGGTACAAGACTGTCGTGGTCTTATTCTTGAAAGGGATACATGGAAGGTTATGTCTATGTCATTCAGAAAGTTCTTCAATCACGGTGAATCACAAGCCGCTAAGATAGACTGGAATTCTGCCGTTGTACTTGAAAAAGTCGATGGTACAATGATTCAAGTTTATTGGGATTGGCATAAGCAAGAATGGTTTGCTGCAACTACTGGTACTGCTGAAGGTGAAGGGGAAGTAAACAACAAGATGGGAACTACTTTCAATGAGTTATTCTGGAAGGTATTGAAAGAAAAGTATAATATTGAGAAATCATTGTTCAAGTCTTTCAAGAAAACAACCTTTGTATTTGAATTAACAACACCATATAATATAGTAGTAAAGCCTCACGGTGAATCATCTATTACATTATTGGCCGCAAGAAATGCAGAAACTTTGGTTGAGGACAACTATGAAGTGTTGAAAAACTTTTCTTTGTTGACTGGTATCCCGTTGGTTAAAGCTTTTGATTTGAACGCAAAGGACTTCGGTGCTTTGATAAGAACATTTGAAGGTATGCCATGGTCTGAAGAAGGTTATGTGGTTGTGGACGGTAACTTCAATCGTGTTAAAATCAAGAACCCAGCGTATGTTGCGGTTCACCACTTAAAGTCAAAAACTGCTGAGCATAACATATTGACTGTCGTTAAAGCCAATGAAATCGAAGAATTTGCTGCGACTTTCCCAGAAAGACGTGAAGAAATCTTCAGGTTAAAGGCTAGCTACGATGCGTTGATAGCTAAGCTTAACGAAGCTTGGGTTGAATTGGAACCAAGAAAGCCAAAGAACATAACAGCTGCCGAAAGGAAAGCGTATGCTACTGCGGTATTCGAAGTTACAAAGAAAATGGGTCTGGATTCCTTTACAGGCTTGTATTTCGCACTTCAAACAGGCAAGGTTGGAACCATAAAGGAATACATGATGGAGTACGATGATAAAAAATTGTACAAAATGTTGTAAAAAAATTTGGGGAATCGAAAGATTCCCCATATATTTGCATATGAAGAACAAAAAACCAATTGATATATCGACTGTCATGAATATGCGAGTGATATCAATAAAAACAACCAAACCAGATAAAAATCAATCTGCAACAATAATCGTTAAAAAAAATCGATATAAAAAAGATGAAAATCAAACAAATCTTTGATGAAATCGCTGGCGAATCATCAACCAAAAAGAAAGTTGAAATCCTGAGTAAATACAAAGATAACGACCTGTTAAAGCAGGTGTTATATCTTGCCAACAGCAAGCGTGTAAAGTTCTATATCAAACAGGTACCATCTTATGATAAATCAATCTTATCACATGACTTAACAGATGCATTAGATGCGTTATCTTTATTGAGTGAAAGAACACTTACAGGTAAGGCGGCTCTTTTACACTTATCAGCAATTTTATCTTTATGTGATGCTGACGATGCTTATATCATTGAGCGTATCATCGAAAAGGATTGTAAGATGAACCTAGGTACAAGTCTTATCAATAAGGTTTTCCCGAAGCTCATTGAAGAAACACCTTACATGGGTGCTAAATCCTATGATGAAAAGCTGGCTAAAAAGATTTTTGAAAAAGGTGGTAAGGGTTACAGCCAAATCAAAATGGATGGCCGTTATTGCAACGCTATTATTCGTTCTGGTGATGTTGAATTGGAAAGTCGTCAAGGTGAACCAACAATTCTTACTGGTGCTAAGTTCTTGGATGAACTTGCTGGTTTTGAGGATTGTGTTTTGAATGGTGAACTTACCATGGATGGTATCAGTCGTTATGAAAGCAACGGTATCGTAGCATCTCTGGTAAGCATTGGTAAGAAGAAATTGGATGGTGAAGATGTAACCAAAGAAATCAAGAAGTTTGAAGAAAAACATATGAATTATCAAGATGCTTTGGATGCCATCAGGTTTACCGTATGGGATACCATTCATGTTGACGAATACTTTGAGCAGAAGTCAGATACACCTTACTACTTAAGGTTGAATCGTGTATCAGATATGCTGTTTGAACGTAAACCAAGCATGATTAGCCTTGTTGAAACCAAAGCTGTTGATTCATATGATGAGGCTATGGGCCATTTCCAAGATATGTTAAATCAAGGTCAAGAAGGAACTATCCTTAAAGCTTATGAAGGAACATGGAAAGATGGCAAACCCAACTGGCAAGTTAAGATGAAGTTGGAGATGGATGTGGACCTGAAGATTGTTGGTTTTAACTACGGTACTGGTAAGAACGCAAATGTTATCTCCAGTGTAAATGCTGAATCAGCCGATGGCAAGGTATTCACTCGTCCAACTGGCATCAATGAAGAAATGATGCAGTATATTACGGATAACCAAGATAAGCTTTTGGGCACCATCCTTGAAGTTAAGTGTTGCGGTTTATCCAATGATTCTGAGGGTAACTATGCCCTTTTACACCCAGTGTTTAAGACACTTAGGGATGATAAAAACACCTGCGATACATTGGAATCAATCAAAGAGATTGAAGCCATGGCGAAAGGTTTGAAGTAAACTTGATTTATTCACAATAAAATCGTATATTTGCAACTATGAAGAAGCATATATCATTTCCAAGCATCGAGCAATTCAAGAACGTGATTGCTGATATCAATAGGAGCTATAATTTCGTTGGATTGGACGAGAATGGCGATGCCATTTACGACCCATCAAGACCAAAGCCTGTATTGACTTTTAAGGGTACAATCAAGCTTCATGGTACCAACTTCGGTGTGTCCTACAACGAATTGGAAGGTATGTGGGCTCAATCCAGAGAGAACATCATTACACCTGAAAAGGATAATGCTGGCTCTGCGTTCTTTGTTGAAACCAACAGAGGTGCGTTCCAGAACCTATTCTATCATATCAGCTTAAAGCATAATCTTGACATGAAGGAAAACACTATCACTATCTATGGTGAGTGGGCTGGTAAGGGTATTCAAAAGAGCGTAGCAATCTCTAACATTGATAAGTCCATGTTCATCTTTGGTGTGAAGATTACTCCGCATCCAAAGAGTGAAGATGACAAGCCAGTTGCTTATTGGGTTGATTCTTCTGATTTAAGATGCCCAGAGGCTAGGATTTACAACATTGAAGACTACAAGACCTATTCTGTCGAAATCGACTTCAATATGCCTCAATTGGCTCAAAACAAGATAATTGAAATGACTCTTGAGGTTGAAGAAGAATGTCCTGTTGGTAAGGCTTTCGGACACGTGGGTATTGGTGAAGGTGTTGTATTTTCACACATGACTCCAGAAGGTAAGGTTTATCGTTTCAA